TGTTTTGTATCATACCCAAGCATTTCAAAGATGCGCGGGATAGAATGATGAGCAAAAAACATCATTTTTCTAAACATCGTTTTATGCATCATATAAGAGTGATAAAGGGGAAGATCACCCTGAAGTACCTCAACAAGTGCATGATTTGTTCCAAAGAGTGCATTATAAATCGCGATTACATGTGTCCATCCATGAAATCCAATTACTTGATCTAAGTGATCAAATCCCTTATGTTTTGAATGATAGAAAAGGATCTGCTCACTGTTTGTAATTGAACTATCAATACCTTCAAACAGTCTATTGTTCAAAACCATATCATAGTGCAGAAATCCTACAAAATCATATGGATTTAAGAGGCGTTCCTCATTTCGAACTACATGAAAGAATACACTACTTTCGCAGAAACGATTCGCTTGCATGAAAGGATCAAAATTTGTCAACTCTCTTTCCTGAAATGAATAAGGTGCGAGTTCACTTGGAATTGTCTTCTGGATTTTTCCATTGACTCCAACAAACTGTAGATGATCTTGAATATACTTCATATCAAGGTCTTTGTAAGCCTCAAGAGTTAGAAATTTATGATAAATTACATAGATCCTATAGGATACCATCTTTTACTCGGAAATCTTATCGATACACATACAGAACGCATCGGCTAAATCATTCTTCTTTGTATGGTTTTCAAATAGATCTTTCCAGACCTGTGGCTGATCAATCTTCTCGGCCAGGTCCTTGCGAACCCGTTCCTCGGAACCCTTCTTGCGATCCTTGTAACCTGCGTCTCCTGTGGCGGCTCCCTGTACCTTCTTCGAGGCGTGTACAAGAAAAAGCTTGGGTGGTCCAGGTAAAAGGTCACGTAGAGTTGCAAAGAGAAGAATCTGCACGGATTTCATTGTCGGATTCTTCAGAACCGGCTGATTCTCTAAAAGGATCTTGTCGGCCTGCCGAAAGAGGGCAAGATGATCCGTGATAAACTTGCGAATTGCATCGTGCAGAACAGTGAGCTCCGTGTCAAGTGCCTTCTTCACCTTCACTTTTACAATTGGAAGACTATAAATCGTCGCAAGCTTCTCCTCGGCCGCAGCCTTCTTTGCCACTCCACCTACAATCCCTTTCGCAAGGAGGATCTTCTTCATTTCAGGGAGAGACGGAAGTTTCTTGAGTAGGGTACCACTTAGATCACGAAGAGGTGAGGCCGCGTGGCGGGAGCAAAAAAGTGTATTTGCCTTGGTATAGGCCGCCTTTGCAGAACACTCGGAGCAGGTTACTTTCTGGACACCGACTTCATTTCCCTCTCCACGCAAAAGATCATAGTTCTGCCATCCTAAAACCGTGTGCTTTGTCTCTCCCTTTTTCATTAGACACCATGCGAGGTTTCGGATACCAATATCGAATGCTAGGGTTGTCATCTAGAAAGAGATAGAGTATCTCTTTATACATGTTTTGCTGCAACTCATTTAATTGCGAGGTGTATTCCGTCCACCTTCATACTTTGTTGTTATCTGAATATTAGGATTTGGAGCTCCGTAAATCGATCTAGGTACTTCAAATGTGCCAAAGAGATCCGGTGCGGGCGTATTTGCTCTTACCATTCCAATTCCATTTTCATTTCCTGTTTCCTTCAGGATGCATTCAAACTTTCTACAATCAGAAATCATCTCTGCAGGAGGAACAACCGACTCATCATAGTTATATTTCATTCCAGCCGAAGATGCTTGGCGTTCGCGCGAAACAAGAATAATCTTCTCGGCATTTCTCTGCATCCAGACACGAGATTTCTCTTGTTTCTCAACAGGGATATTCTTCTCACACTGTGATCGGTAATCTGTAAAAAGACGTCCGTCTTGAACGGGGGCGGCCCATCCAGGATAACGGAGATCCTCTGTGGGAGATGTCTGAAATCCATTTGGCATCACATAGTGACCCTGTGAATTTTGATAAAAATTGGGCTTTGTTGGAAGACGGAATAACTTTGAATCCATACTGTTAGTTGTGGCGTTAAAAATAATAGATCATTCGACAACCAAAACGAACTATCGTTTCTTTCTTTGTTATCGTTTCTCCAGTGTAGAGTTGTTGATGAGTGGCCGAAGATGCAATTTTCAACTCTTGTTTATGTATAAAAGCGAGTTGCAAATTTTTAAATAACGTCGGACTAGTATGCGTAGGGCTTACAAGCCCTTCACATACGGTACCCCTGCGGCCTGTATGCGTAGGGCTTACAAGCCCTTCACAAGCCGCTTTCGGTATTTTAATTCGAAGAGGTGTCATCTACTTTAGTAGTTATATAACATTGCTCTAAGCAGACACTTCCTCTATCGTAGCAGCGAGCGGGAACACATCCGTTACAGAGAAGGATGCGCCCTCAACCTCCTGTGTTACAGGCTCGGCCGGTGAAGTCTCTCCATCACTCTTGCGAAGAGCATTAATCAGATCATTACGACCGGGGCGCTTTCCAACCTTTATACCTCTCTTCTCGCAAAGGGAAGTGAGCTCCGCCTTCGTCATCGACTCGTAGTTTACTGAAACCTTCACAGGGGCTTCCTCGGTCACAGCGGGCTCGGCCTCGACGACTTCGCCCGAGTTCTGGAGGACATTCTGGTACATCTCTTCCTCCTCAGGGATGTTCTCAACCTCCTCCTTCGCGATCGGGACAGCTGCTTCCTTCATCGGCTCAGCAATATAATGAGGCTCCTCCTTCATCATGTTTTCCATATTCATCTTAATATCGAGAAGAATGCTCTCAATCAGCATAACTCTCTTCTCGTTGTAGCTTACGCGCGTATAGAGGTAAAAGCAGACTGCGCCAAATACGAGCGTAAGCAGGATCGCAACCGTGATCGATTCACTCAGAAACATATTCATTTACCCTTTCTGGAGACTTTAACCGGACTCTTTATCCGCGAGGCCCTCCTGCCTCCAGATCTGCTCTACACTTGATACCTTACAAACACCCTCCTCCAGTTTATACGAATATGATATCTTAGAACCTTCAACTGAAGCAGGTACACAAAGACGAACTACATGAGAAGGTGCTTCATCCACGATTTCAAATACATGTGTACTTACAATACTGGCAATAGAAGGCTTTTTCCAGAGTTCTCCCAAAAATTTCTTTGCCGTACGAATTCCGTCCGGTGGATTTGTACTGTGAAAGAGTTCATCAAAAAGAACAAGTCCTATTCCCTTATTCTTTCTAAGAAGCTGTACTGCAAATCGCACTTCACTTTCGAACATTGATTTCATCCCAGGAATATCCCGTAAAAGAAGACCTGAAGATATCCACTGAAAGGGACGCAGTTCAATCTTTTTTGCACAAGCATATCCAAATACCTGTGAAAAGAGAACCACTTGTAGAATCGCTCGAAGTGAAGAAGACTTCCCTCCGCCATTCGGCCCTGTGAGAAGAGAATGATGAGAAGAACCATCCATATGAAAAGAGGACGATACACGTTTCGAGATAGGAATTCGTAGATCCTGATATTCTTCAATATGTAAATAAGGTGTAGCCGCCTTTGCTTCAATAAATGTAACAGCATTGAATTCAGGGCGGAGGGAGAGTTTGTAGAGAACTTCAAGTTCTCCGAGGCTCTCAAAGAGTCGATCGAGGCGCTCAGGCTGTTCGATGATTTCAATACAGGCCATACGCTGATCCATTTCCATTAAAGGATCAAGTATACTGGAAAAGTGAAAAGGGACACTGTTTTTCTTGCAGGATTCTTTAAAAAAGGAATAGTTCTTCTGGAGTGTAAGTACATCAGATCCCATTTTATAGATCATTTGGTCTGTCGTTTCACATACTCGTGCCGTCATAATAGGCTGAATAATTCCCTGGGCGAAGCTGAAAAGGAAAAATGCGCCCTGAGTCATCGTTTTGTAGGACATAGGCTCATCTGCACTTGCTCCCGACCAAACAGACCAAAGAATAGCAGAGTATGCTTTGAAGGATAAGTCTAATTTATAAACGTATTTGAGAAAGATATACGGGGCAATCCATGTAAAAAGCGGCATTAAAATGGCCATTCCAGGAACCATAAACCGTTTGAAGAGAGAAATAAAAAGAAGAATATAAGGAACTGTATTGAGTGGTTTGAAATATTCATCTTGAAAGGAGAGTTGGCCAATTGTATCTTTGAAGACATCCTTTGTCGGGTTTGAAATATCAAAATTTGCTTTCTGTTTTTCTAGACTGCTCTCAATTTCACGAATATGAGCCCAATGTTTATTCCAAGTTCCCTTCTCAGAATCAGATAAAGTACGAAATGCACTGATGCATTTTTGTCGAATACTTGCTCTCTCAATTGTCTTTTTGGAAGTAGAAGAGGATAACAGCTTTAGAAGATTCCTTTTACCACAGTCTGTTTCAACTAGAAAAGAAGTATTTGTATCTTCTAGACCTGCATCTTCGACTAATTTTGAAGAGAGTTTCATCTAGAATACTTTGATTAAAAAGGAATTCTATAGCAGCGCAGTAAATTTGATTCTGCGGATTTTGTTTTATAATTTAAGTATGGCTGTAGTCTTAGAAATGCCAGAAGATCTTCGGGAAAAACTCAGATCTTCCGAAGACATTCAGGAATTTCTGAAATCTCTTATGGCACTTCAGGGAACAATACACCCTCCTGAAGAATTATGTGAGAAGATTTCACAGATACAGGGTCTCTTTGAAGTAGCCGGAGCAAGGTCTGCCCGGGATGGATTACAAAATCAATGGAGACGAGACCCTCCCGCTCAACAATACAGCTACTCACGAGGAGGCCCTCCCCAGAAATGGACAGGGGGGGCACGACCTGAGCCAGCGGGTCGTTACCAGAGTCAATTCAGAAATAGTGAAAAGGCGGCAGTAGAAGAGAAGATCTTGAATAATATTATTCTTTCAAAGTTAAATAAGTTTAGTCCTGCAACGTATGTTGAAATCCGTGAGTTTCTCTATCAGATTCTTGGTTCAGGTGAGGCCGATTTGAAGGAATTTGTTCGTGATTTCATGAAGCTCGTCTTTCGAAAGGCGGCCAGCGAAGAGGTGTTTTGCCCCCTGTACGCAAAGCTTTTAGGAGAGATCTCTAGCAAATATCATGTGATTCTGGAGGAAATGAAGTCTCTAAGTGATAATTATCTTGAAATCTTTGATGAAGTCGATGAGAAGAATTCAATAAATTACGATGAATTTGTTCAGAAGGTAAAGGAGAAGAAGTATCGTCTTGGATACAGTCAGTTTATCGCAGAGCTTGCAAAGTTGGAGATTCTTCCTCTTCCCATTCTGTCTGCAACCTTTACGAAACTTGTAGATCTACTTTCAACCAATCTAACAGATTCTGAAAAACGAACTTTGATAGAAGAGTATGCAGATTGCCTTCTTCGCATGACACGTGTATTTAAGGGAAGAAATACACCCTTTACCAAACTTGCGAAACAGACTCTTTCACCCACAATTCTCACACTGCGTACACGTGCTCAGGAAAGTTGCTCTTCAAAGGTAAAGTTTGCAATTATGGATATTTGTGATATATTGAATTAAATTCTAAAGCTACACTATAGAAATGGACTCAAGAAAGAACCGTAGATTAGGCCTCTTTGGAAAGGTGTATGCTATCCCGCATGGCTTCTTACAAGCTACGGGCAAGGTAACAAAGAACAGCCTTTCGGCTGCTGGAAATATTGCGAAGAAGGTGGTGAACACGGTTGATGCCGCGGGCGTCGAGGTAACACGTTCTGCGGATAATGCGGTAAACAAGATTATGAGAGGGCGCAAGTCTACTCGTAAGTCTACTCGTAAGTCTACTCGTAAGTCTAAGAAGTCCCGTCGCGCAACCCGTCGTTCGTAAATTTGACAGCCCCCGCCGACCTCCTTTTTTTAAGGAAACAGCGGTTTTATCTTCTAAATGAAAAATCAGCATAATCATAGGATGCAGAAGAATGGTAACCGTTCCGCGCGCAAGACTGCTAACGACAAGGAGGACACTTCCGGTCGTAAGCAGGCACCTCGGCGGCTAAAGAAGGGGGGCGCTGCGGCCCCTCGCGATGATGATAGTGTAGATAGCCGTGGAAATATTCACGGACTTGTGACATATTCTGATGAGGAGGATAACCTCTCCACAAGCAGTGAGAGTTTTGCTTCCGAGGAGGATACCCCGAGTGATTCCGACTCACACCTCACTCCCGAGCAGAAGAAGGAGATTCGCCGCCACGCCCGTAAGGCTGCAGTGAAGGCCCGTGAGAAGATCCGAAAGGAGGCTCTTTCCGCGAGGTCCAAGCGTGCGGATATTAAGAAGGCAGCTGCAAAGAAGGCTGCAAAGAAGCGCGAGGAGGAGGAAGAGGAGGAGGAAGAGGAGGATGAGGAGGACGAGGAGGAGGAAGACGAGGAGGATGAGGAGGGTGAGGACGACGATGAGGAAGAGGATGAACACCCTGGAATTACTCTCAATATTGGCACCTTTGGTGAGGGCAGCATGTTTGAGGAGCGTATGACGCCCCGTCGCTACAATATGAAGAAGGAGAGCGATATCATCAAGAAGTTTGTTAAGCTCGTGAGCGAACCTGTTATGGAGAATACGATCGATGACCAGATTGATCAGTTCAAGACACTCACTGAGGAAAAGCAGAATCAGATGCTTGCGGCTCTGGAGAGGAAGCCTGTAAATGCGGCCTCCGAGAACCTCATGTTCCGCATCCTCACGATGAACCTCCCTGTTGAGACCCAGCAGATGGTGATGGCAAAGTACAACAGTTTACAGACTCTCGACACGAGCTCGGGTGAGTACTTTAAGATGCGCGCGTGGCTGGAGAAGGTGTCGAGTCTTCCTCTTGGAATCTACAAGGAGTTGCCAGTGAAGCTGGAGGATGGCTCAGAGACATGTGGTGTCTTCATGGAGCGCTCTCGCAAGTATCTGGCCGAGGCTATTTACGGGCAGGATGAGGCGAAGATGCAGATCCTCCAGTTCATTGCTGGAAAGATTGCAAACCCCGTCTCTCGTGGTACGAGCATTCTTCTAGCTGGCCCCCCTGGCATTGGTAAGACGAGTTTGATTCGCGATGGAATTGCAAAGGCGGTTGGCTGGCCTTTCCAGTTCATCAGCCTCGGTGGTGATTCCGATGCGAGTACCTACACAGGCCACCAGATGGTCTATGAGAGCAGCCACTGTGGTAAGATCGTAAACTCGATTGTGGCTGCAAAGAGCATGTCTATGATTCTGATGTTCGATGAGGTAGATAAGATCTCTACGACGGCGAAGGGCGAGGAGGTGATGAATCTGCTGATCCATCTCACGGACCCGGTGCAGAATGGTGATTTCGAGGACAAGTATCTGGCGGGTATCCCCCTCGACCTCAGTCGCAGCATGTTCGCATTCAGCGGAAACGATCTCGCAAAGATTGATCGTGTCCTCCTGGATCGTATGATTGTGGTGAACCTTTCTGGCTACAATGCCAAGGAGAAGCTAGCGATTGCGGAGAACTTCGTTGTCCCAACTGCTCTAAAGGAGGTTCACCTGGGTGAGAAGGTCCACTTCAGCAAGGAGGTTCTCCAGTACCTCATTGAGAAGCACGCAAGTCAGGAGCCGGGTGTTCGCGGGCTCAAGCGCTGCATTGATCAGATGGTTCAGAAGATCAACATGCTCCGCATGTTCAACAACAAGGATCTCCCCTTCTACATCAAGGATTTCCAGCTACCGTTTGTTGTGAAGAAGGAGCACATTGATTTGTTCTTGAAGGAGAAGAAGATTGATGAGAGCATTTCTCATCTTTACACGTAAGCGGTACCTCCCACATAGTATCTTGTTTAGCACGCTCGGCTTGTAAAAGAGCAAGACGGCCTTTCATTTCTTTTGATGCATCTGTATCAGGTGTTTTTTCACATGTTGTGCCTTTTCCCCAGCGATCTCGCATGCATGCCTTCATTTAACTAAAATTGACGTTGGGTTTTAAAATTGTAAAGTAAAATGCTACGAACTATACTTGCATTCGTAGCACTTTACTCTGTTTTCGGGCAGACACCCTCTCATTCGGCTACTGTTTTGCCCACCTTTTCTCGCTCCGCAGCCCTTTCTCGCCCCGCATTCCCAAGAATCTCATCAACACCAACCAGAGTTCCCAAGGCCTGTTAGATATTCTAAAACTGTCTTGTATTCTTCAACATTTACAGTCATATCCTCAAGGCCTCCTGCAGATGGTGCATTTCTAAATTGATAATGGCGAAGTCCACATTTCACCGCAATATCTCTATAATGTCCCTTTTTTTCCACGAGGCCATTGTTAATTTCGCAGACAATTGTTCCTGGTCTACAGAAAATAAGATAGGCTAGTCCTGCACCATGAGGCCCTGTGATGATCTCAGAAGAAGCAAAAAGACGGACCTGCTGTTCAAAGGTCATCGTCTCAAGTGTATATGCGCTAAATCCAACCTGTTTTAGAGGTGTGTACAGATCCTCTTCGTTCAAAATGCGCCGCGTCTTTTTTGATCCGAGAGCCCGAGAAATATATGTATATTTTCCCTTCTCAGGACTTACATCTTTCCAGATCTCCTTATACAAATCTCGAATATATGCAAACATCCAAGGTTCCTCAATAGAATCTGTATACCAGAGACATCCTGGCATCTCAATGTATTCAAATCCCTCGTATTTCTCGGTCTCCCTCTTAAATCGCGGGGGCAAGGCCTTCAAGGCTGCCTCTGAAAAATAATCGCCCCGCTTATTCGGATAATAAAAATAGATATCAGAAGAGCCATTATCAAAATAATAGAATCTGGCAATCATATAAAAAAAGAAATGATACGGATTATTTTCAATTGCATCTCCCAGTTCAATCTTTTTAGGAAGATCCGTTGAAAAAAGAATTTCATGCAGATAATTCTTTTCATTATTTTTTCGTATAATTTCGAGGGCGCGTGGATCCGTAACGGTCCTTGCATCGGCCCACACAATTTCTTCTTTTACAAAGGTTATCATTATATTGGCGATACAAATTAAGAGCTTCTAGATTTGCGCATCTCCCTCTCAAAGAATAGAATATAGGTTGATTTTCCAAAGACAGGATTCGCAATCGAGTATACTGACTGATCATCATAGATGTTCCATTTATCATCTACAGGGCTGCGAACTTGTCCAGTATAATGTCCACCACCAGCACCTCCATGATGATCCACTACAGAACGTAGAGTATACTCAGTTATTCCATTCCTCTCAGGGCTCTCCTCAGAGAACAGGGGCTCAAGAGTAAGAGGCTGAAATCCACTTGTCTGGATCGGCGTCGTAATCTTCCTGCCATCAGGAGTAAAGCGCTTCAAGCAGATAACAAGAATCTGCGGAAGTCTCCAAATGGACGTAGTACGTTTCGCAAGTGTGCGTGTCGGTGCGCATGCATCGCAGGAATAGCCTTCGATCTCCTCCTCCTTCATATCATTCTGCAGCATTGAGATGAGAGAGGGGGGTGTGGCTTCTGTCTCCGCCGTGTGAAGGGGAACTGCACCTTTGAGAGTATTGAATGTTTCCCAGCGATGAGATGTGGCTCCGCACCCACTACACGACATCTTAATATGAAGAAGGCCAAAGAACATATCGACCAGGGGGCTATACTCCTTCGAGAACTCCTTCTTCCAGACCTCGAGCGACTCGATCACTCTCTTCTCAATGTCTGTTTTCGGAGGACTCTTCATGATCTGCATCTCCACGGGGATCGAAAGGCTCTCATGCAGAGTCTCAAGCATGAACATCAGGAACTCATGAGAATCATGCGCCGTCTTGATCTTCATCTGCTCGTACACAGTGTCCTCAATGCACGGATGCATCTTCTCCCAGAAACCACCAGGGCGGATCATACCTCTATTTCCAGCATTCTGCTTCTGGATCAAATCTGCAAAGGATCGTGTAACATCCTGCTGAAGACGGCGCTTTGGCTTTCCTGTTGCTGTGAAGAGGGTATCATACTTTCCTTCCACGAAGAGATTTGAAATCTTCGGAAGTGAGCGGAGACATTGCAGAACAGCATTTGCATAACATGTGAGCCCCATGTTATGAATTCCGATAAGTCCTGACATTTTACGCGTACAGTTCATACGAAAAGTTGAAGCCGCAATTTTTAGGGACTGCTTTAGCAAAATGACGTCGCCTCTTCAGAGTGACTATCAACGCCTATATGGCGTTGGCCTCATTGATGATCTTCATAATTATTTTCCTGCACTTCTCTATGAGCCCGAGGCATTTCAGAGTGTGCCGCAGGTTCTTGCCTATGTGCGCAGACAAATTCAGAGAACGTTCAATCCTCTTGCATGGGGGGCGAGACAGTATCAAGCTCAGCGTCCTGTTGTGAATGTTCCGATAAATCTGAATCCAAATGCAATGTCGGCCTTTGAGGCATTACTGGAGGCATCATTGCTTTTGAATCCCAGGGCAACAGTCGGCGTAAACAATATAAATACAAATGCTACGAACTTTATGGCCCCGGTTCGTGTATTTCCTTCTACTGCACAGGTTGCAGCAGGCACACGACTCGAATCGGTAATGGTAGAGGGAGAGGTCTGCGCCGTCTGCCAAGATGCACTTGAGATTGCGGATGAAAAACGGGTGATCAATGCGTGTAACCATGGATTCCATAGGGCATGTATTGATACGTGGTTTCAAGAGAATGTTCATTGCCCCGTCTGCAGGCATGATATTCGCGAGACGGCGGCGTAAAATATAGGGATATTATAGAATGGAGAAGAAATCGGCACAGCAGATAAAATGGGAGAAAGCTTTTAATGAAGGTAGAATGCCCTATTCAAAATGGGACGAAGCTTCTAAAAAGTTATTATCTTTCGAGTGGTATACATTATGGGATAAGACTTTTATAGAGTTATCTTATGTTAATTTTAATTTACCTCCCAATAATGAAGATCGTTCAAGAAAACTTGCAGAAGTTCGTAAAGTATTTCCTCCAATAGATAGTCCTCAGTTTAATAGATTACCGGAAATTGAAAAACATATCGCCAAAATATTATATCAATACACTATTACTATTATGGAAGATCACCGTACAAACAATTTTAGTAACGTTAGTTTTTTAGCAGAGAGAAATAGAAAGATTATAAATGATGTGCCACCTCAATTCCTTGAAGTCCCATTCATAAAAGAGATTAGTGATGCATTAATTGCGAAACACAGCCATTTAAGTGGAGAAGCATATAAAAAATTTAGTGAAAAACAACAAAGAGAAATGCAAGAAATTCATGCTAAACATCTACAGATACGTGAAAATGCAGAAAAGGCGCGCAAGGATCAAATAGTTATGGCTGCGCACAAAAAGCTTCTTAATGAGTATATTAAAGAGTATGGTGACACAGATGGCAAAAGAAAATATATTAAAGCGCTTGATACTCATGGTATGCACGCAGTATTGTATAATAAACAACAAGATAAACTTGATCAAATAAAATCGGATCTAAGTAGACTTTGTTCTCAACAATGTGTTGATTTAATAAGTCAACTAAAGATAGAGTTTCCTATCGCCCCCTGGGAAAAGTATCTACCAAAAGAAGGAGGTTCTAAGAAATCCAAAACCCGCCGCCGTCGCCACCGCAATTAAAGGCTGAGCTTTGCCAGATCCTCGGGTAGCGCCTCCACCTTCGTAACATAGTGGCTCTCAATCTCCGCCATCATTGTAGACTCCTCGCCAGCAATCAGATTGATCGCAACGCCCTTGCGGCCAAAGCGACCTGAGCGACCAATGCGGTGGATGTAATTTTCTCTCTGAACAGGGAGCTCATAGTTAATAACCAGACTTACCTGCTGAACATCAATTCCGCGGGCAAGAAGATCTGTGCTAATGAGAACACGAATATTGCCCGTGCGGAAATCCTTCATGCGGCGCCGTCTCTCCTCCACATCCATCTCTCCGTGAATGCAGGTAAGAGGAAAGCCCTGGGCGCCCATTTTTTCGGCAAGCCACTCTGCACGCTGTCTCTTATTGCAGTAGATGATGGCCTGATTGATATTGAGCTGCTGGTAAAGATCGCAGAGAACATCGTACTTCCACTCCTCACGCTGTAGTACTACAGAGTACTGCTTAATACCATCGAGGGTTACGTCCTCAGGAGGGACAAGAATACGCACAGGGTTATTTAGCAGCTTCTCAGCAAACTCAATCACCTCGGGCGACATTGTGGCACTAAAGAGGGCTACCTGCATGTCCTTGGGAAATCCCTTCTGCAGAATGCAAAGGATCTGCTCGCGGAAACGGTCCTCGAGCATCTGATCCGCCTCATCCATGACGAAGACCTTGATAAATTGCCTGTTCAGTGCACCGCGGTGGATCAGATCATAAATTCTTCCAGGGGTTCCCACAACAAACTGCGCACCCCGCTCAAGCGCGCGCAGATCGGTACCAAGAGGGGTACCACCTGTAGCTGAGTAGACGGAAAGGGGGAGATGCAGTCCCAGATTATTCGCAACCGTCTCAATCTGCTGAGCGAGCTCACGGGTAGGAACAAGAACAAGCACTTGTGTCTTTTTATTTGTTATATCAATCTTACACATCGCACCGATGCTGAATGTACCTGTCTTTCCCGTGCCCGACTGGGCCTGTGCAAGGAGATCGCGGCCCTCCTTGATGGGAACAATTCCTTTCTGCTGGATGAGACTTGGCTTTTCAAAACCAAATGAATACACTCCACGGAGAAGGGAATCAGGTAGATTCATATCATCGAATGATGTATAAGAACGTAGTTCCTTGCTTTCAATAACAGGGGCTTCAGACATTTCTAATTATATACGGGAGGATTGCTTAAGTTCAAATTTAGGGATCACATCGTAAATTTGAACCTTCCTATTTCTTTCTGTCTAGTAGCAAAATGGCTGATGATGAAGGTGATGTCGGTGTAGATCTCGATGATCAGGAGGAGTTTCTTGCAACCGCCGACGAGGTGGAGGCTGAGGCAGAGGAAATCCGTCCCTCCGTGCCCGATCCTCTTGAACATCTGTATAAGTTTCACCCAGAAACTGTTATTGATTATGCAGAGACAGTTCTTCCAAAGATTCCTCTTCGATCTGCGCCACCTTCAACTGAAAAACCCGACGAGGGACACAAGTCGCAGCCGTTTCTCAGCATATTTGAGAGGACAAAGCTTATTGGATTTCGCGCAAATCAGCTTTCACAGGGCGCCCGCCCTTATATTCTTGTACCCGAGTCTGTTACAAGCACACTTGAGATTGCGAAGATGGAACTGGAACAGCGGCGCCTCCCCTTCATCATCAAGAGGCCGATGCCCGATGGCACCTTCGAGTACTGGCGCCTCTCAGATCTTATGATCATCTAAAGCTAAATAAAATTGAAGTTTCTCCCCCCACTTTTTCACTGAACCGAATGGACTCCTTTCTTAAGAAGGCGCAAAATCCCGTGGACTTTACCTATCTTGGCATTGGGACGAATCCCCATGCCACGACAGTGGACACACTAACAGATGCATGGGATCAATTGATGCCAGTGTTTGTTCGAGACCGCCTCCGCGCTGGCGACACAGTGCGCGTGTTTCATATTGATCCTCAGTTTAAATACAACCTCGCGTTTCTGAAGGAGTACTTTGCAACGAGGTTCCCGCGCCTCACCTATGATGGAGAGTATAGCTGGACATCTGATACTCTAGAGATCTATCTTTCCGATAGCTACTTCTATCATAAGAACAAATACGATACGAACAACGACGATCCGTTCTTGTTGGAGCTGTCCGAGAGCTGCCTCAACACGGATAGTCGTCTTATCGTTCAGGAATTTACGGGGCATATTCTTATCCCTACATTTAAAGAGTGTTTTGCCTCTACAACACGGCCCTCCCTTTTCAAGAAGAAGATCCTCTTTGATATGACGTATGGGAATGCGTCCTGTATGACCGATCTAACCAAACATAGTCCCATCTATGATAAGAAAGGAGATTTCATTAACTTTATACTCTGTACACACGACGAGATCAAGGGACTTATTAATCTGAAGAGGGCCGACCTTGATAGTCTTATTATCCCCTACTTTAAGAAAGCCTTTATCCATTCACTCGAGTACCATCATGTGAACTATAGGCGCCGAGTGAATGGAGATGTATGTATGAATAAGAGTGATCTGTATGAGGAGACTGCGCCTTCTTCTCTGATCATGGGTACCCTACAGGAAGAACTTCGCATGTCCTTTGATGTGCTCCGACGACTTGGTTTAGTAGATGAAGAGAAGAATGCAACCTTCATTAGACTTATGGATTCGTACCCGCGTGTAAATATGTATGATTGGAATACAGAGGTGAAGAAACTGTTCTAGACACGTCCTTTACACTCGGGACAGATCTCATACTGGGGACCCTTGTCTGGTTGAACAGTGACAACCCTAGAAAAGTGTAGCCGATTTTTTTCTGTCCACCCATATGCCTTGGCAGATTTCAATGCCCTTACATGATCTCTATATTCGAGCATAAAATGTTCAAATATATCGCCACCGTCTAAATTCGCACCACAGTGCTTACAGATATAACTTTCCATTCTATTTTTACTATCACCCCAGCTATTCTCAATTTTATATTGCAGATGTATTTATTTTTTTTATTATTTCAGATGCCATTAGAACTTCTGCAGTAGGAAAATCCTTTTTTATGCTGTTATTCATTTTATCTACATATTTTTTGAATTCATCAAATGATTTCATATTAACTATATCATTTGACCAAAAATGGTTTCTAAATTCATCAAAAGGCTCTTTTTTTAATACCTCTTCAAAATCAGTTTTATATTTACATAAGAGATTCAAATCTCTTACTAATTTACTCCTATAATATTGTTCATAGTCTTTTCTTATAAGTATATATACTACATCAGGTATGAAAGGTAAATCATCTTTTCCCTGAAGTCCAACAAATACAATATTTTTATTCTTAGATACTAGTGCATTAATATCTTTTATTACACCCTTTTGAACTGTATCAATCCTTTTATGTTTTTTCCAATTATTTTCGTAAATATCATCTAAATCATAACCTTTAACTGATAAACTCTTTAAAAGTGTTGTTTTTCCTGAACCGGAAGCACCAGTTATATAAACTATCATCCTATTATATATGCTCATTTAAAATCGACACGGGTCTAAAATATCCTCAACCGTTCCTCTGGATGTAAAAAGAGATCGTCTTCTGTTTTAACTCCAAACACGGAATACCATTCATCGAACTGGCTCACAATGAGATTCACGCGAAGCTCAGTTGGTGCATGCACATCGAGAAAAAGGCCCTGAATTGCCTTTTTTTCTCTTTCTTTAATTCTCCAGGAAACCGCATATCCAATGAAAAATTCTCTTAGAGACTCCTTTTTTTCTGCCTCGGACATCCCTTTCATATCTTCGTGGAGCGCATCGAGTGCAATAGCAAGTCCTCCCAAGTCCGAGATGTTTTCTGAAAGTGTAAGTCTTCCATCCACAGGATGTCCCTGCACTTTTTGTTTTCCAAATAACTTCACAAGTGCGCGAGTTCGTTTATTATATTCACGATTATCTCCAAGTGTCCACCAGTTTTTCTTTTCACCAAATTCATTGAATTCTTTTCCATCCACATCAAATGCATGTGTGAATTCGTGTCCTATCATTACTCCAAGAGCTCCATAATTCCAGCCTAATTTAGTATGATTCTTATAGAAAAAAGGTACAGAGAGGCTTCCCGCTGGAAGAATAAATTGGTTGTGTTCATTATTATAGTAAGCATTCACAGTATAAGGAGGTTCCATCCAAAACTCGGATAATGGGGCTCGATGATGTGTCAAATATAATTTATGTTTAGTATTCATCTCACGAAGAGAGTACAGATTATAGAGGAGATTCTCTGTATCAAGCGAAGGCATCTCGAGCTTAGGAAATGAACTCGGATGAGAAATACTAAGAGTCATTTTCTCTAATTTCGCAATAGCCGCCTTCTTTGTAGAGGCGTCTAGCCATGAAAGAGAATTTATACGCCGAACCGCCGAACCCTGTAGATGTTGAACAAAGCGCTTCACGATTGGCTTTAGTGAAAGATCTAGGCTCTTATCTATATAGAGAACTGATAGAGGAATAGAGCAAAATTGTTTTGTAAGTAGCAGTAAGAGCTCTTTTTGAGGGAGTTTTTCTTGTTGCCCGCGAAGTCTCTTTCCATAGAGTTCAAAATTATAATCATCGAACGGTGCAGGAAGTACTGAAATCGCATCTAGGACCGTATGAAGAGTAAATATATCTTTATACATATCAAGAGGCCATGTGCGAAATACCTTATTCATAGAATGAACCCACTGTAAACTTGGTATGTGAAAGTATATATCTTTCCAGTTCAAAAGACCGAAGCTCAAAAAGAATTCTTGCCATGGTATATCATTGTATTTATGAAAGAGTTGGCTTCCTTTAAAAATCTGCGGGTTGTTCGATTCTTTCGACTTTTGAATTGCAACAGCAAGTCTGCTTTCAACATGAATTCCATTCGTAATATCGTTAATATCTAATTCATGTGAAACCTTTCTACACATTTCTATATAAGCAATAAGCGTTCTTGATTTTCCTGGGGCGGTTGCAGAGTAATAACTTAAATCTGGGAGACCAAGGCTAGCAGATCCCAAATAAAAATTATCTTGATCTTGTATTACACGGAAAAAGGTGTCAATTCCAATTCGTGAGAATTTACCAAGGGTTGTCCCAACTTCTTTTGTATCACGAATACACCGATACGTTAAAAGTTGATCTTTAAGGTAGGAGATACAGTTCTTTCTTTTTGAAAGGCGAAGTGTTGAGAGAGCAAGGCGGCCAAGTATATCTTTCATTTTCTCTTCTTTGGTTATTGGCTCCTTCCCTTTTTCTGCAAAAGTATATGCATCTTGCATAATTTTCATGAGATCCTCTTGAATTTCTTCTTCAATCTCCTCGCTTATCCCAAAAGAAGATTTATACTCAGGAATCGATGCATGGCGTAACCAATTTCCATTTACATACTTATAAAAATTATCACCTGGCTTGGATGACTTGGAAGGAGGCGGAAGACTAATTACCTTGTCTTCTCCTCCTCGTCTGTTGATTTTTCTTGTTTTCATATGGATCGATCTTTCTATTTATGGGTTTTAGTTTTGTCGTATCAGAATATGCTCTTCTTCCAATCATATGTTTTTTATAAAGAATCTGGGAAACCCTTTTTTCATTAAGAGGAGACGAAAAAATACTTTTCATATCTACCTCAGATCCCTATCGGTAGTTACTATTTTTACCGTTCACCGACTGTACGAGTTCATATACCATAGGATTATCAACCTTGTTTGATAACCAAGAACAGATCTCGTACATGCAACGATCATTGTGAAAATAGAGGCAGCGGTTTCCAAAGTTTGAAACAAGAGTATATCCGCATGTCTGTAAGTGACCTGCCGCGAGAGTAGTATTTAATATCTCATCGGGAGAAGAAGTCCATTCAACCATAAGGAGGCCGGGGCGATATCCAGCCGAAAGAAGAGAATAGACCATCTGTAATTCAATATTGTTTCCAAGACATATCTTTACTATATCAACCCGCCCATTTTCCTCCTTTAATGACATAGAATCAGAGCAATCTTTCATGGATTTAACAAACTCTTTTGTGGGATATACAGTTCCCTCGATTTCTTGTGTGCCGGTAGAGAAAGAAGGTAAAACAGGATATATGCGAATATTCTTCGGGAGTACCCACTTTGTATCAACACCCTCCGTGAATGCCGATGCTCCCTCCTCACGCTTTCTCTCCTTCAGAATCTTCTTCACTTCTTCCCATTCATCCAGTTTCTCCTTGCGAACCTCGAAGACATGAAGAGGACACCCCATAGTCTCCGCAATTTCAAGATCTGCAAGAGGTGAAGAGCTTGTTCCTACGCTCGCGAAGACGACTTTGATACCCTTCAGTGAAAAATAGTCCCACAGCTTATCTAAGATGGGCCATTGATCTCCCTCCTTTCCAATAAATTTCACTTCAATCTTTCCATTTTTATTAAGCTCCATTCTCTATGAACCCCCGTGTGATTTATTGCCTCCAGTGTTTTCCGCAATTCAAACACGTAATGAAGATTGTCATCGGCTCATCTGCAGAGCGCGTCTGCATCTCATAGTACGTGCACTCACGCTTGTGGCAGCGGCCGCAGAGGAACTGATCCGTCGCCATGGCCTTATTTCCTTCGAGCTGGCTCTTCTCCCGCTGCTGTTGGCGGTGGATGTAATCCTTCCAGAGATCATTGTTCATGGAATAGGGGCTCAGGGCAGCGATTTCGTTAATCTGAAGCTTTCCCTTCTGAACTTCATTTAGAAGGTACTTATTCTCAATGTATGAGCCGGGCATGAGATTCCCTGTAATGTGGCGAATCTTTGTGGTATAAATATACTGAAACATCTTACATGTCCAGTGAGGAGTTACGTGGCGCTTCTTTGCCTCTATCACTGAAATGTTAAAGATTGATCTCTCTAGAGCAGATACATCAATACCCTTAACATTATTGAGAACTGTCGTTAGTGTCTTTATTGTCTCGAGGCGCTTAGAGTCTGCTGTGAGAGTTGTTCCTTCATCTGGCTGTAGATGCTCTCCAAGAGGAATATCGAGAATGATATGGGAATTTGTTGCAGAAAGAGTTGCATTATTCTGCTTCTTCTTCTTAGCTGCGCGAACACGTGTTGCGCGAACAGGGACAATCACTTCCTCCTGTCCTTCAAACTCCTCACCGACCTCTGCCTCAGCCTCCTCTTCCTCTTCCTCTTCCTCTTCCTCTTCCTCCTCTTCCTCATCCTCTTCCTCCTCTACCTCTGCTTCTACCTCTGCATCCTCAGACTCATCATCAGACTCTTCCTCAATGTCTTCAAATCCTCCAAACATCGCTGTATAGAATGTCTCATAGGCTGCTGTTGTAAGAGAAATGGGCGTCTTGTAATCGTTTTCCTTCTTGGAAGCCACAATAAGGATATCACCAAAGAAGAGCTTAGAATCAAGTGGGGGAGGTAGCTCGTGTTTATTCTCTGAACCTGCCTTTCCCTTTGTGAATCCAAAGAGAGTATAGAGTGATGACTTGTATACGTAGGTTCCTAGGATAGAAGGTGATTCCTTCTTTTTAAGAGACTGTTTAACTACATCCGCTGTAAGAGGACTTGATAGGCGAATCTGTTTTACTTCAGCATTCTGTGTTAAGAGAACACATTGTACCTGTTTACTCATACTGAAGTTCTAAATGAAAGTATCGCTTAAATCACCTTCAAGTTTACTATGTAGGTATGGAAATTCAGTGGATACAAAAAGAACATAGTGGTAAAAGTATAGGCACTTTATTACATTATGATGCGATGCCTTACAGAGGATTTTTAATTGGAGATGAATGGATTTGTTATGAAGTGCTAGATATTTGTTCAAAGAATGAATTTCATGTAGTTGAACAAGGCATTCGTATGCCGAGAGACTGGGTTCCAAAAGAAGTATTTTCTATTGAGGAATATCCTCTTTATTCAAAAAAAGAGTTGGAGATCTCTTTTGGAGAATGGACTCTTACTTTTCCGCCGGTACAGGAGGGGTCTCCGCGACAGGTGCAGGAACCTCCGCAACAGCAGGAAGTTCCACGACAACAACCTCCGCAACAGGTGCAGGGACCTCTGCGACAGCAACAGCGGCCTCGACCTTTGCCATTACCTGCTCAACAACAGAAGCGGGAAGGACCTTCTCGGCCTCGGCAGCAACAGCAGGGAGCATATCCGCGGCAACCTCCTTTACCTCATCGATCACAGAAGCACCCGCCTCGACCTTCTCAACAACCTTCTCAACCTTCTCAACCTTCTCAAGAACATTTCCCGCAGCCTTAACCTGGTCCTGAGTAAGTACGCCAGAAGATGCAGCGATCGACACCGCAGAAGAAGCCATACAAGAGAACCAAGAAAGAAGCGTCGACGCCTTTACGGTCTTGATACTAAACTTTCCATTTGAAACATCGATCACAGCCTGGATTGCAGAGGGAACCGCAAGACGCGCCGTATCCTTCAGGTTCTCATAAAGAGCCTTCTCCTCGGCCCCCTTGCTTGCTGCGATCTCATCGATACACTTCAGAAGTGCAGAAACGACAAGTTCCGACTTATCCTTGCCCTTGAGCCCAGGAATGTTGTTCACAAAAGCTGCAAGCTTAACGCCAGTGGAAATTAATACACCCGAATCGACCTTCTCGCTAAATCCAAGTTTCTTAGCTTCTGCAACAACTAACTCTAAGTTGCTCATTCTACTTAGAGAATAGAGTTATTACTTTATATCTTCAATTACTATAGTATGAAACGTTGCCGTAATACCAATTTAATATTTATATCCATTATACTTCTTCTCTCAACGTTCCTTTTTAGAAATCTAATAGAACCCTTTGATGAAATATCTGCCACACAGGCTGCACAAATTCTAGGAGATGCCGCAAAAGCTGCAAATACTGCCTCTGATCAAGCTGCTGCCGCTGCAGTATCTGCAAAAGCTTCATATGATGCTGCAATGAGCAGATTTCAAAGTAATCCTAGTCAAGCAAATGGCATTGCTCTAAGTAATGCGGAAGCGCAAAATACTGCAGCACAACAAGCAGCAGCGGATGCAGCCGTGGCAGCTGCTTCTGCGGATTCTGCAGCAGCCGCTGCTGTCGAATCTATACCTGTATCGAGTCCTTCTCCTCCCACAGTACCAAGTGAACTTGAATCTGCCGCGATGTCTGCTGCAAACCCCGTAGAAGCATTGTCTGATTCATTAAAACTCATGATTAGTATCGGTTGCGGTATTATATTGCTATATATTCTCTATTCAGTTCTTTTCAGTAAACGTGATTCAAATAATTCATAGGAACATGCTTTTATCTAGCGATATCCTCATAAATAAGAAAGCTTTTTGATTTTCCTTATTCATGTGTATAACTGGTTAAGCGGAGTTCGTCCACCATGTTTTTTCACATCTAGTCGCAGATGTTTCCTAAGCTGTTACTTGCACTTTCTCTTTCACTTGCCCTGTTTATGATTTATTGGGCTATTCTGACATATTACCCTGAGATTTTAGGATTCGAACCTGTGAATACTGTTACAATGGTGCCTCCTATGATCGAACCAATCTACAGGCCGATGCCTCCTCCCGAGGTGCCCATGCCTATGCCCTCAGAAACTCCCATCCCGGTTGTTATGGCGGCAGATCCTATGCGCGCCCCGAATGCTCCGAGCGAGGAGCCCCAGGAACTTCGCCACCCCGAGAGACTCTTCGAGCCGGCCGTGAAGTCGAAGAATACTCAAATTGCAGTGGAAAGCGGGCTTGCGAGTGCAAATGCGAATGCAACATCTGAGGCTTTACAGGTCTTTTCACCTGAAATGGCACAAAATGGTGGGGAATTCATGGAGGGCGTATTCCCACTGGATAGTACATCAGGTTCTTCGTTTGCGACTTTTTAGATACCGGTGATATAGAATGGACGCAAGTGATGTTATTCGTAGAATAAAATCACAGACGCAGTACAATTATAAATTATCACAAGTGATGATTTCCCAGCCTAGGGTAAACATCAGTTCATGTGTTTCTGAGGCATCGACTCTTCGTATCAACTACACGGGATATGATCAGAGATATGATATTGCTCTTGGAAAGCTGTATGCAAATAACTGTTCGACAGCACTGGTGTTTCTTCCGAACAGTGGTTAGCTTTATAGCGGTTCCCCTGGTTAAAGGCGTGACACTATAGTATACTAGAATGAATCCCGATGAAGGAAACCTACGGAGCAGCCATCGCGAGATGAGCGCACTACACCTTAAATTTGCACATTCGTCTTTGCACGAACTGGCTTGCCAGTTCGTGGAAACACGCCTACATGATACCTGTGTCCGCCAGCGTCTCCAGCCCGAGGCAGCACAGCTACCCCTAAAGAAAGGAACCTTCTTTGTACTTGAGAATGAGAGCCGCGCCGATCCCGGATTCCTCCTTTTTCTTCCTGGAAAGCCAGCCGTTTTCATGGGAACACGAAGCAAGGGTGGCAAGCCGCCGCCCGCATGGACCTTGCGGATGAGAACCGATGTTTCCCTTGGAAATACACTTTTCATTGCGACGCTTGATAAGATTTTGCATACGCTCCGCATCGAAGATGTCTGGGTCTGGAAGGGAAAGACGGTCTGCACAGAGGAGACTTTCTCGCATCGTCGCACCTATCTGAAAGAGTTTGTGGATAGCCTCTGGGTTCCCGACGCCCGTCTTATGGGAGGGATCCAGACGACCATTGCAAATCCAAAGCCTCTTTCCCATCTTCTCACACTTACCCCCGAGTCCCCTGTCTTCAGTATTGATCTGATTCCAGAACTCCCAGGGCGGCGCAGATTCACCTTTTCCCCGGGAGCTCCTCCCCCCCAGGCACCCAAGCCCCTTCCAACGCCAACCATTCTACAGAAGAGAGATGTGGCGCCAATCCAGACAACAAAGCGTGTATTTGCCACAGCAGTTCGCCTCGATGCCCTCCCTGATGTCTATGATCTTCTTACACGCGATGGTATGCCTCTTTGTCGGGCGGCAGTTCAGCAACTCGCTCTCAGCCAGGAACTTCGTAAATATAAGGGATCCGAGATTCCTGTAGTTGCGGAGTGGAAAACAGAATTTGGTCGATATGAGATTTTGAATATTGATAGTGTCGCGAGCTAAGTGGCTTCCCAAACCATAGAAAATTCTGGGTGTGTCTCTGCGTATTGACGAACAGAGTTTCGAACTCGAATCGTCTCTTCCCATCTATGAATTTGTTTATTTCGGTCTGTGTGTACACGAAGAAGAAAGGTTCGTGAAGTACTTTGCATACTCTTAAAGGATGCACGTTTAGCTAGATAAATTGGAAGAATTCTTATAGTATTAATTACAAGTCCTGATAAAACTTGCTCACATTGCTCTTTGTGTGCATTATAGGATGCCGCATTAGGAAATTTCTTGAGAACGCCCTCGCAGATTACCCATGTGAGTAATTTACGATCGCACAAGACTTGGTGTTCTAAAATCATAAGAAGACGAATAAGAGCTGGATTTGGAGCTGTCCAGAATTGGTGCCTACAGGTTGGGCATGAACCGTTTTCAAGTATCCATGGCATAATACATTTATCGTGAAATGCGTGCTGACAGCGTTGAATTGCAATTACATTTTCACCCTCTGCTACATCTTCTTGACACACTACGCAAAAAACGGATTCTCCAAACAATTGAAAAAACTCGGTATGATCTGAAAGAAGGGTAAGCTCCAGTTTCCTTTTACTCGGACTTGCGTTTTTTACTTAAGCTAAATTAGAATGCCCGTGAAGAATAAATCAAGAAGATGCTCTAGAAAGCAGAAAGGTGGTGCGTACCAATTCACAGGAGCATCTGTTGGCGCGGTGAATAACTTTGCACAGGTAAACCAGGGATCACACTCTGGTACACCTGATTGCTCTCTAGGTGTGAAATCTGATACGCTAGGCTTCAGCGGATCTCCTGCTCTCCCGGGTCTGCAGAGTGGTGGACGGTATTCGTTCGATCTTTCTGAACCTCTTGGAGGCGGCACACCCGCATTATCGGGTATCCCACAGGTGATCTCGATTCCCTGCGAAGCCTCTACGACAAGACAGTCGGGTGGTGCAGGTGATAATGTAGCTTATTTTGCACCGACTGCCGGTTATGATAATCAGCCGAGCGGATGGGTAGGTGGCACGGGTGCTCCTGTTATGATTCAGGCCCCGTATGAGGCTCGTTCGATGAACCCGGCATGCCTCAAGACGGGCGGATCAAGACGCGGACGCAAGGTGCGTAAGACGCGTAAGACGCGGGCCTCAAAGCGCAAGACGCGGGCCTCAAAGCGCCGCTAATCATCTGCAAATAAGCATCCATCTTCGGTTGGAACGCGAATCTCTACCGTAGCCGAGTTTTCCTGTTTCTTTCCCTCGATTGTATACTTGCATTTCCGATAATAGATAAGTCTCTGCCTATATTGATTTTTGTAGATATTGTGTACGTCCACAAGATCTACAATTAGCGGTGGTACCTCTCGTTCAGATGCACGAATGCGTAGAATTCGTCCCGTACTTTGCTCGACCTTCTTTCTTGGGCTTGCAAGAACCACTGTATTCAGTGTCTTAATGTTCATGGCCTCGCTCGCCATTGCATAACTTGCAAGCAGAATCCTCGCTGTTTTCGCACCCTCCTCGCGTACCTCCTCTTTCATCCCTCCAATGTAATAACTGATACTGAGACCACTTCCTTCAAGAAGTCTCTCGAATGAATTCAAATGGCCAATCCGTTCACTCAACACCAGAACTCGCCGATGTTTGTTTTCACACAGATCTCTCAAGAGTTTTGCAACGATCTCATTTCTCTCTTTGCACTCGACAATCTGTGTAAGAAGGCGTGCTGTAACAACCTCTCCGCGCCAGTCCAGTGGAAGCTTCACGTAGTCGGGATGAGAACACTCCAGCATCACAGGACGAACTAGCACATCGGGGTCCGGTTCACGAGTTTTCTCCCAGTAGACCGGCTCTCCTAGAAACCACTCAAATACCTTTGTGAGACCATCATCTCTCTTTGGTGTTGCAGAAAGTCCAAGCATGTACTTTGTCTGAATCTTCACAAGTGCCCGTGAGAAGTGTGCCGCCCCCAAGTGGTGGCATTCATCAAAGATTGTGAAACCATAGCTCTGAAACGTTGTGGAAGGAAAGTTCTGTGAACACAGAGTCTGAATCATGCAAAGTGTACAATCATATAACTCCGGCTCAAGTTCATGCTTAGAGGCTTGAAGAATACCGATTCGGAGATTGGGGAAGAGACTCTGAATCTCTCCCTTCCACTGATTCATCAGAAACTCCTTGTCCACAACTACGAGAAACCGGCGTCCGATCTTTGCAGCAATAGAAAGAGCCATAAAGGTCTTTCCCTTTCCGCACGGTACGCAGATCAGCCCATTCATTCCTGCATCCATAAACTTTTTGATAATATCCTCTTGGTAAGGATAAGGTTTTCCACCGAACACGGCGGCCTCCTTCGATAGTGCAAGGCCATCGGGTACAATATTCTCTTCAGCAGGACCGTACGTTGTTACACCCCAGCTTCGAGGAACGTAGTACCGTGTAGGTGATTCTTTGTAGACATAGAAACGAAGTGCATCAATTTCTTCCTGTCGCATATACTTCTGTTTCACGGCGGGTGCAACGGTTAATGTATCTTTCAAATGCTTAATTTGTTTTTCATTTAATGCTCCCTTACGGATTGCATATCCTTTGACAGTGATTACTTTATCTAAACTTTCCATGACCTACTTTATCTATTTTCAATCACTCAAATTTTCGGGATTACCGATAGGATGAAATACTATGAGATAGGCATACTAGGCGGATCTCTGGCCGTGTTTCTGGGAACTCCCTTTGTTCCCACATCAGTCTACGTAAACTTCTTTTCAACACCTATCACGGCATTGTTCCTTTTAATGCTTCTTTTAGTAATTGTTTCGTTTAGCACACTTGCGGCGATCGGGTTTGCCCTTGCCGTTGGCGCCCTCTTTGTTGAACACCGTCGCCGCGTGATTTCGCTTGCACAAAAGTCTGTAGAAAGCTCACAAAAGAAGGAACTTTATACAGAACAGATAAAGTCTGCGGCACCTGTAGTGCCTACCGAAGTTCACCCTGTTCCAGATTTTCCCGACGATACACTGGTGAAGTCTGGTGCGGAAGAGCAGACAAACGAGTTCGAGGCTGAGGGATGGTCCATCAATCACAAACGCGATTTAAATGCGGATTAAAATTTAAGCAATTCGCATAAGAGTTACTATTATTGAAGGAATATTGGGGATTGTAGGTGTTCCTGTTCCTCGTGTTATAGCAAGAATACGAGCATTTGTATTTTCTGAAATCATATATAATTGTAGTTGATCACCTGCGTTAAATGAAAGAAAATATTCAACAACTAAACAACTTTCTACTGCGGCAGTTAATCTTATTCTTGTATTACTAACTGGAACAGATGTTCCATTTACAACAGGAAAAATTTCTAGATAATGAGTTCCTGTAGCAGAATCACATTGGGCTGAAAATAATACTTTATACACACCTGTGGTGGGTATAACGATTATACTATTTGGATAAGTTCCACCATTTACATTAATAGAACCAATTGTTCTCTCTGAATAGGTTATAGCAACAGGATTTGTTATTGTAGCATTCTGAGTTGTATTACTTAAAAAAGAACCATACACTGGAGACACACCAGGTCCAGCTGGACCAACCGGACCCTGAGTTGCACAGCCACCCAATAATGCTCGGCATCGCCGTATTTCTATTAAATCTGAACTACTCATCTGTATACCGTGTAGATTCTTTTAAATCTAAACAGGCCAATCATAGCTCGAAGGATCACGTCCCTCTGCCATGGAGGAAACTATGATCGAGCAGAACTGTGATTTCTGAGATGAATCAAACGTCATTCTCCAGTTTGGCACATTTCTATCTAAATAATTCAACAATGTCTTGTCTTCACCACATTGCTGAATTCCCTTTTCTGTTATGGACTTGCAGATGAGGACCGAGGGAGAACCATCTTGTAATGAGATGATCGCACCCTCCCATGGACACTTGAACTCTTCCTTGGCCTTCTGCAGTACACAGCTGTCCTGTTTACTATAGGTGTCTTCTTGGTTATCATAGAAGAAACATAACTCGGTATCGGTAGAAGGAGATCCATCGGGCATACGATCTCCTTTGAAACATCCACTTTTGTTCTGTTCTTCAAAATAGACCGGTTTTTCTTGTGTACAGAAACGGGCTTCAGACTCTTCAAACCTTTTCTGCAGCATTGAAATACATGTTTTTATAGAGTCATGTTCAGGAGATAGTGTGCATGTTACAGAATTACAGCTAGATCCTTCTGGTTCATTTGCACAGCAATCCATATCTCCTGCCTTTGTGATGAAGACATGTGAGTCTTTCGGGCAGCTTGCTAATACAGGCTTTTTAGGAGTATCAAATCCTTCCCTCGTAGCAGATGCATATACAATTAGAAGTACACAGATGGCTACAATTGGAAATATATACGTGAGTATAGATACTCTCATCTATCTATGCATGATAAAGAATGCCAATCAGGTATCCAAGAAAACATGCGCCTACTCCAACATAGAGGTATGTCGGGACACCAGGTAAACCATTTGAAAAAATGGCCCAACCCATATACTGTGATAGAATGAAAAAAAGAACCACAATCACTGTGAGTGCAAGGAGAATTCCTAGAAAGACTGCAATCACCTGCTCAACTGAACCTGTCCTTGTCACAGCTCCTGCCAGTTCATTTGAGCGAATTGCATCACGTTCATCAATAATTTTTTTCAATGGGACAATTTCTGATGAAGTCGGGTCGAACTGTATTTCATCAACATCAGGATCAAGAGGTACACAATTATAGGCTTTTGTTAATTCAGTCCGCCTTTCTAAAGGGGTCGTATAGGTGGATACACTTGCCAGGGTAGAAAAGCTCGATGCAGTTTCGATACTTCCTTCGGCAAACCCAGTTAACTCTGTGGGAAGAGTTATGGCTGGAAAGGCTGTCTCCCTAATCTTATCAAGAGTACTAGAAGGTACAGCCAGCCCATTGTAGAAAATAAGTGTGAGTCCAGATGTATTAACCCCACTTATAAGGGTGAAGTTAGTTGAATAAAAGGCAAAGTCGCGCTGCCCGTTCAGAGGAAGTAAATTTTTTAGTGAAAAAGGAGCTTTTAAGAGTTTATTATCAAGACCTGCGAGTTTCCCTAGATAAGCAGGAATAGTTGTTACTGCTGCATTGCTAAGAAGAGGTAGTACAACAAAAATGTATTTCGTATTGGATGTGGTGTCTCTTGATTTAAATGTAATAAATATATCAAGAACATTCAGGTCTGAATTTACATCAGGTAGAATCCATGAAGGATGGCTCGGGCTTGTAATATTTCCACTTATGATATCATATATTCTTCCCTCATACTCAATTGTAGACGAATCTTCTGAGATATCAAGAGACCCGGTTGCAGAATTTGTCAATGCGGGTGGCGTGTTGAATGTTCCCCAGTTCATCACAATCCATAGAAGTTGTCTGGCCGATGCATACGTTGCAGCCTTATCAGTTATTCCACTGGATAGACTGAGTGGAAATGATCTGTTTGTATCTGGCATAGTCCTTCCTTTACCATATGAGCTGAAAATCAAGGAAGCTCTTTGAGCTTTCTTGATTTTAAGATTCATATGAGACACTAAATCTATAGAAGTCCTGGCACGTAAAGTGGGCCATCGAATTGATAGATGGTTGCGGTTGCAGAGCTTCCAGTTGGAAGTATCTTGATTGTTTCTCCAGAGAATAGCTCATCACACCCCATACTGTCTTGGCAATCGCGCCGTTTGTAGTGGATAGGAAGAGGAACAGGATTGTTTGTATCCGTACGTGTATAATAATTGTATCGATTCGAAGAATATGCAGTGCGTCTTCCGTAGAGAGGAAGTATCTGTCCATTTTCTGCTTGTAAGACACCCATCGATTGATAGGCTTCGGGTAATCCCTGTGTGGGTTGATTAAACACTCCTAGGCCGGGTAGCGATCCACGAACAGGATACTCGGGACCATTATCCCAGAAACGAAGAGGTCTCGGAGCCCTTGTGTAGCGATCGTCCCCCTTTTCATTCACAACTGAAACATTCACAGGGACTTGTGTGGGTGAGGGAGCAGGTACATGCATAGAGGGCATAACAATGGAAAAGGGTCTCAGAAAGAAAATGAGAACTGCCGCAAGAAGTCCTAGTAAGACAAGAAAGCCGGGTGTTATACAAAAAACACCTGGAGGACAGAATCCACCACTATTTAGATTTCTATTACGTGCCATCTAACGTGTAGTACTAAATGTAAATTATCAATGATTAATTAACATTTCGTATTGTCTCTCAATTTAATATGCAGAAGCAGCCTTTACATCTGCTGCGGGAAGGCCGGTGCCCTCAGGAGTGAGAGCAACATTTACACCATCCAGATCAGGCTCGCCAACATGGCGATTCTCTCTTGGCATCTTATCTTCTGTCCCCACACGCGGCATGCTCATTTCAGGAACAACAAGAAGACGACCCTTGTCCTTTATCGACGCAGGAACGCTCACTTGGGAATGGCCCGGAACATCCTTCTGCGGCATCTCCTTTCCTGAAGAGTCGACTGGAGGATCAATTGTTTGGAAATTCTCGATCTCGGGAGAGGCGAGAACACCTACCGCATCACGGGACCTAGGCTGCGGCGTAGATGTCGTCTTCTGACGAATCTCTTCTACACGCTTGGCAACCATCTCTCCCGTCTCGGTCGTAGTGCTCGCAACATTCTTAAACCCGTCGAGGTTCTCCTTCGGAAGAAGAGAAGGGACCACTAAGATGAGAAGTGCAACAAGCTTCGACTTTGTGATATGATAACCCACAAGAGATGCACCTACAAATCCGAGGCTCACTGCAAAGCTCATCGTAAAAAGAGTATACAGTGCCACCATGGCAATCAGTATTAGGATAATTCCATCTTGTGCTTCTGTAAGTTTGGCCATACTAAAATTAAGAATGATTTTTAAACCAACAGGTAACCCGTTGGTTGCCGGCTAATGTCCATTATCCTAAAGAGACAAAAGAGGTACAATTATACGCTGCAGAACCCAAAATGTGCTTCCAGCTAGAACAGACTTCAGTACAAGCCCCACGGTGGTGAGATCACCCGTACTCTTCACCAGGTAGGGAACATAGTTCGCAATTACGATATTTAGAACAGGGAGACTGAAGACAAAGACGAGGAGTGCAACTAGAACGGGCATCTTCAGCTCATCAAAGATAAAGGTAGACCACTTGCGAGGCGGTTCAACCATAGGCGGCATTTGCATGGGCGGGGGCTGCCAAGCAGCCTGCTGCATACCCGAAGGGGTCATCATCGGCATAGGTCCCTGTGATGCATATCCAGCATTCTGCTGGATCGCTGCCTGAAAATCACCTGAACTGGGGTGATCCTTACCGATAATATGTGCCGTAGCAGGAACAGTATCCATTGTGTGCTGGAAGGTGCTGGGCGAATTTACTACATTTACAGACGGTGCCGGGGTCGGAGGAGGAAGAACCCCGCTTGAATTCACATCCGCCATGATCCTCTTTATAAGGTCTCCATCTCCATCCAACGAAGGGCTTGAATCAAGATCGCTGATTAATGTTCCCGATGAACTCATGTTTCTTTTGATAAAAAGGAAAATGAACTCGCGTAGAAATCCGCTTAGCAGTTTAAAGTTTGGAGTAGAATCCCTCAATCGCCCCAGCCTTTGGGCATTCTACAGGTTCACTTCTAAACTGATAACACTTTGAGCCAAGTTGATATGTGGAGTGATTAATCTCATCCACGGGGGGCGCCTTTTCAATTGTGCAGTTATCTCCGCGACAGATAGGCCGTAGTGCAGCAACGAGGCCAATGCCAATAATAACACTAAATATGTAATTAAATGATTTTGATTTTAAGAATTCAAACATCTTCTCTGCTACTAGTAGAGCAAATGATTCAACATTTCCGCCTTCTTCCATTTTTAGCAGGAATTGTAATTGGAGTTCTTTTTCTATATACGTGGAAAGATGAGCCTCTTATTTTAATGAAGTATCCGCACCCTTCAAATGTAGATGGGCGTGTGTATCGCGATAAAAATGGAGTCTGCTACAAATACTCGAGCAATGAAGTGAACTGTGATACGAATGAGAAGACACTCAAGCAGTATCCTCTTCAGTAAGGTTTACCTGCGACGTGCATTAATGATCGCCCCCCTCTTTGCTGCAGCTTGCTCGCCCACAGAAATCACTGCCTCTCCCGCTATAGGCGGAGGTGCTACTACCGCACCTTGCTCGCGATAAGTAGCACGGATCGTGGCAAGAACTTCACCTACGATATTCTTGCTCGGCCACTTGGTCGGATCGAGGAGAGATTTATTTGACACGTCCATTCCAATACCGCCACCACCGATTGTCGGGTCCGCGTAGACAAAGACGTCCTGTCCAGTCGCAGCGAGTGCAGCAGCCTCGGCCGGGTTTTGCTTATACAGTTCAGTAAGAATAGCCGTCCAGGTTGTGCGACTATCCTTCACTTGCCCCACAATCTTCTTTGTGAGCGCGCGAATCGTGCGATACGAGCGAGTTCTCAGAAGTGCCTTGCGGATCTGTTCCTGCCCTTGCTCCGCCATACGCTCAGCCTCATACGCTTGGAACGCCGAGCTGTACTGCGTGCCCTTATAGACAAATTCAGCAGTGTGAAGAGGAGTGAAGAGTCCATTCACAGGATCGTCGGGATCTGAGAGAATGCGGGCAAAGGCCCCCGTTGTAAGGCGGAGGCGGCCATCCTTTTGCGTTGCAACAACGGAACCGGCACCAGGAACATCTTCATAACGCCCATAGAAGAGAGAGTTCGGAAAGTTTCTGCGCTCGAGCTGGATGATGCCATCTCGTAGCATGTCCTTGTGGAAAAGGGCACTGGATGCAAAGAGTTTGCGTGTTTCATAGGGATGATCAAAGAGAACCTGGTTTGCAACAGGTGTAGGGAGTTGCCGTGTTGAACGGATAGGCGAGCGTACGGCCACACGTTTCAGCTCAACTTTCTCCACCTCTGCATTCGCAATAAGAACGGGATTAATAGCACCCGTCTCCTTATAGGTCTCGAGTGCCTGGCGTAGGACCACCTTCTTCTCTTCAAACTCCTGGTCGAGCTGGATAAGTTTCTGAATGCGATCATCCTCCATTTCCTTTCGCTCATCATCCTTGATTGGCCTGTACTTCTTCAGAACAATTGTGGATTCCAGACTTCCATCCTTTTTATAAAGCTGGAGGGTGCCTTCTTCGCCGATTTTTGCCAGATCAAGTCCATTCTTGCGAGAACGGATTCGGTAGAATTTGCGAATTGCCTCTGCTGTCTTCTGATCATATGGGTTTGCAGACGGTATATCGAAGGCCTTTAGCAATTCCTCTTGACCCTTTTCACTAGCCCTTAGTATTTCCTCGCGAGGCTCTTCAATTTCATCTTGGGCTCGTACCCCTGTAGGTTGTCCCTCCTGGCGGACGACAACGACCTTTTTTTCTCCCTCGCCAGACATTTCCTACTGAGAGACGATTATTTACTCTTCTGCAAGAGGCTCTTCGGGACCGATGTAGATGTAGCGGGGTACTCCCTCGGCTTCGCTACGTTCGCGGTTCATAACATAGTATCCGGGCTTCAAATTTGTACCCGTTTCTTTTAAAGCTTTGGCTGCTGGCTTTGCAACAACCGGAGGAGCCCCGCTTAGGAAGAACCGTGTAATCGCGAAGCTCACAAGAGCCCAGAGAATACAGAAGGCCCAAAAAGGAAAAGGAGTTGTATCCTTGGAAGCGTCGATTGAAAATTCCTTCCATGAGCCATCTTCTCTGAACATGTAAGAGGGACGAATATAGAGGATTACAACAACTCCTATAAGGTAAAGTATTGCACTGAAGAGGAGGACTCTCATTCTAATGTTTATGAGATCTTCTTTTCGTTTGCATAAACCTGTTTTAGCTTTTCCAGGTAGAGAATCGCATCCATATGTTCCTCCTGGGCATGCTGGATCCATTCTAGGATTGAGAGATCCGTGCGATCCAGGTCCGTGCCATATTTCTTCTTTCCGAAAGCCGCTCGATCAAGAAACTTTTGAACAACCGACTTTACAATAGTATCTACGCCATCCATTCTATTAGCGAAGCGCCCCACCAGTTTAGGCCTCAGTAATCATCCGCCCCAACCTGATCCACATCGTATCCACCTTCAGCTCCTGCATCTTCTACCACAGCAGGTCCAAGTCCCATCTCTAGACGCTGAATACGTTCACGCTCGTATTGATCCTCATTGTATTGCGTGATCACCTTGGAACCTCCAACGGCCCATGCACCTAGTCCAAGTTTCTTATTGAGAAGTTCAACTGCACGCCCCTCAGGTGTCATCTTATCAATGCGCCCGATCATCGCCATCTTCTCCGCTTCATTTCTCCGTGCAATCCTATCACGAATTTCCTCCATTGATAAACTCAAGCCTTCCTTTCGGAAAAACTCAAGGCATTTGTTTAGAATTTGCATCGGTGCACGCTCACCTGATACTTCATCACGACCATTGTATCCGGGAGGCACATGATTGGGATCAATAAACGTATTGAAAATACCCAGTAGGCTGCTCTGAACAAGATAAGGAAGCCCTATTTTTCCACCTGGTACAAGCGGTGCACGAACATAGGTCTGAAAGAAAGGAAGAAGCACAGAGAGTTGCTGTACAGCATACTCCATCTTGGCTTTTACGCGCTTTCCTTGGGCATACCGTTCCATATCTTTCAGATAGCTCATATGAGAAGCAAGAAATGTATCAATATCATTCACTGTTCCCTCTCCAAGATCATAGGATTTCTGTACGCGCATTTTGGATGTCTTGAAGCCAGATACAAATTGCTGGAAAGGAACCAGGAAATAGGCACGTACAGACTCAGTGCAGGAGAGAAGCTTTTGTGATACGAGTTTTCCGAGTAACTCTCCATTATCCTTGCCCATACGAACACTGAGTTCCTGCATCTGTGCAGCGGCAAAATTAGAAATGCTTCCATAGGCAGTGGCAATTTCAATTTCATCTGAAAACTTATCCTGAGGTATGCTGCGAAGCGCAGTCATTGTCTCTGCAAGAGCAACGGCCCATCCTTCAAAAGGAGGTGGATCGAGTGCAGCGAGTTTCTCAAGAAGCTCAATGCCACGAATAGGATTCACCTTCTCCGCATTTTCAACTGCATATCTTCTATGAGTTGTATCGAGCAGATCTGTAAATGCATCCTTTCCATAATCCACCTCCTGTTTATCCAGAGCTGCCTTTCCATCTTCTAATGTGTACTCGGCTCCAGGGAATGCGAACCCACAGTGAGGGCATACATGATTGTAGCCAGGTTCATGTGCAAGACCCTTGCGAGGCCCATCGAAGCAGATTTCAAGGAATACGCGGTAATAATCATCTTCAGAGGCAACCGCCATCGCCGAGCTCATAGAAGGAGACGTAAAATGAACAGCTAAGTGGCTTCCGCGAGGTCCAGAGGGATGTCTGCCCATGTCCAGTTTCACCATGTCCTTTTGCCCCAGCCAGAATTCTTGGGGCGCATGAAGAGGAGTAAAACAGCAGGTTGTCTCCGTGTAGACCGACTCTGCAGCAGCAGATGCCTTTGCAATATCATTTGCCTGTAGAATCCATCCACGAACTTTCTCTTGTTCTCCTGCAGCTTCGGGCACAATCACTTCGCCTTCGCGCACTAGGCGGAAGGATTCAGGAAGAGCTTCTGCGAGTCCCTCCTCATCCGTTTCCTTTCCAAATGTGTCCTTCAGATACTCCTTTTTGAGAGCAATCTCCTGCTGTACATTCGGATCATTGATTGCAGCGCCCAGAAGTTTCGAGATATAGACCGCGATGAGTGCTTCCCTCTTATCCTGTGCACCCTTCTGAAATCCAGTGAGATTCCAAGGGGGCTCATTCTTCATGATACTCGCAATGGCGCATGCAAGGTAGTTGATTCCTGTCTTATCTTCCTCAGGCCCAAGAGGAAATCCAGTGAATCCAGCCTTGCAACCAGGAAGTTTGTAGCGCATCACATATCCAGGAATGTTGGTTTGAATTGCTAAGAGAGTCTGGGCAGACGTAGCAGAAACCAGAATACGGTGATAAAAGACATCATAATCAGGTACATTTCCACCCTTCGCCTTACTCGCCTTTTGCATCTTTCCATAATCCTCGCGACTCAGTTGCCGCATCATCTCCACATCAACTCTCTGGACAATCTTCTTTGTATCGTCAGCAATAAAGGCAATTCCAATCTTGTCTGCGATTTGGCGAAGTGTCTTGTAGATGAGATTCTGCACCTCGGTGGAAAAGGAGAAGTGTTCGACTTTCTCAGCGGGCGCACCGAGAAGAACATCGAGTTGTTCCTGTTGAACTGCATCCAAGTCCACGAGAACGGATCTTCCCATCAGAGGACGACCATCATCATCGTATTCCAGGTTTGTATCATACTCAATATCCGAGATGGGTTGTCCATCATTCTTGCAGATATAGCGGCCATGGAATTGGCCACCACTGAAGTTGAGAAGAAGCTCTTTGTGGAGAACTTCCTTCTCCCTAGGGCGCAAAAACTCCTGTAGTAGGAGAATTTCGTGATAGCAGAGACATGTCTTTGAACAGGAAATACAGTAGAGCCAATTATCCTTTCGTTCACCTCCATACTGTGTGATGAATTTTGCCAGAAGTTTGAAATAACTGGCCTTATCCTTCACCTTTTTGATGATCGAAAGAGAACGGACGTGGGGGCAAGGATTCGGTTGAGGAATCTCACCCGCTGTCTTCTTCTTTTTCACAATGCGCGCAGATTCATAGATGGATTCAAGGAAACTGTCGCGAGTTGCGCGAATGCGTTCACGCACGAGACCGGTAGGCTTTGATGAAAGAGTTGCATAGAAATAGTCCGAGTACTTGCTGAGAAGATAGGCAACGGTTGCGAGATCGTTTTCACGATAACTGGGAAAACGGGCTTGGAACAGTGCAATAGCCTCTTGTAAAATAGGCTCGGAACTCACCATACTAATCATCTGAGAAGCGCGCTCGGCCGAGAGAAGCATATTATTATAGACTTTAATGGTATCAAGCTTTTTCCTGGATTTTTCATTTGTCTCCGCAATAAACTTTCGCACGAGTGCACGATAAGCCTTCACCTTTTCAATTAGAACGAGCATCTGATTCACATTGAGTTCGCGAGTCGTGAGTCCAAGCGAAAGTAGTTTGGGAAGAATATCTCCAAGACCCTTTGATTCGAGAGGCTGTGTCTTGAGCCAGTCCTCAATCTGTATATTTCCAAGTGAACTTCCAGAAAAAGAAAGAATTCCATCGGCGACAGGAACTTCAGAAATACCCTTTTTCTGATCAAGAATTGTCCCCATGGTAAGAGGAAGCATCTTGCTTCGTCCAATATCATACGCGAGTTTGGATGAGCGAATTGCACCGAGTTCTCTGTCGAACGCCATGGGAAAGAGAATGTAGTTGAGAACTGTTGCACGCTCAGGAATCTCAATTACACGAGGCTCTTCTTTTGCACTGAGGCGGCCTGATCGTCCTGCGAGGCCGCGCAATAAACTCATATAGATTTTCTCTTCCATGCCGACATGGAGCCCAGCTTTCCCCTCTGCAATATCATCATCTTTTGTAGACAAGTCGGGGAGACCGTCGACAATGCGCTCATCCGATTCGGGCGCAGGGGTACGGAAAAATTCAGTATCCTGCAGAAAAGGGCGCATAGGAGAATTTCCTGAGGCCTGCCATGAAGACATGAACTTGCTTGCGTAGACATCCCAGTTTAGATACCAGGTGGGAAGGCGATCAGGGATATACTCATCAGCAGAAGATCCAAGCTCTCTCTCATAGAACTCAATTGAGTCGTTCACAACGTCTGCAAGATATTCAATCTTGATCCCATCAAGCGTCGACTTTGTCTCATCCTCATCACGTTTTACAGAGTGATCCATGTAGAGAACACGTTTTGCGTCTAACACGGGACGTGCAAGAGGAACAGGGGTTGCTTCAACAAGCTCTGCAAGAGAAGAATAGGACATAGGCTTGATGCCGACAGGTTCACCTGAACGATCATAATTGATAAGATCATTGCGCAGAATCATCATCATCTCCACCAGCTTTCGTACCTCGCTTCTCTTTTTCTCACTCTTTTGCTGGGAAACAGGGATATCGAGGAAAAATTCTTCTAACATTGAATTTCGCTGCTCGAGGTCGGAATAGACCCGCTCGGAACGGGCCACCTCACGAACCTCGTAAACCGGCGCAATCTGGAATCGGTCAAGAACCTCGAACTCTTCCTCTTCTTCTTTAGCAGCCGCAACCTCCTCCTTATCATCCTTCTTCGACTCCGAAACAGCCTCGCGATTCCGTACAACAACAAAAGGCCTGTCGAGAGGTATTCCGATATAATTGAAAATGATCTTATCCTCTGCCCCAGTTGTATCGATTACGGAAACACTATCCTCTTCTATGTCTACTCCCGTGATCTTGTACACTGGCCCAACCTCTCCTGCTTCAGTAAATGTCTCGAGAAGCTGGCCGACATGGATATCATTTTGTTCAACAAAAGAGGGCTTTGCTCTTTTTTGCAGAATATAGGGAACTTCGATTCCAAGAGAAGGATCAAATTCTCCATCAATAATGTCGATTTTTTCGGTATGATGAGAAACTCCGTCGGGAAGGACACGTAGAATATTCTCATCTAGATAGTAAATTTTGCCACGAAGGTTATCATATTTTCCTCCGACAATTTGAATTCGATCTCCAAGTTCAAAGGAGAGATCCTCTTCTTGTTTTATTTCTTCTTTGCTTTCGTTCTCCATCTCCTACTTCGTGCTAAGTAAAATTGACGATATTTTCACAAAAAAGATATGCAGAAAAATGCAGGTTTTTAAGGATCTCCTTGATTTGTACCCTACATGGGAGGCCCTATCAGGCTTTCTAAAGACAGAAGAGGGTGGCTCGATGAGTATCCGGGATTCATCTTCCCCGTATGCTGTGATACGTTACACAAAGGGTAAGACAAATTTTGAAACTGCTCCTCATGCATCATGGCTTCGTTCAGTGGTCTGGAATAAGGTCTCGAATCGCCCTGTGTCTATTGCACCAAGGAAGGCATTGAAGGGTATGCCCTCTCCTGGTACGTCGCTTACGTTAGAGACGTTTGTAGATGGTACAATGATTAATGTATTTGTATCAGGGGGTGAGTATCATACTGTATCGAGATCTCAGCTGGATGCGAGTGGAACGTTTTACAGCAAGAAGACATTCCATGTACTCTTCATGGAGGCCCTTGCGCGATACGGAGTAACAAAACTCGAGGATCTCTTTACTGAGCTTCCCACGGCGGAGATACCTTCCATTTGTATGAGCTTTGTTCTTCAGCATCCTGAGCACCGAATTGTTGAGAAAATTCATCATCCTTCTCTTCATCTCGTACAGTATGCGATGATCCATGCAGATGGAACATTTGATTTGAATGCTTCCGTGAAGAGGCCTGATGCACTTGAAAAGATGCGTCTTCTGCCTATCGAGAAGAAGTCCTTTGCTACGGAGGCTGAGATTGATGAGTATATGCAAAAGGAGTCGGCCTCGCGTGGATGGACGTGGCAGGGACTTGTTCTGAAGGGCGAGAACGGTGATCGGTGGCGACTCAGAAATGGATCGTACAGTATTCTGCGGGCCCTCCGTGGCAATGAATCGGACCCGAAGATGAGATTCTTGAGGCTGCGCAGTGAGGGCACTATGTCTCAGTATCTCAAGCACTATTCTGAGGACCGCGATCTCTTCTGGCAGTATGAGACGGCTCTCCGTACTCAGACGCGTGCTGCTTATGATGCCTATACCGAGGTTCATAAGGCGCATGCAAAAAAGCTGGGGGATATTCCTACACCGCATCGCACAGCAGTGTATCTTCTTCACTCCCACTATCTTTCGACACTAAAGGCGCGTGGCGAGCATATTCGTTTGGCTGATACGATTCAGCTGGTGAATTCAATGCCTAATTGGCAACAGGCCCTATTCATTTAGCGAATCATCTCCCAAGCAGACCGCCATCCCCTGAACATCTCCGCGCATCCCCTCGCAGCAGACGCCACAACACCCCTTGCTGTTGTCTGAAGGCCATCCTCTACACCAATTCGAAGTAGCATCTCATCGCGAAGAGGGTGAGGAACCTTATATCCAGCAAATGTATCAGAAGTCTCGGTAATCCATGTCTGAAGAAGGTTGCCAAGCGTGTGGTCCTCTCCCTGGAACATGAAGTCGAAACCCTTCATACGAGCATCTGCGGGCTGGATTGTAAGGCTCGGCGGCAAATCACCCTTATCAATGGAGGCGTACTTCATAAGCTTGGCCTGTAGAATATCAAGCGCCCTCGCTACAATATATCTGGGCGTAAGGACTCCAACAGACTCAATCGAGAAATCGAAACTGTAAGGCTCACCCTTCTCATCCTTCAGAAAGCAGCGCGCCACCTCCATCGTGGCAAACTCGCGCTCAAGCTCGCCCTTCCTCTCAGGATTCGCCTCAAGTTCAGATGTATTCACCTTTTTGTGTGAAGAGAGCCAGTCCTGGAACACCTTCTTACGCTTATCCTCATCTGTATCAAAAGTATACTTGTATGCACACATGCTCACCGGGATAAACCGAGCATTCTCTCGCCCATTTCCAAGTGTTGCCTTCATAGTGCATTGAACCTCCTCTGCAGGATTCTTTCCAACACGGCCCTTGAGTACACCGAGAAGGCAGGTCGATCGTGAAATGGGATGAGGATGGAAGAACTCAGTGGATGGGACTAGCTTGTCGGGCTCATCCGCCGTTGCACCCCTCTTTGAAACCTTGATATCAGAGGCAGTAATATTAAGAGGATCCGTCGACTCATTCTTTACATTGAGCTCAAATGCATACTCATCGGCCTTCCACTCAAGAGGATTTGAGACATGCACTGGGATGAGGCCAATGCGGTGTGCAAACATCTCATTGCTCATCGGCGTACTGTTCTTTGTGAACCGGATATCGGTTGTGCTCCCCTTTTCATCAATATCTGCACGAAATGCAACAGTCTCTACAAGTGTTAGCACGGCACGACGAAGAGAATTTGCATAGGAAACGTGTGTGGGTGAAAGCTGAAACGTGAGCGTCATGGGTCCGGTCTGCCGAACATTCTCAAACGGTGCCGTTACCTGCTTCACGGCAGTGGTTGGGCGAACACGAATCTGCTTTTTCTGTGCAGTGGACATTGATGTAGCTTCTGCTTTCTCCATCTGCCTCAGGGGGCTCAATTTTAGGAAGCAGGTTTTCAGTGCGCGTCCTTCCTTAAAACTCAAGTTCTATCCATTTTGTAATGAGTGGCCAGCCAATTCATATTTGCTTCTTTAGCAAAAAGTGCAAATGGTCTATTGCATTTCTTGAGGAACTGGCAAAGACACCTTTTATAAAGGAATTCAAACTGGTCTGCATTGATCCTCCCAATCGCCCGCCCCTCCCGAGTTGGCTAAAGAAGGTTCCTACACTTGTGATTTCGGGTGAACCCGAGCCCCGCACAGATGGAAATGTAATGAATTGGTTATATGAAAAGAAGATGAAGGACTCCACAGTTCAACATGCAAAGAGCAGTGTAGCAGATGGATCCCCGGGAGGAGAGCCCTCCGCTTGGAGTATGGCTGAAAATGTAAGTTTCGGAAAGGGGTTTGGCTACAGTTTTAATGATTCGGATACATTAACCAATGGGGACGGTGGTGCAGCAATTCCAGGTGCATTTTCATTTCTAAATGGGGCCGCTGCGCCGGGTGATAAGACTTCTCAGGGGTTTCCCGGCGGAGGTGAAGTAAAGAGGGAGAAGACAAAGAAGGAGGAGATGTTTGATAAGCAAATGGAGGCCTATCAAAAATCTCGTGAGGAGGGAATGCCCACTTCACGCCCTCGCGCCTAGTCTAAAGATTATTCACTATTATCTTTATAAGAGTATGTCGTACCTGAACGCTTTTAATACGAAGCTGATCGAATTCTTCCAGGATCTCTCTGAGACGTATCCTGAGGAGAAGGAGATTAAACAGGCCCTAGAGGCCATAATTGGGCTAAAAAAGATCAACCCCAGGATGATTGTTGATCTTTTTCACGAATATGTCTATGTCCCGCTCGGAGATGCAATCAAGAGAGAGGATGATGAGTATATCATTCCTTACGCAAAGAAGATGATTGCTGAGCAATTTAATGAGATGTCTATTTCTCTAATGATTTTCAATAAGTATTGGCCAGACATGACCAGTGCTAACAGGAAGGCAATCTGGGCGTACCTCAAGATTCTTGTTGTTTTTTGCGAGAAGGCAAAGAATCTCTAAAAAAGAGCGTAAAGAATTATCTGTAGGTCTTCCAAGAATATAGAAGAATGTCTCAATCATTTGATACCTTTTTCGATTCGAAGTACACTGAGTTTTGTGATGATTTACTTGTAGTATGTCCGGAACTTTCTAAGGAGATTGCGGCGGCGAAGGCTCTATCCCCCGATGATCGCAAGGACAAGTACCTCGGCCATGTCTACACGGCTGGCACTAAAAGAAAGGAGGGCGAGTATCCTGGCACAGTCCTACCCGGCACGACGATCACTCGTCAGCTCTGGGCAACTCTTTCTGCCAAGACAAAGAAGGCGATCTTTGATTACCTTTCGCTTCTCGACCTCTTTATCAGTTTTGAGAACACGGATGCCAATGGAAACTCGGCGTTTTCCCGCGAAGCCGTCGACAAGATCATGAAGGAGTGGCGCTCGAAGCTCGGTTCCTCCGACTTTAAGGATATGGCGGAGAAGTTCACAAACTTATTTGGGATGGAGGGCGATACTCTTCCGCCTCTTCCCGAACAGTTTCTCAAGGGTAAGCTGGCACAGCTTGCAGAAGATATGGTTCGCGAGATCAAGCCCGAGGATTTCGGCATTTCTCCTGCAGATATCAAGGCATGCGAAGACGATCCCACTCGTTCATTTGAGATCCTGATTCAGGCAGCCACGCGCGAACCCGCTCTTCTCCAGGGAGCAATGCATAAGGTTGCAAAGAAGCTGCAGAACAAGATCCAGAGTGGTCAGTTGAAGCCTGAGGAGCTTGCTGCGGAGGCGGAGGAGCTCATGAAGGTATTCCAGGGCCACCCTGCCTTTGTTCAGATGATGAAGAGTTTCCGCGACTCCTTCACGTTTGATGATAAGGATACTGCGCGCTCTGTTGGAAGAGACGGAGAGAATCGTCTTTCCATTGCAAAGGCACGCTTACGGAAGAAGCTCGAGGAGAGAAAGAAGGGAAAGAAGTAAATTCAAGCATAACTCTTTAGTGATAAGCATAAATTTAAGAAAGCTAAAATAGCTTTCTTAAATTTGAGCATCACTCTTTAGTGATAAGCATAAATTTAAGAAAGCTAAAATAGCTTTCTTAAATTTGAGCATCACTCTTTAGTGATAAGCATAAATTTAAGAAAGCTAAAATAGCTTTCTTAAATTTGAGCATCACCAGTAGATGAAGGGTATCCTTTGCGATCCATACATATGGGAAAGGCCCTCTGTGTTATTTAACAGTCTTTCACTTGTAAAAAATGAACAAAATTGCTATTCTGAACTCGTAAACACGATACTATCATGGTTATTCATAGGAGTTTTCGTAGGAGGAGTTCTTAACTATAGTCTTGATAACCAAATCCCTCTTTTTGTATCACTTGTTGTAGTATTTATTCTACTTGCACCTGTTGTATATAGATACCAAAACTATCGCCTACCTGTTGAGAAATTTCAGAATAGTCTCCCCATACCTGAAGGTCCGGCGGAAGAGGTTCCTGAAACAGTCTCTTTCCCGACAGCCGCAAATCCTTTTATGAACGTACTCCTCAATGAGATTCAGTACAATCCTTCACGTCCTCCTGCAGCGAATGTACAGGACAAGAAGATTGTGAAGTCGCTGGATGACTTTTTCCGCGTTCAGTTCACGAGCGACCCTACGGATATCTTCGGAAAGACACAGAGCCAAAGACAGTTTATTGTTATGCCGAGTACGACCATTCCGAACGATGTAGATAGTTACCAGAATTGGCTTTACAAAATCCCTGGCAAGACATGCAAAGAGGGAGGAAACTGCCTCCCCGGGACAGACGGGGCTGCCCTTCCTTGGCTGAATTCAGATAGGGCCATAAATTTTAATAAGGAAGGCCTTCTCAATTCCTCCGCGTCGTTCATTTCCCCCGCTTAGTAAGCAGAGCTTGTGTTTTTAGAAAGGGCTTCTTCTTACATGCAAACCGGCGCAGAGTTCGCTTCCGAGTTTGAAGAACACTCTTTGTACAGATGGCAATTGCGGCAGATTCTTTCGCACTTGCTGTTTTCTTTATTCCTTTCCGCAATTTAATGGTCTTTCTTACGGATTTCACGCATTTGCAGAACTTTGAACTCAAGGATACCATTTGTTTTTTAGATGATTAGAAAACTTTCTACTAGGCAGAGAAGAACAGATGTTCCAAATTAACCGTTCCACACATACCAAGGATGATACAGTTGGCATCGACCAATACTACAAGCAGTCTCTGGCGGCTGGCCAATATTTCACGACGAATCTTGTACCGGATGCGCGTGAAGTAAATCCTTTGGCTGTAAATAACCTCCAGGTTTACCCTCGCGAGGGCTTCGGCTTGAATACTTCCGCAATTGATGCCGACAGTGTTCTCCGGAACCAGGCCGAGTTCAAGAATAATCGGTGTATCATTCGTGCCCAAGCGCGCCCCTTCTTAAGCGTGCCTTATATGGGTGGTGGCCGAGGCAATCCCGACGTGGAGAGCCTTCTCCTACACAGCGAGCAGGTCCGTGAAGGAAAGGAGTGTGGAACCGTTACGGAGACTCAGTTCGAGGGAACCTTTACTCCTCTTATCAAGTCGGTAAAGGACAATATCCAGAACCCCAAAAATCTTGTTGAAGAGGTCGCATCCTCAGGATGGATCCGTGGCGGCATACCCAGTCGCACGTACATCCGCGACGTGAATGCATAAATGTAAATCTTATCAGTAACGGTGATACATCTTAAAATTAAGAAAGCTCAGCGAGCTTCCTTAATTTTAAGTTCATCTGGTAGAAATGTCTGCCGCAACACTTGCAGAGGCTTATGAAACTACACCTCTCGAAGCTGGAAAAGAGAGAAAGGAAAATCCCCAGTATTACGAACAGGCTGTTGGCGTCTATCAGCACAAGAAAGAAGCTCGTCATATTCTTGGAGTTGTCGGAGGAAATGAAGTATCCGGTATCCAGGGAAATCGTGTTGATCTCGAGTCTGATCTTCTTGGACTTACTCGTCCTCTCACATGGGGAAATGAACGGGAACATATTCCCAGCACGAGTGATACAATTGAAAGAAAGAATGCAAAATATGATATGAGTATCAACGTAAAACCTGTTCATCTGAATGCATATCAGATGTGGGCATATCCTGCGACATTTGCACCCATTCCGTTTAAACAGGAAACATGCACAAAACCTGAGAAATTCTAAATTGCCACAACACGATAGGATGGAAGGCACGGCTATACAAATTCGTCAACAAGCACTTACTAGAGGTAAATTCGACAACTTTCACCAGGCAGATGATATGAGAATTACAAATTACGCAATGCAGTATTATCTGAATGCGCCCGGCATACATTGCCCTACGAGTTTCCCTGTGGACGCCACCATTCGTATCCAAAAGAGCGGTGCGAGTTGGCCGCAAGGAATGTGGAAGACCGATGTGGAATCCGACCTGAAGAATATTAATCGTCTCGGAACACGTGTACGATCCAATGCAGAGAGCTACAATCCGAACACAAACAAGCTGAACAGCATTCCTCTTGTTGCAGCACCCGACGAGAGCTTTCCGGAAATCTTTAATCGTCTGAAGAATCCTCCCTCCACTCTCCGTGCGACAGGATGGAATCGGTGGGAGCATCTGCCGCACAATCCTCAAGAAACCTTTGAAACACCATTTGATTTCTTCATTCCATCACGTACACTCGACAAGGAGCGGTGCAAGACGCACGAGTTAAGATAAATAAATTTGTATTCAAGTACTTATATTACAAAGTTGCGCTTTGTAGTATTAGTTCTTTGCGACACTACCATATGAACTTAAAATTAAGGAAGCTCAAAGAGCTCCTTTAGACATCGGTTAATTCGTGGTATGACATAAAAATTAAGGAAGTTTTAACTTCCTTAATTTTTAGTCACCACGGTAGAATAGTATGGAAGTAGCCGGACTCTTAAGCCTTCTTGGGCTGGGATATGTAGTTACAAAACTAAGTGGCGATGATAAAAAGTCTGCACCGAAACCCGAATCTTTTCAGAACTCTGTATCACCTCTTGCAAATATGCCTAAGGGAGGATCTGCAACAGGACCGGATCAAGATCTTGATCTCATGTACAAGACCCCTGCAGGGCAAAGATATCCGAGCGAAGTGAATCCCGGCCCGCAAGGATCTGCTTTTGGATATGCATCTCAGAAGCCGCCCTCACAAAAACAAGTTGTGAGCTGGGCTCCTTCGCCTGTTGATATGGAGTCCGTTACGGCAGAGGTAAAATTCAATACATCAGGTGTTGAGAAGGATCCGAATTACGTGGCTGGAGATTTCATGGTAAGTCCTCTATCAGGTGAGCGCATCAAGACGGGTGAGTTTACACACAATAACATGCAGCCCTATTTTGGTGGACGCGTTCGCCAAAATGTTGCAGCAGCAACGAATACGGGCATTCTTGACTCATTTACAGGTGCAGGTACAACCGTGATCGCAAAGAAAGAGGTTGAAGCCATGTTTGATTCTGCAAACACACCGTATGGAAATCCTCTTGGAATGGAGATTAACACCGACTTTATCCAGAGCCGTATCAATACCCCTCGCAATCGTTCAGGAGAGAAGCCGTTTGAGCCGGTGAAGGTTGCCCCTGCACTTGGCGAGAAGTTCGGCAGCACAGGAAAGGGTGGATTCCAGCAGTACGAGGTGAATGATTACATGATGAAGAATATCAAGCGTACAGATGATCTGCGCACGGCGGATAATCCCAAGCTCACCTACGATCGTCCTGTTGTACCTGGTGTGCACTTCATCGGAGAGGCTGCGAAGGATACAGGTGAGGTAAGAAAGTACAAGCCCGATACGTTCTTTATCGATGAATCGGGTGAGCGTTTCATAGGTGCATTTGCACAAGACATCCAGAAGGAAACGTCTCGTCCAATCCAGGTTTTGAAGCACCAGTCGCGTCCCGAGACCTCTGTGGAGTACGAGGGACCCGCTGCATCTCAGGCCTTTGGAGAGTCCTACGTAACTGGTTCTTACCGTACCCCGATGGCGCAGCAGTATGGTGGTGCTGGCTACCGTAACGCCGATGCATCCACGTATTCAACTGGAAATCCGGATGCACCCCAAGCAGATTATGGTCGTTCTTCTATCGAAATCCGGCCCAATGAAAGACTCGCCACGAGTGAGCGCGTGATGGGTCTCAACCTCGCCCCCGCCGATACGGGATCCGTGCCGGTTCACTACAATGATGATGCCAGGCCCACAAGAAGAGAAGAGATGAGTGGAAATATTCGCCAGGCGGGCACACCCGTCGGATATGCTGGAGGCGCTCCTGCAATCACTGTCTGGGACCCGAGCGATATCGCCCGCACGACGGTGAAGGAGACGACGGTTCACTGGGGATACTATGGAAACGCTTCCGCGGCGGATGCACCGAACCGCCTCAAGGTCTATGATCCCGACGATATTGCCCGCCCGACACAAAAGGCACAGATCTCTGCAAAATCCGAGTATTTCGGTGGAGGTATCTCGGTGAACAAGGACTTCACGAGCCACGATGCTGCGTACCAGATGAGAACGAACTCTAGCAAGGAGAAGATTGCTAAGGGACGCACGCCGATCGCTGGAAATGGAAACGTCGCTGTGTTCACGGGTGAACAGAATGGAGTCTCCTACAAGAAACTCAATTCGGACAGTATCAATGATCGCGCAAATGCGGTGAATCGTGTACAGGGTATCTCTACAGGTGTTGGCGACCTCGGCCAGGTGAAGTACAGGGCACCTCTGAAGCTGGATGTGAGCATGCAGAGAAATACGCCCGATATGGTTGCCGCGGTTGAGCGCAATCCTCTCCAGCAGAGTCTAATGAAGAATGCAAACCACGACGAGGATCTTCTACAGGAAATGTTAAAGGGTATGTAAGGTCTTTTCAAATTCTTTCTTAGCTTCCTCTAGAATTTTTACATCTTTTTCGGCTTGCCCCCACTTACCATAGCCATATTCAATGATCTGTGTAGGGGCCTTAGGATAGAATAGTGTGATACGTGACCCACCCAAGTGGCAAGTTCCCAGCCAAACACCATGTAACCCTGAAAGTTCAATCATTCTTTCCCCAATACGAACTAGGCGCGACATCTTATTTAAATAATATTATTTTCTACGGGTCTCAATTTTTAAGTTCATATGGTAGACGATGGACTGTCAAATATGTCTAGATTCAGATGCTATAAAAATAGATACATCCATATTTAACTGTAAATGCACTTTTTATTCTCACCCGATATGTTTTGCAACATATATTTATCATCAACAACTTCATAAAATGGTATTGGATTGTCCAATTTGTCATACAGGTGTGTTACTGGATGACGAAGAGGATGAAGATGATGAGGATATCATAGGTGTACCAGAAGTAAATAGAGTACAAGACTTTCTCGAAAAAGGCATAAGGATAGTATGTGTTCTTTTTATCTTATACTTATATTTATCCAGCTGTTTTTTTCAGGTCTAAGGACACTCTTATATTGTCTTTCTAGGTAATGTCTGCATTTCCTATAAAAATAAATACGCCAAAAGGTGCATATCTTATTTGTGGGGATCCAGGGACTGGAAAAAGTACCTGGATTCACCGAGAAGCGCAGATGAAAAAAGCAAAACTGTTTCGCTGGAATGCGAGAGTTGATCGCTCCTTACGCGAAGGAAGAGAGATTCTCCATCAACAGGTCCGTTCACGTGAGACCCTTTTCGTATGGATAGAGGGTGCAGACGATTTAACACAGGAAGCACAGGCTTTTCTACGACGCATTTTGGAAACCGCGTCGGAGAATGTGAGTTGTATGCTGGAAGTCCGCGAACCTTGGAAACTTGCACCGCCAATTCTCTCTCGTTGCATTCTTGTTTCAATGAACACATCGACTTCGTTTCGTCAAGCAAAACATCTTGAGTTGGCAAAGAAACTTCATCTTCTTCCTCCCACACCATCTTCACTTTCATTTGATTGGAAGGAGATTCCTTCTATGCGGAAAAATGGAATATCACCTCATGATCTTTTGGATGCATGCATTCAAAAGTACACATGGAAAAATACGGCTCTGCAAAAGTGTATTCGTGCAATTGGAAGTGGTTCATCTCCCTGGGTTCAACTTTCCTTTTTCCTACACGCGGTTTCTATGGAGGATAGAACAACTCCGGAATAAATATGGAGAGTTCTAATGAAAATATCAGCGTATATGCTGAGGCAAAGAGTGAATATACACGGCAGTTAGGTCAGTTTCTTGTGCCCGCATTGCAGACATATTTTTTAGGACTACTCGAGGATGCTAAACAGAAAGACACAGATCCGAAGAAGCTCATCTGGAACTTTCAGGATCTTCTGAAGGAGATGCCCGACTGGAATGTGGATAAGGTAAAGCGTGAAACGGCGCGCATTAAGGATACTGCAAATTGCGACTATCTAGAGGAGCTTCTTACAGCGGTTTTTATTGCACATACAAAGGTTCTTTCTGCAATTCGTCTTACCACAAAGAATAAGAAGTTGCAAATCACGATCCCGAAGGAGGAACACTTTATCCACAGGACTATGTGTCATTCTGCTCGTCTTCTGTGGTCGAATGCCTACCTATTTAATCCCTCTGTATCTTCTGTTGAACGCCAGAAGAACATAAACCAAATTGAGGATCTTTTGCGCGAAGGTCTCTTGCAGTCGATTCGCAGTATGCTTCCGGTAAAGAGTATTCTACGCGAGTACCTCCACGAGGATGCTGAGGACGATGAAGAGAAGCCTTCAAAAGAAAGGGAGGAGGAACCGAAGGAGGATGTGAAGGAGGATGTGAAGGAGGATGTGAAGGAGGAGCCAAAGGAGGAACCGAAGGAGGAGGTAAAGGAGGAGCCGAAGGAGGAACCAAAGGAGGAACCGAAGGAGGAGCCAAAGGAGGAACCAAAGGAAGAAGCGACTCTCGAGTCTCCGGCAACAACCTTTTTCGTAGATACAGAACCCACTGTTCGTTTCGCAAATATTGATTCAGTCTTTGATGCACAGAATCCCGAAATGAATACCTTTCAACCTTCAACGGAAGAGGAGAGTGAAAATATAGAAATCTTGGATATGTCTGGGTCTGCAGTTGATGCATTTGATACGATCGAGGATGAAGATACTACAATTGAGTATGATACCCTTTAGGGCGAAGCCGCGTTATAAACCAGTTCCTTTTTTCGCGAAATGCGGCAGAATGTCATCGCCATCCTCTACTCAACTTGTTATTGGAATGATAATAGGTGGTTCAATTATCAGTTCAGTTGGCGCTGCTGCAACGTATTACACGCAGAGTGAAAAGCCCAAGCTGAAGGGAATTATGCGCGACTTCATCATCGGTGCGATCTTAATCTTAGTTCTTCTCCAACTGATCCCGGACTCAATGAACACTTTCTTTACAGGTGTTCAGGATGTAGTTTCTTCGGGTCTACCTATGCTAAAGGGAGGAGAGGTCCCTGATATGGAACTCCAAACGGGTGTACCAGGCTTTTAATATGTTTATGATATGAAATGAAAATTAAGGAAGTTAAAACTTCCTTAATTTTTAGTCACCACGGTATCTAACAAAATAATGAATACACCTTCTCTTCCACAGTCTCCTTCGTAATGAACTGTGAAAAAGGAGCCTTCTCAAACTGCTTCGAGGGTACGGCCCCATGGACCTTCGCGGCAATGTGCTTGTAGAGATAGAAATCAGGATATCTCTCTGAGCCATCCGGGTCCATCAGAATATTCGAGTCATTATCATCCACCATCCACATCCACAAGCAATTATAGAGAGGAGATACCGTTTCGCGCATCACAAGACCTTCCTCTTCGCTTAAAATCTTCTTTGAGGCAGCCTCATCAGGACGAGCAGGGAATAAACCTTCAAACAAGCTCACCGCAAGGCGCGCCAGATCAAACGATGGATTCGGTAGAACCTCCTCCTTTGGCTTCGCAGTAAGCGGCTTGAACTCATACTGTCCATCTGCATCATTTCCAGGGCGGAAATCGTCGCTTACGAACATTGTACCGTTGATTGTAAAGATAGAACGACCGAAATCAATGATTCGGAAAATCTTGCCAAAGGTGGGAACCTTCCATACAAGGCCAGCAGCATTCTTGTAATAGAGAAATTCCTTTTTTGTCTCAACCCATACGATATTATTGGTGTGGAGATCATTGTGCGTCATTCCGAAAAAACGCTGCATTACAGAACAGGCCGCAATAATCTGAAAGATCCATGAAGACCAATACAGTTCCCAGCGTTCTGTTCCAGGCTTTGCATCCAGTGTACCCTCTTCAAAAAGAGAATCCATTGTATTCTTGTTTTGTTCCGTAAGAATCAGCATAACCGGAAAATCATTCATCTCTGCATATACGGTGTACTGATCCTCATCCTCCTCATCCTCCTCATCCTCATCCTCTTCCTCCTCTTCCTCTTCCTCTGAAGACACAGACTCCGTTTTAAAAGAGGCAGTGTCGAGGCTTTCAAGATCACCTCCGGTCTCTACATCCATTTCAGACAACTCGGACTCTTCAGAATCGGAAAGTGAAGGTGATGTGAGAAGATCTTCTAGGATGTGAGGGGGTACAGGTGCTCCAGGAGACTCGCTATCCTTCACAATCAGTGAATATAAACCTTTCTTCTTTCCATTCCAAAACCATCTTTCATTCCGAAAACTAGAGAAATCATCATTTAGATTGTAGCGATATGAGTTTGCCCTGGCACAAAATGCACCATAAAACTCGTTGAAGTGGGGAGAAATATCCTCTTCACGAAGCTTTCCAACTGCATAACTTGCAATTGTTTCTACATAGGCCTGATTCCAAGGATCCTGTAACTTGTGCCACGCATGGGCCCACGTTTTGGAATGCCAAGGAAGGCCGGATTCCTTTGGAAGACTATACTTTCCACGCATCCACTGGACCGGATCCAGAAGATGAGTTACCTTCATATAGGCAGGTACCTTGGAAAATTCTTGTGATGAACAGTCGATAATATTCTTCTCAAGAAAGACATCACAATTTCCAACTGTTCCCGTCGAAACAATTTCATTAATTCTCCACTTTGTATCGAACCAGACATTATCAGACTGAAATTTATTAATGCGGAAGAGGCGAGTGAGAGTTGGAAAGAAGGTCTGTAAATGTTTGTAGCCCAAGACTGTTTGCAGCTTATTCGACATGGGGGCATTAAGAAAACGTGGAGGAGGAAGTTTCATCCCCCGGAGTACATCTGTCCCACTTTCACTCATCTTTTTGTTGCGTACATTCAATCCTTTGCATAAAAGCGCGGATTAATAAGTATGAGTGTATCTGCATCAATGAACTTAAGCTTACGTAAATTCGATATGAAGAGGATTCCCCAGGACGCCGTATGTGTCTTTATTGGACGTAGAAGAACAGGAAAGTCGACATTAGTGAGGGATCTGTTATATCATCACCAGGAAATGCCCCTTGGAACAGTTATCAGTGGAACAGAAGAATCAAACTCTTTCTATGGAAAAATGATTCCGCCGCTTTTTATTCACGGTGAATACAATGCTGCAATTCTTGCCAATTTCGTGAAGAGACAGAAGCTCGTAATGAGCAAAATCATGAAGGAGCAAGCTGCTGGGCAAATGCAGTCCAGAATTGATCCTCGTTCCTTTATGATTCTGGACGACTGTATGTACGACGATAGCTGGACACACGACAAGAATATTCGCTATCTTTTCATGAATGGTCGTTGGCTCAAAGTGTTCTTTTTGATTACTATGCAGTATCCTCTCGGTATTCAACCGGCTCTCCGTACCAACGTCGACTTCGTCTTTATTCTGCGCGAGCCCTACATGAGCAACCGCAAGCGTATCTTCGAGAACTATGGATCGGCCTTTCCTTCCTTCGAGTTTTTCTGCCAGATCATGGACCAGTGCACACAGAACTATGAGTGCCTCGTTCTGGATAACACGAGCCAGAGCAGTAAACTGGAAGACTGTATCTTCTATTATAGGGCAGATATGCACGGCGATTTCCGTATTGGTGCTCCTGAATTTTGGGCTCATTCGGCGGCGCATTTTAAGGATAAAGACGAGGAGGGCGTGAATCAATACGATCCGAGCCAAGCAAGAAAGCTCAAGGGGCCGGCGATCCAGGTTCGGAAAATCTAATAGAGTTGCAACCTATCGTTTATAGGCGCACGACAAAATGAACACGGTTTATCTATGAGTTTCTCATTGCAACTCATACAGACTGTGTGACCACAGGGGATATAGGCAATTACACGGGGATTTTCTTCACAAATTATACACTCGATTCCTGGAGGGCGACTCACATACACATACTGTAATTGTTCTTGTATTCGTGGAGCTTCTTGGATAATAACGAGTTGCTGTGGAACAGTTCTGCATTTATATAATATTATTGAAATTCCTCCAACAACGGTTGAAGGAACGCTTATACATAATAAAATAAGGGCAATGTAATTTTGCCCTGCACTCGCAATCGTAATATAAACTCCATTTCCCAGTAATAAAGGGCCTAGCAATAAATAACACATATAAAATAAACAATTTTTATCAATTCTTGGTTCTGTTTCCATACTGTGCATAGTATTTAGATTTTTATATTGGAGGAAAACTTCTCCCATGATAAGAGAGTATGGCTGGGCGATCAGAACTTTATTTTATCATGCTTATCCTTTTATTAGGTATACTCCTTCTTATCGCTGATCGCATGCTACGGATCGACTACTTTTTTAATAAGGCAAGAGAAGCTCCATCACGTTGCGGGGTAGGGTTTCAGCCATGCGAGCATCCTTTGCGCTGCATCAATGGAATTTGCGCGCCTACGGAAATTCATTCTCTAAAGAACACGGATCTCCCGGTTGTTCCATGAGTTGTTTTTTATAGGAAGACACTAGGATGGGCATTGAAGTGATTATTGGTGCTCTTGTTATACTTCTTTTCTGTATTGGGGGCGTCATTGGATATTTCTATTTTTATTCAGATCAATTGAAGCTGGGTGAGGAGTGTGATCCTCAACTAGAGAATCAGTGCGGAGAAAAAGCGAATTGTCAGTCGGATGAAACAGGGAAGAAAGGAATTTGTTTTCCATCTACAGGATAGATATGGCACGTAAATCACAGTATGGACTCGTTGGTCTCTTCATTGTTCTACTGGTTGTCCTGATCGGTCTTCCTATTCTGAAGGCGACATTCCCCATGTACTACAGTGAGGGATTCCGTGCCGCTTCCCCCTGCTTTGGCGTTATCTGCAAGAATGAGGGTGAACGTTGCCAGGACGGTAAGTGCGTTCTGATCAGCCCCCCATACACGAACGATTATTTCCGTGGCGAATAAATATACTATTTACACATAAATCATAAGTATAAAAATATTTATACTTACGAATTTTATTAGAACAATACTACTATTTATTCCTTCTTGGCAGCCTCCATCTTGCGCTGGAGAGCAAGATCAGGGGCATCTCCGAACATCTCATTCACCTCTGAGGGGCGAGAGACTGATACGGGCTTCGCCCCACCCTTCTGACGATTCTCGCGCATAAACATCTCGCGGGCATCCTCATTCTCCTTGTACTTCTTCATCAGGGTATTGAGCTGATCCTCTGCATACTCCTGGTTGGAAACCTCCGTCGGTGCGGGATCCCACGGCAGCCACTTACCAATCTCTCCGAGAAAGATATTGTGGAGGGTATCCATGCGCTGCATCTTCTTAGAACGAGCCTCAGCTTCAGCCTGTGAACTAAAGACACCACGTATCTTGAGGCCACGAACCGTTGTCTGGAAGTTGTTCTTAGCAAGGAACTCCTCCTCGAGCTTCGCCCGGCTATTGAACAGCCAGTCCTCATAGGACTCCTTCAACTTCGTGTCCTTGAGCTCCTTCTGGTTGTCCTTAATGAAGTTCTGAAGACCATCCATTACGGTGTCAATACGGACACGCGAATTCCTGCAGGTATCGGCCACGCCGCTGAGATCCATCGTGTCGAACTTGCTCGCATGCTCGTCGAGCTTCGTGTTGATCGACTGAATCGTCTTCACCATGTACTGCTCGAGACTCTTTACACGAAGAGCAAACTCATACTGCTCCACGAATCTGGAAAAGAAGAAGACGTCCTTGCTTGCAAGAACCTTCTCGGGGCTTAGGAAGCTCATGAGGCAAAACTTCTGGCCAGCAATCTCGGGATCATCCTCAAGAAACTCCTCGCGAACAGGTGTAGACATTTCTTTAGAGAAGGATCTTTAGTTGTTTAGACCACTTTGCCTTTACGGCAACTCCAGAAAAAATCTTGCTTAGAAATATAAGAAATGGACGCCACTACCGAAATCGTGAATCGCCTGATCAAGTACCTCGTGGAGGGTCTCTTTGTCGCGGTTGCGGCCATCTTTGTCCCGCAGCGCTCCCTCCCGCCGATGGAGATCCTCACCCTCGGCGTTGTCGCGGCTGCGGTCTTCGCCATCCTCGATGTCGTGAGCCCCAGCATCGGGGTTACGGCTCGCCAGGGCGCTGGCTTCGGTATCGGCGCGAACCTGGTAGGTTTCCCGATGCGCTAAAGCCCCGATGCGCTAAAGCTGACGGGTAGCCCCGATGCGCTAAAGCTGACGGGTAGCCCCGATGCGCTAAAGCTGACGGGTAGCCCCGATGCGCTAAAGCCCCGATGCGCTAAGTGTAATCTAACCCCATTCTAGATGGTTCTTATACTCGCAATATGTTTACTTCTTTTTGCTGTTTTCATGATGATACAACAAGAAGGATTTGATACGCAGACCTGTAAAAGTATAGGCGACAAAGTTGCGTGTATAAATACAGCAGACTGCAATTGGCTTGAACCTGAGAAAAAATGCTCAGCATGTTCTGAGCTAACAAGCTGCGATTTGTGTTTAACAACGGATAAATGTGGCTGGTGCAAAGATTCAAACAAGTGCGTTATGACAGACAGAAATGGATTTCCCGTTGGAAAGGCCTGCTCTAATGCAAATTACGTAGGTTCCGCTAGCCAGTGCCCCAGTGCACGGGCAAAACAGCCCTCCATTTCTTTCACCTCCCCTACGGCTATGGAAGCAGAAATCTTCAATGCAAATCTTCCTGTTCTCACCTATACCCAAAGAAATGCAAATTCCTGCTCAACGGAGACTGTTGTTTCAAATGTGAAGAAAGTACTTGATTCGAGTATAAAAGGAACAGTGCGTGCCGAACTTACGAGAAACAATATCGAAGTTGTTGAAGGCTTTACTCAAGACGACAATCTTGCCTTAGCTGCAATGGCCTCCATCACGGATGATGTCCGAGCCACTACCCGCAAGTCTCTCTGTGCGAATGCGACGGATTCATCGGGCTGCAGAGAAAGGCCCGCTTGCAAGTGGGACGGGGCGAACTGCAAATCTAAATAGACCGAATGAACTCCCACTTCAGATCAGAACAAATCTTCTGCCAGATCTTATCTTGCACATAGAGTTTGTCGCGGTTTTTCAGCAAAGGGAAGGAGGGTAGATACTCGTCGAGTTCCAGAAGCTCACAGAATTTGTAGAGAACATAGGAATACGAAAGGAAATTGCTGCGGCCCTCTGGACAATGCTTCTGGAAGGAAGGCTGGATCTCCTTGAACATGTATCGCAGCTTCTCTTCAACCTCGCGCGACATCACGGGCGCATTTTGTCCATTGAGACGATTGAGGATATGGGGCACGTGCTCATAATACTTGTTGAACTTCATCTTCTTTAGAATCTCACGGATCTTACTCGCTTTCAACATACGTGTATCATTGATTCTCTCCTTCTTGAGCTCATCCAAAATGCATTCATATACATCATTTGGAATCTCAGTACTCTCCTTTGCCTGGAACTGGGCAATCCATTCATTGAAATGGTTGATTCGTTTGTACGCGTAGTAGGAGACCTCGCGCGGTGGGTCCTTGTAACTCGGCTTATCCGAATCAATAAGAACAAAATCCTGGTATCCGCATTTTGTGCAGGTGAAGAGGGCCTCATTTGTACTGAAGATCATCTCGACTTCACAATAAGGACATTCTCCATAAGGATCATTAATAGTATCAGTAACTTGGCGAGAATACTCAGGATCAATCTTTTGAATATAAGCCTCCAGCAACTTATCTCTCTGAAGAATCTCCTTTGAACCAGGTTCTACGGTACGTACCTCTCCCTCAGATTCTGCAGCCTGCTGTAAGGCAAAAAGAATATCACCTTGTTTTTGTTTTGTGGGCTGGGCCTTACGAAACCCCTCTGCACCACTATTAATCTTTTCCTGGATATTATAATACTGGTACAGATATTCACTTGTGTTCAGATAGTAATCATACATTTCATTATTACCACCCCTTCTCTGAATTTCTGTGCCAAGATCTTTTACCTGTTGTTCGATAATTTCACGGTGAAGATCATCTTGAAGTACAGAGAGATCGGACTGAAGCTTCTCTCGCCTTTCCGTTAACTGTGTAACTTCCGCCTCACGCTCACGAATCTGATTGATTTGCACCTGATGTAGTGCATCTAGTGTAGTTCTGGATTCTGGATTACTCCGTTTTGTTGGACGGATTTTAAAAAAGGCAGTTTCTACTGGCATTTACTGTCTGGACTATCCTTTCCATGTTTAAGCATGGGCTTCTAATAATGCGCGTTCAAAGTAATTTACAGATCACATCGGGTAGATTTTTTTCCGTCCGCAAAAAGTTTCCTTTTTTCGCATTTCCGGCACTTTCCATTTTTTTTTCTCCATAAGGGATATAAAATGACAGGTGGTGGTCTTATGCAGCTCGTAGCCTATGGCGCGCAGGATGTTTACCTTACTGGCAACCCGCAGATCACCTTCTTCAAGGTCGTCTACCGTCGCCACACCAACTTCGCCATGGAGTCCATCGAGAACCCGTTCAACGGCTCTCCTGGCTTCGGCAAGCGTGTGACGTGCACGATCCAGCGCAACGGCGACTTGATCCACCGCATCTACCTCCAGGCCACCCTGCCTAAGGTTTCCCTCCTCGCCTCTGACGGCTCTGGTGCCCAGTTCCGCTGGCTCAACTGGGTTGGTCACAACCTCGTTAAGAGCGTCGAGCTCGAGATCGGCGGCCAGCGCATCGACAAGCACTACGGACAGTGGCTCCACATCTGGAACGAGCTCACCCAGGAGGCTGGCAAGCAGGCCGGCTATGCCAAGATGGTTGGCAACGTCCCCCAGCTCACCAACCTCCTCGTCCAGGGCGGTGAGCCGTGCGACGACGACTGCCAGGGTGGCGAGCCCAACAGCTCCCCCGAGGTGCTCAACTGCGCCCCGGACTACACGCTGTACATCCCGCTCCAGTTCTGGTTCTGCCGCAACCCTGGTCTTGCGCTCCCGCTGATCGCGCTCCAGTACCACGAGGTCCGCATCAACCTCGAGTTCCAGGACATCCGCAACCTCTGCTTCGACATCACCCCGCAGATCTCGACCAACCTCCACACGATCCGCGACCGTGTCTCTGGCCAGAACCTCACGGCTGCCTCTCTCTATGTCGACTACATCTACCTCGACACGGACGAGCGCCGCAAGTTCGCCCAGGTAAGTCACGAGTACCTGATCGAGACCCTCCAGTTCACTGGCGGTGAGTCCATCACGAGCTCAGCCAACAAGCTCAAGCTCAACTTCAACCACCCGTGCAAGGAGCTTGTTTGGGTTGTCCAGCGCGACTCCTATGTCGCGTGCGACGATGCGACCATCAACCCTTGGAAGGGCCAGCAGCCGTTCAACTTCAGCGACTGGTGGGACCGGTCTGTCCTCGAGTCTGGCTACTCAGTCACGCGCTTCGAGGGCATGGCGGGCAAGAACCCGGTTGTTACGGCGCTCCTCCAGCTCAACGGCCACGACAGATTCCAGGTTCGCGAGGGACGCTACTTCAACGAGGTCCAGCCGTTCCAGCACCACACCAACGTGCCGGCTGTTGGTATCAACGTCTACTCGTTCGCCCTCCAGCCCGAGCAGCACCAGCCCAGCGGCACGTGCAACTTATCGCGTATCGATAACACCACGCTGCTGCTGACGGTCTCCAACAACGCGGTTGGCACGGCCCTCTCCTCAACTGTCTACATCTACGCCACGAACTACAACGTTCTCCGCGTAATGAGTGGCATGGGCGGACTCGCGTATTCAAATTAGTAAAAGCCGTACTCCAATTAGTAATCCTCCGGTAAAACGGAGTAGGTTAAAATTGAAAAAAAACATATTCCTCTTCCTAGTAGGAAAAGAAATATGGAAACATGTAATGCTGTTATGGAGCAGGGAGAGAAGAAGGGACAACGTTGTTGGAGGCCTATTGCAGAGCATGGATTCTGTGGAAAACATCAGAAACAGGCCCTTCTTACTATAGCTAAAAATAATAAAAAGAAAAAGTGTTTAACTCATCGATGCTTATCGTTAGTAGAAGAAACTTCTCTAGAACTATATTGTACCGCTTGTATAGAAAAGAAAGAGGAGAAAAAGAAGAACGCCATGCTCTGCATTGCTATTATTCAACAGAATGATAATAAAGGAAAACAGTGTGATAAGATTGCATCTATTGGCAAGTACTGTGGAAAGCATAGTGAAAGAAACATATTACTAGAGGAATCAGCTAAAAATGGAATACGTATATGTGACGAAGGGAAAAGAAGTTGCAAAAATGAAACTAAAGATGGTAAACTTAAATGCGAAGAGTGTCTCAAGAAAACAAGAACTCTTGAGAGAAAAGAATACCAGGAGCGTCAACTTACACCTGATATGTGTTTAGGATGCGGTATAACAATGCTCGAATCAACCGAGGGATTTCGTAATGATATAGTAAAAAGATGTAAAGAGTGTTATATAAAACTGAGAGAGACAGAAGAAAAGAGGGAGCGAGAGGAAAGAGATTATAATAAAGAACGCAAAGCAAATATTACGAAACACTATGATGAATATGTAAGGGGAGCAATGAAAAAGAATTTACAATTTAATTTAACTGCAGAACAATTTATTACACTTGTAAACTCTCATTGTTATTATTGTGATGAATATGATGAAGCAAGAGTAATTGGCATAGATCGTGTTGATTCAGAATGTGGATATCTTATTGATAACGTCGTACCTTGCTGTGCAATATGTAATAGAATGAAAAGTGATTTAGAAAAGGGTGATTTCCTAAATCATATTTGTAAGATTTATCTACATTCATTTACAAATGAAACAAAAGATACTCCTATGCCACAAGAGAAGGGGAGTTATATTCGTCCTCAGAAAATTCTTGAACTCTATAAGAATAAAAAAATATCAGAGTATATCGAGCTATGCAAGAAAGATGAAAGGTCTATCTTGTTTATAGAGAAAATAGAGAAACTGAGTACTTCTATATTGAGAGAGCATGAATGTTTATCACTTATAAAAAGTGCACTAAGATCTGATACAAACAGTAGAGTACTTACAAACAAGAATGAAAGGCGGCGTATACCGAGAAAAGAACTCTTTGATTATCTTGAAAATAATAAACCCAACGAGTTTATTAAATTATATGAAAGTGTACATGGTAAGGTTGAAGGATTTAATAAGGAAGTAAATGAATTAGCGGCGAACTGGACTAAATATGATGATAAATATGAAGAATTTAATAGACTTCTTATAAAGTATCAAAACAAGAGGAAGAATTGTTAATATGAATCCATGCACCAATCTAAACCAACCCAACTATTCTACTACAATGGATCTATTGATAGACTAGTACATTTAGACTGTTCTTTATGATGGATTATCTTCACCAGGTATTACATTGTTTACAACATCTTCTTCATCGGGCATTGCCATCATAATTTCATCACACCAATTATCAAAGTCATCAAGTTGTTCTGATAAAAACTCTTCAGTAAAATCAAGAACGTTCTTGAGACTGGCATTTTTCTTCATTTTCATAAAAGCACATATTGCAAAAATAATATTTTTACCGGCAAAATATAGCCGCGATTCAATCTCAGAATTCATATATTCGCTAAACTGTTCCTTAAATTCGTGCTGATAAGCATAACTCATATCTGCTTCACAGCTTAACCACATATCAAACATATGATCCCAATTATGAGAAATACAATCCTTACATCTCTTAATAAGAGCCGCTCTAACTAATTTAAACTTCTCCTGATACCCCATATGATTTATGAAAGACCGCTCAGTTTAGGCGAGCTTCGAAATTTGCTTGTAGTTGGATCTATTATTTCTACTTTGTAAATTTAAAGATTAATCTATTATATAGTTATAAAGTAGAAATGCCTAGAAACCAAAAGCCCGCAAAGACACCTCTTGCAATACAGACAACCCAAAACCAAGTACAAGTAAAACCGCAAGAGACAATACAAAAGCCCGGTCTTTTACCCTCATTAGGTGCATCAATGATGCACGGAGTTGCTGTTGGAAGCGGTAGCGGTCTCGCCCACGCTGTTATCAATAGATTTTTCAATAGCGTTCAAGAGAAACCTGAGTATTCAAGATGCTTAGAAATAACAAAGGACAACTATGAAGCATGTGAACATTTAAAAATGTAATAACTGCTTGAATATAAATCATCCAGCCTTCCTGGGCCGCAGAACACGCCCCTCAATCACAGCAGGAATCGGTGCCTCAGGCTCCCCTGTAATCCATGAAACACCCTTTCCAATTGCGCCGACGATAGAGAAGAGAAACGCTATCATCATCGCACCATATAGACTCTGGGTGTGCTGGATCAGACTCATCAGAATCTGACAGAATGTACTATCCATGACAACGAGGCTCTGGATAAATCCCCAGACACCTTGTGGTGCACAGAAACAGACATAGACGTGTGTTGCCGACCATGCAACAAAGCCAATTCCAATTGCAGCTGTGAAGCCATAACAGCCTAGCACAGAACAGGTCCTCTTCGCCAACTCCATACAGTTTGGAGTTTGTACCAACCTATCAAATTTTCGAAGCATGGGTCTAAAAAATAATGACGTATCAGTCTAATGAACCGCCACGAGTCCGAGGAAGAAGTTCCCCTCACAGATCTACCGAAGGAGGGCTGCCCCTGCTGTAAACGTGTAGAAATAAAAATTGTTGATCATTTTACAAGACATAGAAGAGAGTATGAGGAGAATTTTATCACGGGTGGCTGGATTTTACTACTCATGTGTTTCGTACTTGTCTCTGGTATTATACTCTATTTCACCATCCAAGCATTTTTTAAATATTTATATCATATCTAAAGTTTATTCGTAATGGCATAATAAATTGCAAATCCAAGCAATATACTGAAGAGTATAAGAATATATAGATATTGAATTTTTTTAGTATTATCTACTTCAGGATCTCCCTCAAGAACAGGGTTCGGAGCTACTCCAATACGCAGAAGGCTCTGTCTGTGGCAGATGGGGCAGTCGTAATCATTCTTATCCTTCATCCACTTATTCCAGCATGCAGGATGAGTATGAAACCTGCAACCGCAGTTTCGAAGAAGCACTGAACTTACAAGAGGCTCTCCATCGACAGAATCCTCTTCTAGGCATATGAAACATGATGGCACGGAGGGAACGAGCGCGTTCAACGAGTTCGTCGAATCAGAGGCCTTCATCTACCGCTTACACTCAAATTTAAGAAAGTTGAGTCTAGACGGTACAGTAGCCACCAATCCGAATTAACTATCAATTTTAGGCGTAAATCTCCTTTTCTTCTGTGTATATCTTGATCTCTTCAAGATACGACTGCCGCCTTTTTGCGTTCTTTTTTTTTTATTGGCCTTACGCCCACCACTATAAGGAGAAAGACTCATTTCGATCGCCCTGTAATCCGTGTGGTCTGCTGTGCCGGCAGTAAAGGGTGGATTTATCTGTATATAATGATCTTGCGGAATCTCATTTCGCAAGACATGTGTAGGAATATCATCGAAGAAGAATACACGATCTGCTAGCCCGCGAACCCCCTTCTTCACCTGCATCATCATAAACTCCACGTCTTGTAGGCGTTTCGGAGGATCAAATATCTGGGGACGATTCATATGTTGCCGAGGCATGATATAATTGAAGGGTGCGGGAGAGGGTGTATTCTCAGGTAGGCCAAGACGCTTCAGAAGTTCAATGCGTACTTTATCAATGTAGATAAGATCGGAATTGTTTGTAAGAAGAAAAATCGCCGAAACGGTTCCTGTGCGTTTTGCATCGATGGCCTTTTGAAGAATACGGAGAGCATTCGGATTCAATGTAATCCTATCGGAATATTCGCCCGATAGGGTGTTATCCATATCCCATACAAGGACTAGCCCTGCCATCTATTTAGAAACCATCTTCTTTTTCCCAAATCAACGAAATGTGTTCCCATTTCGGTAAACTCAGAAGATGATTCACAGCCCAGATTCTTCTCTCCATAGGATGCGACTTCGCGCACTTGCGTGAATGATATTTCCACGCCCACTCGAACTGCAAAGCCTCTACTTGTGTAAGAAATCCCTCTACATGGCATGCTCGTTCCCAGCCACTCTTAATCGCCGTGGTTCTCTTTGCGCCTCCCGAAATCTCACCGTTATGTTGACGCAAACGTCGATCCAGATCAACAGTTGCTCCTACATAGGTTTGCATAGGCAATGTTTTGGTCTGCAGGAGATAACACATCCATCTGTGATCCTCTCCTTCTGACATAATCTCTGGTCTCCAACTAGATTTAAATGGAGGGTGGTGCTGCATTTGCTCCTGGAAGGCCTTCAGATTTACCCAACCTTTCGATTGTAAAGGAGGTTGAACATCTACCTTATTTTCTGGGTGCGGCCCTCTTAATGAATGTGCTGAGCATTGCACTGGCCCGCGGCTACCAGGTGGGAGGAAAGACGCTCAACGATTGGTATGATTCATTTGGATACGAGGCGATCACGGTGGACTTGGTTGGCCTTCTTCTTCTTTTCATTACGGGCCAGGCCATCTACACTCAGTACGTAACTCCTGTCTACGGCTGGAATCCCCTCTATTTTGTTGTGATCCTTGTTCTTTTACAAGTGGCCTACGATCTGGCCCTGTACTATGGCGTGATCAACAATGTTCCTACGGGCCAAAATGCGATGATTGATCTATTCAAGAGATATGTCCAGGAGAATGGAACAACGGCTCTTGCTCGTGATGCGCTTCTTATGATTGGTTCCGTGCTGTGCGCGTTTGGTCTTCTCTCCGTCTCAACGGAGGCTGCGACCTTTGTGTCTCTCCTCGCGGTCTACGCTGTCCCCTATGTTCTCAATCACAAGATGATGGAGAAGAAGACAGTAGCCCCTCCTAAGGAGGAAAAGAAGGAAGAGCCCCAGCAGGGCCAGAGAAATAGCTGGGATCCTCCTGTTCCGCAGGTCCAATCCAGTAAACCTTGGTTATAAGTAGGGAGATGCCATATGTTGGCTTAGTAAATCCAAATGTTACATGTTTTATAAATGCAATTATTCAAATGCTTTATAGAATTCCTGAATTCAAGAATATCGCGATAGATCCAGTAAAGGGATATTTTACAAAGATGGATGCTGCCGAGGCAAAAAGTAGAGCAGAACCGGTTGATCTAGAACTTGGCGAGAAGTCAACCGAATTTGAATGTCCTCTTGACTATGAAAAAGAACAGAAAGGAAAAAAACGCAAACAAAAAGATGCTGCAGAGTTTCTACTCAATTCAATTTTTAATAGAATAGGAAATGAGAATTTAGGATTGTTAAAATTCACAGTAAATACAACATCCTATTGTAAAGATATAGCTGGAACAAAATCTAATGCAAATCCTGTCGGTGAAATTCAGACAATCTTAACTCTTCCAATTTCAACCTGCAATACAGTAGAAAAGTGCATTACCGAATATGGTAAAGAAGAGAATCTTGGAGTAGAAAGTCAATTAGACTCTTGTAAAAAGGTTGCTGGACTTACATCTCATAAAAAAATGGATATTGTTGCAAGTGAATCTCAGAAGTATCTCATAGTACAGTTAAGCAGATTTCAGGTTGATCCTAACACTTATGAAAGCACAAAAATAGTAAAGGATATTGATATAACTCCAGTAATTACTCTTTCTGGAGTACGCTGGGCATTGGAAGGAGCTGTACTTCATACAGGAACTTTGTCCTCTGGGCATTATCGGTATATGTGGAAGGAAGCTACTGGAAACTGGATTCTTTTTAATGATTCTGCAGTAACCACTCTTACCAAAGAAGAAAGAATAGCCGATATACGAACAAATGGATATATTTTAGTCTATAAGAAAATAAATGGCACTCCTAAGAAAACTCGCAAGGCCGTTCGTTTTAATAATGGTGCAAAGAAGCATAATGGAAATCGCGCTACACAAAAGGAGGTTCAGACTAAGAAAACCCTTGTGAAAACACAGAAGGTTCAGATTAAGAAAGCCCCCGTGAATACACAGAAGATTCAGACTAAGAAACCCCTTGTGAAAACACAGAAACACAGTAAATCATTTATTAATAGGCTTCTTACACCAAAAGATAAAGCCGAGTATACAAAATCTATCTACACAAATGATCCTCTTCTTAAAGAGCTCGTCGACAAATATGTGAAGCAATAAAAATGAAGGCCGAGGTGTAGGGTGTGTGCAGTATGCCATTATCTACATATCTACATACAGTCGATGTCTCTGCACCCTGCACTGCAGAGATCAAAGCCACCTTTCCTTTCCCTCTTGATCCATTCCAGAAGCATGCAGTGGCCGCGATTGATCGCCATGAGAATGTGCTTGTAACTGCAAAGACAGGATCTGGAAAGACGCTTGTGGGTGAGTATCAGATTACTGCCTCCATGGCGAAGGGGCGGCGTGTCTTCTACACGACTCCTATCAAGTCCCTCTCCAATCAGAAGTTCCATGATCTCAAGCAGATCTGGGGCGACCAAGTTGGCATCCTCACTGGCGATATCAAGTACAAGCCAGATGCACCAATTGTAGTGATGACTACGGAGATTCTCCGCAATCTTCTCTTCAAGTATACAAGCTCCACAAAGAACCTCGGTCTCTCTGCTTCTCTCTCCATCGACGATCTCGATGCAGTTGTGTTTGATGAAGTGCATTATATCAATAACAGGGAGCGTGGACGGGTCTGGGAAGAGACACTCATTCTTCTTCCACCTTCTGTGAATCTTGTTCTCCTGAGTGCAACGATTGATGGGCCCGAGCTCTTTGCCTCCTGGCTCGGCGACTTGAAGAAGAAGGCGATCTACCTCATCTCGACCCAGTACCGCATTGTACCTCTTCGCCATACAGTTCTCTCTGGTACAAACTTTGTGGAGATTATGGACAATAAGGAGAGCTTCTCCCCCCAACTCTATAACTTCTGGTTGAAGGGAAGAGCGGCGACCACAGACCAGTACAAGCAGCACCAGAAACAAGTTGCAAACCGAAGGCAAGGAGGCTATGAGGATCCTGTTGTTCATGGAAGCAAGCGCCCTGTCTCCTATGTGCACCAACTCAATGAGACGATCCAGCTTCTCCATGAGAAGGAACTACTTCCAGCCCTCTTCTTTGTCTTCTCGCGCAAGTCGTGTGAGACATTTGCAAACAAGGTCCAGGGAACTCTTCTTACGCCGACGGAGGCTGCCTCGGTAAAGCACATTGTCGACTTTCACCTCCATCGGTATCCTGCAGTCTACAACACGACCAAGCAGTACTTCACACTCCGTGCTCTTCTTGAAAGAGGCGTCGCCTTTCACCACAGCGGCCTTCTTCCTCTTCTGAAGGAGATCATTGAGATCCTCTTCACAAAGGGGCTGGTAAAGGTCCTGTTTGCCACGGAGACCTTTGCGGTTGGAATTAACATGCCGACAAAGACCGTTGTCTTCACTGGCTTTCAGAAATACGATGATGAGACAAATGGTCTCCGCATGCTTTACACAGATGAGTATATCCAGATGGCAGGTCGTGCAGGTCGCCGAGGAAAGGACACAGAGGGCCTCATTGTCTATCTTCCTGAGAGGGATCCCGTTGGTGTTGCAGACTTAGAATCTATGATGAAGGGAAAGAAATCAACCTTCATCTCACGTATGAATTTCCACTATGATTTCATTCTCAAGACGGTTCACTCGGGAAATACCGACTGGATTCGTCTGATGTCTGAGAGCTACTGGTTTCAGCAGCACATGAAGCGGACTGAAGCTGGGGAGCGCTGGGTCGCTGAGGCCGAGCAGAAGATCAAGGATCTTGCATTCACTCCTGAACTCCTGGAAGCAATGGAAGAAAAGGAGTCTTTGGAGAACACGTTCAAGACGACGGTGAATGCGGCACGCAAGAAGGCGCAGCAGGCCCTCGAGGCCTGGAAGAATACGCATGTGGGGCCCGTCTACATAAAGGCATTAGCTACCTTCAAGACGCTCAAGGACTATGAGGCTGATCTTCGCAGAGCACAAGAGAATCTCTATTCTCTGCAAGCCTACAAGGAGACGCTGTATCCGATGTTCTATGTTCTGAAGGAACTTGGATTTCTGGGGGCCTTTGAGGATCCGTGCGAAACCACATCGTCTCATCTCACACCTCTAGGAACACTTGCAACGGAACTCAATGAGGGCAATCCTCTTCTGATGAGCTACGCATTCCAGAATAAGATTTGCTCGAAGCTCACAGGAGAGGAGATTCTCTGCTTCCTGTGCGCTTTCATGCAGGAGAGATCGGAGGGTGCACCTTCCTTGGCTTCTCTCCAGATTCCCTCCGCGGTAAAGGATGCCCTCTATGAACTGGACACGTCGGTGGATGTCTTTCTCTCCGCCGAAAAAAAGTTCGGAGTTGTCTCTCCTCACGACTACTGGAGCCTCAACAGTATGTGGATTGAGCCCGTGTGGCGCTGGATCCAAGGGGACAACATCTCAGCGATTTGCGAGACGTACGAGATTTACGAAGGCAATTTCATGAGAACGGTACTGAAGGTTGCTAATCTTTTGGAGGAGTGGACGTCGATGGCCACCTTCACACAGTCGGTGGAGGAGCTGGCGAAGTTGGAGGGACTTCAAGCCAAGCTGGTGCGTGATGCGGCGATCCCTGAGAGCCTCTATCTCAAGCTTTAGAACGGCGTGTCTTTCCCTTAGTGCGGCGAGTCTTTCCCTTCGTGCGGCGAGTCCTTCTTGTTTTACGCCCGCCCCTCTTCCACCCCCACCAACTACGTGAGGCGGCCGCAGGAGGGACTTGCATGCTTGTGGCACGGCCCTGGTATTCCTTCTCGGCCTCTTCCCTACCACGGCGTATCATCATAGCATTTCTCCTCTTTTGTTCATCAATAGAAGTAATCATCATTTTTAATGATAATTCATCCATCTTCTTCTGCTCCTCGACTGTGGGCGCATTTTCCAATACTGGTATTTCTTTAAGTTGAGTTAAGTCAGAACTTAATCCTTCAATATCCTTCATATCATACTCGGGTACAAAAGTTTTTTTACCAGTTTCTGTTTTAGTAAACTTGTAAAATATACCATTAAGTTTCTTAATTTCATAATTACCACCTAAATTATAGTTGTAACTTTTTACAAAATTAACTACTGATTGCATACTTCTTTATAATATATAATAAGAAATTAAAAAAACTCGAATTCTCAAATCAGTCGCAACGGTACACAACCCTCTTCTTCCATGAATAAGATCCCCGCTGAGGAGATGCATGGAATGCGATGTGGACGCGTGTACCTGCTTCATATAGGCGATCGACCGGGCAACGAATAATCTTTTTCCATGCTGCAACATACACGCAAACTCGTGTATCTTTCATCTCAACAACAACACCCTCCTGACCTTTCTTGTCTCCCAGAAGAATACAGGTGGCAAACAGACGATCCCGCTCGTACGCCTTTCCTTTTTTGTCCAGCAAGTTCAGTGTCGTCGCAAAGGCCTTCCATGGTTGGTGCCCCAGAACTCCTTTGAGAACCCCCTGGTTCAGAACATCTGCATATCTGCGAATGGGAGAGGAGGCGTGGCAGTAAGCGCCCTTCTGAAGTCCCCAGTGCTGTGCATTTGTATCTGCAACGGAGTAGACCGCAGCAGGATACGCCAGTTCTTTTGCAGGGAGGCCAAGCGACTCCATCAGGCTAAGACGTTCTGCATTGGGTGCATCGTGCGTTCTAAGAAGGCCTTTTCCTGCGGCCACGAGCCGATTTGCTGCCTCTGTGTTGTAGAGGATCATGAAGGCCTCTACCCACTTGTGTGAATCACCCGTTGGCCCTACTAATGATTCTGCAATGGACTGTAGAACACCCATATCAACCTCTTTCGCACCATAACACGACTCATAAGTATACGAGGCGGTGTTTACAATCACAGTCTCTTTCCAAAAGAATTTGCTCAGAGTTTTTCCATCCCATGTGCAAATAAGACTAAGGGTAAATCTCTCCTTTCCAGGGAGAAGTGAGAAGAGATCCTCTGAAAGCGCAGCTGGAAAGAGAGGACGAATGGCGCGCCCATCACTGTAGAGGGTCTGTCCAATTCTCTCTGCAAAGGCGAGTTTGGGATTCAGAGCTACATAGGCCGCGACATCTGCAATACTAATCGCAAGACGCCACTGGCCTCCTTCCATCCAGAGTGAAACCACATCATCAATATCTTTGCAACCTGGAGGATCAATATTAATTGTGGGTACCGAGAGTATGATGCGCCCTTCTTTGGATGGATGCGCAAGATTATCAGGTATCCTCTTATTCGTCCAGCTCCATGGAGAGTACTGATAGGCAATGGCCTCCATCTCTGTGGCAAAGTCGCCGCACTCTCCAAGAATCATCTGGAGGCCGCCGCGAGGAAAGGTTGCTCCATAAGGCCAGTTTTCAAAGGCGGCAAGAGCCAACTTGTTTGTACGTGTCGTTTCCTTCGATGCAACCAACATGGGAGGATACGAATCATCGAGCGGTTTGAATAAGTAGAGGGGAACTCCTCTTCCAGTGAAGCCATAGCGAACCTTCGTATTGAGTTCTAAGACTCCAACAAGAGGTGGATGCTCAACTCTCTCAACCAGGGCGCAGCCCGTCTCTGTAGGCTTTACGAAATCTCCTGGGAGGCATTGGCCTGTGTAAGTAGCCCCTGAAAACTCCCGTATAATCTCTCCATCTTCTTCAATGCTAAAGTGAATATAATCTTTTGTACGGAGCATGGTTATTTATCTACCCAAAGGCCATGAATCAAATTTTTCGACTGCAAGAGTATTGCCTAAAGGCCGCAACAGAAGATGAAAAAGAATGTCGCTCTATGATGTTGTCATCCCGCTAGGCCCGAAGGACGAAGATATTATTCAGAGATGCGTAACCTCTGTGCGTAAGCATGTTGTGGGTGCACGCTATATCTTTGTAATTGCGCACAAGAAGATGGATATCTCGGGAGCAGCTGTGCTCGATGAGTCCCTCTTTCCTTTTAGTCGCCAGATCTGCGCAGAGAAGACATCTGTCGCACGCGGTGGCTGGTATCTCCAGCAGCTCCTCAAGTTCTATGCACCTCTTCTCATTAGCGACATTATGGAAAATGTTCTTATCGTAGATGCAGACACTGTTTTCCAGAAGAGAACACGCTTCACGGAAAACGGAAAGACTTTAGTGGATAAAACAATGATAGAGCTGCACCAACCCTATTTTGATCACATGGCCCGTCTTCATCCGAGCTTCACTGCGTGGAAGAGAATGAACTCTGGAATCACAAATGTAATGGTGTTTAATCGCACAATCTTATTTGAGATGATGAAGAAGGTAGAGGATCTTCATAAGAAGCACTTTTGGGAAGCCTATCTTGATTGTGTAACAGAAAAAGAGAAGTCGGGTGCTGCAGATTATGAGGTGTACTTTCACTATCTAATGAATAATCACGCAGACAAGGTTCGTCTTCGTCCTCTGCAGTGGACGAATGATGGCCAGAGGGCTGCTATACCCACAGGAGACTGGCACTATCAGTCCTATCACTGGCATATTCAGAAGGCGCTGCCGCCCCGCTCATCACGACTACGCTAGTAGGTAATGCTTTCGGCAAAGAGCATCATAGGATCCTGCCGCACCCACTGAGATAACAGAGGTCTCCTTACTCGTTCTGTGCGTGAAAAGCGCGGGTGTTCCATCGCCACAGAGACGACAGAGGGCTGTGAGCTTTGTGATCCGGTCGCAGAAGGGAATGAGTTCAAGCGTGTGGCCAAAGGGTTTGCGGTTGAAATCGCCACTGAGGCCAACGACAACTACATGCTTTCCCTCGGCCTCCACTGCATGTAGAACAAAGGCTACCAGGTCTTCAAAGAACTGCGACTCTTCAATAAGAATTAGCTTTGAGTCCGCGTAGGCAGGATGTGCATCGGCCTCTCCTAAATATGACACGGCAACTGCATCGTGGCGCCCATGATTATGGCTATGAATTGCATCCTTCTCATAGCGCGTATCGAGCCTGGAGGTGAGCGTTAGAATTTTCCATCCAATGGCTTCATATTTGCTAATCAGTGAGAGCAAATACGAGGACTTCCCCGCATACATCGGGCCAATAATCAGTTCGAGGGACATACACCTCCATCGAAAAAGGTATGTTTCATTTTTAGTCACGACATTAGCGCCCGGTGGAACCAAAGCCACCCGTGCCTCGCACCGTCTGAGAGAGGGAGTTCACCACCATAACACTCGCAATGTGCCCCATATCTGGAGCTACGATCTGGAAGTAGCGATCACCCTTGAGGTGATTCTCTGCAGACATCGTCTTATTAAAGAGAATCTGGTTTGAGATAGCAATTGGCGCCATTAGAGTACCGCGATACGACTTATCGATAACGCCCTGTGAATTTGCCATAACAAAGCCACTCTTCATAATGGAGGAGCGCGGGCAGAGCCAGTAATGCACATCCTCTTCTGAACCATCCTTGTTCACTCGCACCATTCGTGCAGAGGTACCGAGGTCGAGAAGCTGTGCCTTTGAATTGAAGTCCATATTCTCCATCCTGTACTCCTTCACCACGAAGAGGTCGACGCCAGCATTCTCATCCGACCGATTCAGAGTCGACGAATAAAAGATGCGACCCTCCTCGGTAGGCAGAAGCTCAAGACGGTATGTATGGGACATCTCTAGCTATAAAGCAGCTAAGCGAGGAGTCAATTTTACTACCATATGAACTTAAAAATAAGGAAGCTCAAAGAGCTTCCTTACTCATCGGTTAGTTCGTCGTAAGTGCTGGCTGTGCCAGCCATCCCTTAGGGTAGGACATAAAAATTAAGGAAGTTTTAACTTCCTTAATTTTTAGTCACGACGTCAAGGGGCTAAAACCGAGTCTATTTACACCGGTAGATATGGCAGAGATTACTCTCCCCGTTTCCCTTGGGGAAGCACTTGATAAACTCACGATCCTAGAGATTAAAAAGAGCAAAATCGCCGACGAGAGAAAAGCTGACTGTGAAAAGGAATATGATGTCCTTGATCAAAGCCTTGCAAAGTACCGTGAACAATACGCCTATTTTTACAAGCTTCTTTTCGAGATTAATCTTGCAATTTGGGAATTACAGGATCTCTTCCACGGAAAGGAGGTAACAGCGGAACAAGGTGCGGCCATTTGCAAGAAGATTCTTGATGAAAATGATCGCCGATTCCGCGTAAAGTCAAAACTGAATCACGCTGCTTCTTCAAATCTCCGTGAACAGAAGGGATACGCGAAAAAGAGGGCTTTTGTCTATAGTCACCTTGGCCTCGGTGATATGTTCTGGATGAACGGGGCTGTCCGTTACCTCGCCACCGCATTCGATGAAGTGATCGTTGTCTGCAAGGAGAAGTATGAGACAAATGTGAGACTCATGTACGCCGACGACCCTTCCATCAAACCCTTTCCAATCAAAGATGATTATGTTCTCCATCCTTTCAGTGAACATCGCAAGTTCATTGAAGCCGATGGATTCACGGTGTTCACCTGTGGAGCTCATACAGAAGGGCACAAGGTCTATGATTTTCCTCTTTCATTTTACGACGACTTTGGGCTGCCGCGAGACGTGCGCCAAGCCTATTTTCATGTACCCAAGTTTCAAGAGGCAGCAGATCTTTTACTGAAAGTGCGCTCCGTCGCACCGAACTACATCGTTGTTCATCAGCAATCTCAAGCAAAAAAGTTGCCTATTTGGGATATGCTTAACAAACAGGACCCAAACAGGCTAGTACTTGATCTCAATGAGAATCATTATCCAGCTGATCATCCATTTCACAGTGTAGCAGAGCTCGTTATCAACCAACCTCTGTTATTTTATACGTTTCTTCTTGTAAACGCAACTGAGATTCATATGATTGAAAGCAGCATCTATTGTATGGCTTCACATCTAGATCTCAGACACGTTTCAAAGAAAGTCTGCTACGAGGCGTGCGGCGGCTCGAACGAGCGGATCGGTGTATTCGAAACGGGTGTTCTTCCCCAGGTCTAAAAACGTTCAAAGATAGTATACTATGGAGTTAGTCGAAGCTCATTTTGCAAACCTAGATGGAAATCTCTGGTATGATGAAAAAACTGGCGAGTATGAAATGTTTGGGGGAGAGGGAAAGTCTATGCATGTAAATTACCTCACATTTCGGGAACTATTCAAAAATATGAGTATACTACGCCCCCTTACAATTCTAGAATCTGGAATTGCGAGTGCCGGTACAAAAAGTACATATTTATTCAATGAGTTTGTGCGAAAATATGGAGGCCGATTCTGGTCAGTTGATATAAATGAGGAACTAGTGCTTGAGCACCAAGGTAATATGTGTCCTGCCACCAAACTTGTCTGCGAAGACAGTGTAGAGTTCTTCACTTACTGGGCAAAAAGGAATGAGCCGGCAGATGTGATTTACCTGGATAGTTGGGATCTCGATTTTTACAATCCTATTCCTGCAGCAGTTCACGGGCTTAATGAATATAGAGCAATTCTTCCTACGGTTCGTCCTGGAACTCTTCTTCTTATCGACGATACACCATCAACACCCTATTGGTTAGATGGGCGTGGAAAGACATTTTCAGATATGAAGGAGGTCTATCTTAAAGACAAGACTCTTCCTGGAAAGGGCATGTATGTCTTATCAGAGCCGAAAAATGCAGATCTCCTTTTACACAACTACCAGGTCTTGTATAAATTTCGCTAGGTCTAAAGTGTTCGTATCCTATTTCAAATAGAACGATGAAGACCGCATTTATAACAGGGGTTACAGGTCAAGATGGATCGTACCTCACTGAGCTTCTTCTAGAGAAGGGCTATGCAGTTCATGGTTTTGCTCGCCGCACCTCGAATCACCAGAATCTTCTGCGCATTAATGTGTATCTCCAGCACCCGCGCTTCAAGCTGCACATTGGAGACATAACAGACGCATCCTCTGTGCAAAATACACTCACCACAGTGTTCCCCGCGGATGCGTCAGGTACATTAGAAATCTACAATCTGGCTGCACAGAGCCATGTACACCATTCCTTTTCTATGCCCGACTACACCGCAAAGGCGGACGGTCTTGGACCTCTCTATATTCTTGAGTGGATCCGTGCACAGAAAGATAATAATCGTATCCGTTTTTACCAAGCGAGTACGAGCGAGCTCTTCGGAAAGGTAAAGGAGGTTCCCCAAACGGAAACAACTCCCTTTCATCCTCGCAGCCCCTATGGTGTTGCGAAGCTCTATGCATATTGGATTGTACGAAACTATCGCGAAAGTTACGGAATGTTTGCGACAAATGGTATTCTTTTTAACCATGAGAGCCCTCGCAGGGGTGAGGACTTCGTCACGCGCAAGATCACGAAGGGAATTACCGCTGTTGTAAAGGGCCGCCAGTCTCACATTGAAATTGGCAATCTCGATGCCAAGAGAGATTGGGGACACGCTCGTGATTATGTCGAGGGAATGTGGCGCATTCTCCAGGCAGCCACACCGGATGATTTTGTTCTTGCCACTGGTACACAGCACACAGTTCGCGACTTTATTGATGTTTCCTATACCCTTGCAACTGGCCGAGCCCTTGTGTGGTCTGGCGAGGGTATTGATGAAAAGGGGCATGACTCGGTTACAGGAGATCTACGGGTCTGTGTAAATCCCCAGTTTTTCCGTCCTGCCGAGGTGGAAACTCTGCTCGGTGATCCCTCGAAGGCGCTTGCCGTGCTAGGTTGGAAGCCCACTACACCTTTTCCAACCTTAGTGAAGGAAATGATTGATAGTGATATGCTTTTATAAGTGAGTAGTAAAAATTGAGTAGCAGCGGTTCCAAGAACCACTTAGAAAGAACTTACTAATTAAGAGGAGGATGCCATCTGGTTTAGTAAGACCAAGCTCTGAAATTGAGCCCATTGTAGGGATTCAGTTTGGGATCTTTAGTCCTGATGAAATTGAGAAGCGTTCTGTCGTTGAAATTACAAATAGCGGAACCTATGATGGTGCCGAGCCGCGAATCAATGGTCTCTTTGATCCGCGTATGGGTGTTCTCGATAATGGAAAAACGTGCCGCAGCTGTGGCCAAAGCAATCACAACTGCCCTGGTCACTTCGGCCATTTCCGTCTTGCAAGGCCCGTGTATTATATTCAGTTCTTCCAGTACATTCTAAATGTACTAAGCTGTGTCTGTGTTCGCTGCAGCAAGCTTCTGATTGATAAGGATCTGCACAAGAACCTTATCAAGCGTCGCGGAGAGATCCGGTGGCGCCAGATGCTCGATCTCTGCAGCGGAATTGGACGATGTGGCCAGGAGACAGAGGATGGTTGCGGCGCGCGGCAGCCCGACCGCTATATTCGTGAGGGAATTGCCCGAATTATCGCGGAGTGGGACAAGATTGAGGGACCCGCTGCTGCGAGTGAGACGAAGCAGCGCCAGACGCTGGAGGTTGAGTATGTTCTCCGTCTCTTCCGCCGCATTACCGACGAGGATGTCGACTTCATGGGCCTCAGTCGTTTCTGGTGCCGCCCTGATTGGATGATTTGCACAGTTCTTGCCGTGCCTCCTCCGCAGGTCCGCCCCTCGGTGATCCAGGACAACAATCAGCGCTCAGAAGATGATCTCACGCACAAGCTGTTTGATATCATCAATATGAACAATATGCTTCAAGAGAAAATCAATAATAATGCGCCCAAAAATATTATCGACGAGTACACGAATGTAGTCCAATATCATGTGGCTACCCTAGTTGATAATCAGATTCCCGGAGTTGCGCCATCTGCCCAGCGCTCAGGGCGGCCACTGAAGTCGATCCAGCAGCGTCTCGGCTCGAAGGAGGGTCGTATCCGATACAATATCCAGGGTAAGCGCGTGGAGTTTTCAGCCCGTTCGGTTATCACTCCTGATCCGAACTTGTCTGTGGCGGAGATCGGTGTGCCGATGAAGATTGCCATGAATCTTACGGTCCCTGAGCGCGTAACTCCCTACAATCGTGAGCAGATGTACAAGCTCATCCAGAATGGTGCAGACAAGTTCCCGGGCGCAAAGACGCTCATTCGCCAGGACGGTCGCATGATCAGTCTTCGCCACGTCGTTGCAAAGGACATCGTCTTGTACCTCGGCGACACGGTGAATCGCCATCTCATGGACGGCGACATCATCCTCTTCAACCGCCAGCCCACGCTGCACCGCATGTCGATGATGGGCCACCGCGTGAAGGTTCTTCCCTTCAATACATTCCGTCTGAATGTATCCGTTACGAGCCCGTACAATGCAGATTTCGATGGTGATGAGATGAATGCCCACATTCCTCAGAGCCTGGAGGCGTCGACGGAGCTGGCCGAGATTGCGGCGGTTCCCCACCAGATCGTAACGCCTCGCCACGCCAAGCCGGTGATTGGCATTGTTCAGGATACTCTTGTGGGCTCATGGCGCATGACGAGGCCCAAGATCCAGTTCAACCGCCGCGAGTTCATGAACATGATGATGTGGAACACGCGCTTTGAGGGTGTGATGCCCCAGCCGGCCAAGGGATCTCACTGGTCTGGCCAGCAGGTAATCTCTCAGCTTCTCCCGCCGATCAACATGGAGATGGGAAATGGCTTCTTTAAGGAGGCCAAGACCGAGGAGGAGAAGAAGGAAAACTTCGTGATCATCCGTGAGGGCGAGATCGTTCAAGGTATTCTGGACAAGGACATCTTCAGCAAGCCGTCGAAGGGTGTTGTTCACACGACGTTCAAGGACTATGGCTCAAAGGACACCGTGCGCTTCATTGATTCGATGCAGAACACGGTCGAGCAGTTCCTCGTCTACAATGGTTTCTCAGTCGGTATCAGCGACTTGATTGCCGATGAGAAGACGCGCAAGGAGATGGACAAGGTAATCAAGCAGAGGAAGAGTGAGATCGAGAACATTCTTCTCCAGGTGCACCTTGGTCTCTTCACGAACACGACCGGTAAGACGAATCAGCAGGAGTTCGAGGACAAGGTCTACACGGAGCTGAACAAGGCGACGGAGCTCTCAGGTAAGATTGGCTTGGCCTCCCTGGCTGATGAGAATCGTCTGATTGCCATGGTTCGTGCGGGCTCCAAGGGCTCCACGATTAACATTGCGCAGATGATGGCGTGTGTGGGACAGCAGGCTCCTGAAGGTCGCCGAATCCCCTATGGATTCACGGACCGTACTCTCCCGCACTACAAGAAGTACGATGATGGTGCAGAGGCCCGCGGCTTCGTGGAGTCGTCCTTCATTCACGGGCTCACACCGCAGGAGTTCTTCTTCCACGCGATGAGTGGTCGTGAAGGTCTGATTGATACAGCTGTTAAGACCGCGGATACTGGATATATCCAGCGCCAGCTCGTGAAGGCGATGGAGGATCTCGTGATTCAGTTCGATGGCACTGTTCGTGATGCGCGCAATAACATTGTGCAGTTCCACTATGGTGAGGACGGCGTGAACAGCACGAAGATTGAGACTCAGGGCCTTGGCCTGATGAAGATGACAGAGACCGACATTCTCACGCAGTACGCTATGCGTGGCCTGGAGGGCGTGGCGATCACCCCTGAGGACCAGTCGGCTCTTGATGAGTTCGCAAAGACGGTTCTTGTGGACCGCGGCGTCCTCGTGGAGGGCGTTTACCGTAACAAGGCGGATGGAAACACCTTCGCGAGTGTGAATCTGGAGCGACTTCTCCTCACGATTCAGAGCAAGTTCGGAAAGGAGGAGACATCGGATCTCACTCCTTCCTATGTTCTTGAGGGAATCAAGAAGATCATCTCCCGTACCCAGTCGTACCATATTCTGTGGGGGGCGATGCTCCGCTTCTACCTGGCACCGCACAAGCTCATTCTCAAGGAGAAGATGTCGCAGCTGGCCTTCGATGCGCTCGTGGAGTCGGTTGTTCTCAAGAACTGGCAAGCATGGGCACAGCCTGGTGAGCACGTGGGAATCATTGCGGCGCAGAGTATTGGTGAGCCGTCGACGCAGATGACGCTGAACACTTTCCACTTGGCAGGTGTGGCGGCGAAGTCGAATGTAACTCGAGGTGTTCCTCGACTGAAGGAGCTACTGAAGGTGACGAAGTCGCCCAAGGCGATTTCTCTCACGATCTATCTGAAGCCCGAGTTCCGCGAGAGCAAGGAGAAGGCACGTGAGGTTGCACAGGACCTTGAGCTTACGATGCTAAAGGATGTGGCGAAGCGTGTGGCGATCTATTATGATCCGAAGGACGAGGAGACAATCCTCCCCGAGGACAGAGATATCATTGCCTTCCACAAGCAGTTCGAAGTGAGCCAGGCCCAGGGCGAGGAGGAGGTGCCTCTAAGCAACTGGCTGCTCCGCATGGAGCTGGACCGAGAGAAGCTGTTCAACAAGAACATCAGTATGGACGACATCTCGTTCATTCTCAAGCAGCGCTTCTCAGATGAGGTTACACTGATCTACAGCGACTTCAACAGTCCTCGCCTCATCATGAGAATGCGCCTCCCTAGGACATCCACCTATGAGCTCGACGATCTGGCGAATCTGAAGAAGTTCATTGTGCGCCTGCTGAATGGCATTGTGATCCGCGGCACTGCGGGTATCAAGGGAATTTCCTTCCGCCAGGACAAGGATGCCCTGGAGCTGGAGGGTGGTGCCTATAAGCCGGTGAAGCAGTATGTACTGGACACGGATGGAAGCAACTTCCAGTCGGTGATGATTCACCCGATGGTTGATGGCAATCGTCTAGTGAGCAGCCACGTGCACGATATTTACGAGAACCTCGGCATTGAGGCCACTCGCACCGTGCTGCTGAATGAGATCTCGACGCTGTTTGAGGAGGCGGGCGTGAATTACCGCCACCTTGGCCTTCTGTGCGATGTGATGACCAATGCGGGTCGTCTCATGTCGGTGGACAGATATGGTATCAACAAGAAGGATATTGGCCCGCTGGCCAAGGCGAGTTTCGAGGAGACGGAGAAGATTCTGCTGCGTGCGGCCATCTTCGGTGAGACGGATCCTGTGACGGGCGTGAGTGCGAACATCATGACGGGCCAGGTGATCCGCGGTGGCACGGCGTTCAGCCAGATCTTGCTGGATGAGTCGGCGTTGCTACGCCTCCAGGAGGGCCTACCTCCTGTACCGGTGGATGAGGAGGAAGATGTCGAGGAGCCGACTGAGGAGGAGATTGCAGAGGAGTTGCACGAGGATGCGAACGACATGTGCTCATCAGCGCGTCTGCGCATGAACATCGTGATGCCGAACTCGGCTGTACTAGTCGAGGAGCCTGATGTGGGCTTCACGGTAATGAAGTCGGATGACTGAGAGGAAGGGGGAGGACTGAGAAGAAGTCGGAAGACTGGGGTATCAAAGACAGTGCCCGTGTGATGCCCGCCACAACCCCTGCTAAGATTGTCTGGATTGTTATTTACAAGCTAGAGAAACTAAGAAAGGTCTGAGAACTATAATGGCGATCTTAACTTATCACCTGGAACAAGTGGTTTAAAATACTTCTTATAATTTTTTATAACATATTCAACAGAATTATCTTTAGCTTTTGGGTATAAATACACTTCATAAGCATCTTGAGACATATTGCTTGATAACATTGCTACTATATCATCATTTTCATAAAACTCTGCAATCATAGTTTTATATTTTTGTGTAGTTGGTTTAGGCATATTTACATACGTATGGGTTTTATCCTTGTAAATAAGAACAAGCTTCTCCCCTGAAGCCAATTTTCTCCAAAAATTTTCTAGTTTTGGATTTTTTCCCCAAACAGTATCATTGTTATTCAGATTGGCTACTACTTTTTTTGATACTTTTCTTGTTTTTCTATCCTTTAGCATTTCTACTATAGTATCTAGATTCTTTTATTACCATATGAAGAAGAGGCTAAACACCTAGCCCCATAAGAAGGTATGGAAACTTGGAAAGAAGAAGGCCCACCATGGCAACGAACACGTTTTTTTCAGACAATACCCGCCAGCCCTCCGCACCTGTTCACCTTTGTCCCCTGGCGAGATCCACCCATAAATGAAGATCTCTCGGCCTACAAAAAGACAATTGCAGAGTACGAGGCCGCCCACATCTGGGAACTCGCCAAAAAGATGGCCAATCCCTATGAACTCATCCACACCCAAGATGATTCCCATTTTCACCCCTCACTCTGTATCTACCGACCTCTTAGCCGCAGCTATTTCAAGATGATCGAGATGCTCGGTGTTCTAAAGTTCTACGAGATCATTCCGAAAACGCAGAACAAGATCCGTTCCGCCCATGTAGCCGAGGGGCCGGGTGGCTTCATCGAAGCACTTCTTGAAACAGCTGAACATCAAAAGAAGCAGGTACAGATTGCGTTGGCAATGACACTAAAGCCGACAAATAATAGTGTACCGGGGTGGCGACGTGCATCCGTCTTTCTTCAGCGACACCCGGAAATCAAACTCCATTATGGTGCAGATAACACAGGAGATATCTACGTGAAGGAGAATCAGACCTCTTTTATTGAGAAGGCAAAGCCAGGAGTACAACTCTTTACTGCAGACGGAGGATTCGATTTCTCAATCGACTACTCTGTGCAGGAGAAGCGAGTCTTTCAACTTCTACTCTGTTCTTCACTCATCGGCCTCCAGTGCCTTTCAACCAATGGCTGTTTTGTTCTCAAGTTCTTCGATATTCTCTCAGAACACACTCAGATCCTTATTGTTCTTCTGGGACGCTGTTTTCGCGAATGGAACCTCTACAAACCTGCCACGAGCCGGCCGTGCAATTCTGAAAGATACTTTCTTGGTAAAGGGTTCAGAGGGCTTCGCCCCGAAATTCTCGAACTTCTCTTGAAAATGGAGGAGCAAAGCCTCAAAGGGTTTTATCCTGTTTCAGAGGATTTTATCACGCCCGCTGAAAACGAATACATTATAAAACATATCGAGGGTCTCGCTATAACACAGAAGGAATCTCTCAAAAAGGCAATCGCCTATATCCATACGCCCTCTTTATGGGAAGCCTCTGTAAGACAGTATTTCGCGGCAAGTCATGCATGGTGTGTACGATTTCACGTTCCAGTCTTACAGAAAGTAGTGAACCTTACTGCTGTTGCAGCTGTGGTTTCACAAATGTCTGCACGAGCCGCTGCCCTACAATTACCGAAGCCTGATGCTGAGACAGATCTCCCTCTCCCATCTTGTCCAGCATTGCCAGCATAGTCGTTAAGCTATTTTTGTGGTAGGGCTCATCTCCTAGAACAGTCTCAAAGAGATGGGGATAATCACGTGCAAACTCGGGAAGACGTTCCGCGATCTCCTCCTTTCTAAGCCCATCTGCCTTGTAGGTCTCAGCACGGTTCACCATGGCACGAACATACTCGGCCCGCTGTTTCGCAGGAAAGGCAGTCTCCTTCTGGGCAGCCTCGGCCGCAGCGCGCTGGATCTCATTGGGGTCTAGATTTGACATCTACTTTGGAAAACAATCTTTTTTTAGGCGCCTAAACTTTTCTTCCATGGATGAGCAGAATGAACAGGGGATATATAATGACGGAAGAAGAACGGCTAGAACTTGTTGAATGGGTACATAAAATGAAGCCCAAATTACAACTTATCGGTTATAATCGTTCAGATATTATTATGGAATCTCATAACACAGATATACATCCTCTTGTCTGGGAAATAAAAAAGAGAGTGATTGAAAAGGAAGGACTTGAAACTCTTGAAAAACATGAAGAACCTCATTTTAAAGATTTTCTTGGTGTAATTCACACGAATGGATATATTCATCCTCATCGTGATCCTAATAAAGGTGATTTGTATCACTGTAGATTTAATGTGTTTCTTCAACTTCCAGATAAAGGAGGACAAGCTTACTACGACGGAAATCCAATTCAGAGTATAGAATGTTGTTATGTACTCTGTCTTTCTGGACTAGAATATCATTGGACTGATCTCGTGGAAAGCGAGAAAGAGAGATTTTCTCTTTCTTTTGGATTTCTATTACCCAGAGAAGTTATTGAACATCTCCAATCGAAGAAACCAAGGGGTGGCAAATTAAAGAAGTGGACCAATAAAATATAAGTAAAAGTAGAGATGCCCTACAATGATGATGAAAAAATTTCCCTCTTTCGCAATGTTATTAATACTATTAAAAAAGAGATCATTTTGAATAAACCGAAGAAATCTCCCGAGGAGGCTGCAAGGATCTTATTAAATCTTCACAAGGTTCTTACGAGCGTGATTAAGAGAAAAAGGGACTTTTCTTCTCTTAAAGATAACAATTTAGAGGGTGTATTTGATGATATTATTAATGAAGGAATGACATCTCATTTAGCAGATCAGTTAGAATATTATTGCCATCGTGATCTCTATGAAAACCCTATGGCAATAGAGATAAAACATATTAATATACAGTATAAATGAATAGATTTCTATCCTATACAATAGAATGGAACACAAGTTCGAAAAATCTGTACCTTACCATTTTTTAACAGGATGCCCTAAGGGATATCGTAAGCGTTCAGAATATACAACTGCAGCAGGCACATATGTCCCTGCACGATGTGTGCGTTCTACGTCGCCTTATGCAGAATCAGGTAAACATCTTGGGGAGAGACTCAAGAAGAGAATGACTGCGCGTATCCATCATTCTAAGAATACTAATAAGAGTATCAAGTGTCCTAGGGGGTACATTGGACGTGCAGCATATGTGCGTCGCTATTCGACTTCAGTCAGATCGAAGGGCTACACGGTGAGAAAAGCTTCCGGCACAACCTATAAGGTTCATCCGAGAAACAGGAGTTTGTACGTTCCTGCATCCTGTATTAAGGACACTGGAAAACCTGGAAAGGGAGTTCCCAATGGACAAGCCATCGCCCCTTTACGGAAAGGTGAACTTACAAAGTATGGATATTCAACAAATCTTCCTGAAAATGATAGAAGAAAAATTCTTCTTGAGGCAGTGAAGGATTTGGGAGCTCTTACAATTTATAGAAAACTCGATGCGGTTGCAAAACTAAGTCTCCGAATTTCTCCAGAAAACTCGCGCATTTTTGCGAAGGACAGGGACTGGATCAGAAAGACATTTGGTCCCCTCAAGGCCTTCTAGAAAAAAGAACACCTAACTATAGAATTCAAGATGCGTGTCTCTGTCTTAGTTACAGCATTGATGCTTTTATTGGCCGCGAACATAGTCATGATGTATTACATACCTTTTGGTTTACGCGAGGGATTCCAGGCTACGATGCCTACGGTGAATATGGGCACCACACCCCCTATGGCTCCTCCTACGCCTGCTGCGGCCCCTCCTATGCCTTCTGCGGCCCCTCCTATGCCTGGCCCTCCTATGCCTGGCCCTCCTATGCCTGCTGCGGCCCCTCCCATGCCCCCTGCAGCTGTGCCCGCGGAGATGAAGAAGCCTGTGAATGGTTTCAGAAACAAGGGCGAGGGCTTCACTAGCTACAGCCTGGCAAATGGCGGCGGCGCGAAGGATTCTTATGAGTCGATTGGCCCGTACGATGGTGTCCGTCTCCCGACGGGCAATAGCTCTGGCTGGCGTTACACCGCCCCGAATGAACCCTTAACTGGCCCCGAGGTTGAGCCCGGCCCTGATAATCTTTTTATGTTCAAAAATAATCAGTGCAAGCCTGAGTGCTGCGGTGCCTCATTTAGCTGCGACGGCGGATGCGTGTGCACAACACCGAAGCAGCGCGACTTCATCAACACCCGTGGCGGAAACCGTACATCTCCTGGCGACGATGTCTAAGACATCGACAGAGAACGATGTCTAAGACATCAAGAGAGAACGATTTCTAATCCACAATCTTATTGAAATATTCGCTCAAGAAATTGAAGTATTCATGTCTCTTAGTCCATGAACACCTCAATACAATAGAACAGGCCTCAGATGATTCAATCACTTCAATTGTAATTGGATCCTCGTGTAGTTCTTTTCTAGGATAATAACCATCATAGGTATCATTATGATCAGTGTATGAGGAAAGCCACTCAAGATCAACCTTTCCAATTTGCTTTCGTAAAAGAATGTATTCTTTGATGCATTCAAGGCGTGGCAAGAGAATAAGCTTTTCCGCTTCAGATGGCTGACGTATCTTCTGTTCAAGCTTTTCAATTTCTGTTAAACATTTATCAAGTCGTTCTTTTGCTGTCGTCGAACTCTGGACTGAGCTCACATACATCTCATGAAGCATCTTCTTCTTAGCATTTAATTCTGATAACTTTTCCATGATGAATGTCCGTGTATCCAGAATTTCAATTTTGGTTGATGGCATGAAAGTAAATTCACACTATAAATATAGATATGAGCAACTTTGCCTCAAACATAACTAAGGCAATGAACAAGAAAAATAATCTTGGTGCACCACCTCTTACTTCAAGGAATGTCTCTTCTCCTCAAAACAGTAGTCTGATTTCTCTTTTTAATAAGGGCCCGACAAGCACACTGAACTCTCTTTCAAAGAATCTCTCTAGCAATGCAACACTTGGTTCAAAGAATAGTATTCTTGGGGCAGCTACGGCGGGTGTTACGAATGCCGCTAAAGTAGCAAATTCTGCAATTACAACTGCAACAACGGGTGTTACGAATGCGGCAGGAGCTGTGACAACGGGTGTTACGAATGCGGCAAAGTCTGTAACGACGGGTTTAACCAATGCTGCATCAGGGCTTACAAATGCTGCAAAAAACGCTGCTACTACAACATCGAATGTATTCAATACGGTTTCTAAAAATTCATCTAATTTTATGAATACGTCTTCTAACTATGTGAATGGTAATACGAATGTGCTAAACAATTCATCGACTACAAGCTGGGGCCTAATTGGAGGCATCTTTTTCCTCTGTTTCCTTATTTTCATCAGTATCTTCCTCTTTTTCAACAAGGAGCTTCAGACGGGACTTAACAATCTTATAGATAGAACACGTTCTGCACTAGGTCTTAATAAGCCTCCTGAACCTGTACCGGCACCTGTAACCACAGAAGAACCCTCGCAGGGCATCGTTGACTCGATAGTTAAAAAGATGATTCCCTCCGAGGTATTCAATGTGAGCAAGAATGAGTACAGCTATTATGATGCGGAAGCTCTCTGTAGTGCACTCGGGGCTGAGCTTGCTACAATTGATCAAGTAAAGGAGGCATACGAGAAAGGAGCAGATTGGTGCAACTATGGCTGGGTTAGAGGACAGGGTGCAGTCTATCCTACACAGAAGGCTACATGGGATCTTCTTCAACTGGGCCCTGAAGAGGAGCGCAGTGCGTGTGGAACCCCCGGTGTGAATGGAGGCCATTTCGACAACCCCGAGATGAAGTTCGGAGTGAATTGCTATGGCCCGAAGCCGTCGCAGTCTGGCCACGATGAATCTGAGCTCATGAAGAACGGAAGCATCCCGAAGACGGTTGCTGGGTTACAGGTCTACGAGAAGATTAACGAGTTCAAGAAAAAGACGAATGAGATGGAAATCCTCCCGTTCAATGAAGGTAAGTGGTCTTCATCATAATATCGACAATATAAATTATTATTATTAGTTAGTAATGCCACCTAATAATAATATCTTCTACACAAAGACATTTAAGAATAAGTCTTGGGCGAACTACCAGTATGAGCTGGACCAAGCCAAATCACCTGCTGAGAAGAAGGCAGCAAGAAATGAGTATAATGCTATTATTGCCGATGGTATGAGACAAAAGGAGGAAAATGATAAGAAGAAGGGTAACGTCGAGGTAAGAAAGTGGAACCTCGAAAAGAAGAGTAAGGAAGAGGAGAGAAAGGAGCGCGAGGAGAAACAGCAGAAGGAAGCGGAAGAGAAGAGAAAGGTAAAGGAGGCGGAGAAGGCCGCGCGGAAAGCGGAAAAAGCGAAGGCAGAGCGCGAAAAGGCTGAGGCAATTAAGAAGGGTGATATTAATACTCTGAAAAAACTCAATATTGCGAGTAAAACAGCACTTCTCAAGAAATTAGGACGGCAGACGAAGAAGTGCAAGTGGGAACATGAGAAGAACGGATGCTGGGCACACAAGGAGGGTAAGTGCCCTTTCAAGCACAATTGCAACAATGCCAAGAAGGGAGGTACAAGAAAGCTCCGCCGTTAATATCCTTCCGCCATATCCATTAAATAAGGATCATTGGCGGACGCCCGCGGCTTGAAGACAATTGGCTCTTCTCCATCGGTATCATATGATTCATACAAAGTTGCAGTCTGAGGGGACCTTTCTAAGTCTAGACAGGTCCACACTGCATGTTGAACAATAAAACGTTCATTTATACAATTCTCATCGAAGAGATATGCCCATCCCTCCCAGAACTCATCCCACGTATCTTCATCCATCACATAGTGATAATGAGAGAATTCTTCTTCCTCATATTCTGTGTTTAAAACGGTTGAGTGCCAAGATTTCTTAGAGCGTCTACCATTGCGAATTAAAAACAACTCTCGTGCAATTGTGGCGACAAGTTTATTTGCAGAGCATCCTAGTACATATCCCTTTCTAGCAAGAAGAGGTACAAGTCCGTGATGTACAAGAGACTGAAGAACCCACTGTCTCTCTTCATCGCACACCGACTTCTCTTTTAGCCAGTTCAACCAAGCCTGTATCTGAAATGATTTTGATAACGAATACACACTCATTTACACGGTACTTCCTTTTTCTTTCTACAGTATTATTGCGCCAACTCTTTAGCTAGGAGGAGGGACGGGGGGTAGCGGGGGTAAAGCAGCCGTCTTCTTCAACTTCTTTTTCACTTCCACATCTCTATGTTTTCGTATAAATTTGATAATATCAGGAGTATCGTCCGGGACGTTGAGATCCTTCATACGGCGTTCATTATAGTATGAGTGTAACATATCTTCAAGACGGCCAAATGTAAGAGGCAGACTGTGTTTCTCCTCGTGGATCGAAAGTTTGCCTCCGTGAATCTGTATTATGGCATTTTCCATTTTATTAGCAACAAGAGTCTGTAGAATCTTATCTTCATATCCATCTCTAACATTTCGCGCATTTGTGGCCTGTTTTTGTAGGCTTGATGCGAGATTATCAAAATGTACCCAACTTCTCACGGAATCGGCAAGTGTATTTGTATTGATCTGATTACCCTGCATATCTACCAATGTAGAGTACTTTCATGCATTCATCTGTCCGCAATAGGCTTCCGGAGTTGATATAAGACAATTCCAAGGGTAAGGACAACAATAATTAAAAGAATAACAAGGAACATACAAGTTAAGAAAATATAGGGAAGAATGCGTTCCATTACATGATTAAGGAGAGGATCCACTAAAAACATTTGAAGCTGTTTTCTTGTTTCATCACGATTAATATATAAGAAAATATTTTGCATAATTTTATTACTGAGAGTTGATTCTTCTTTTTTTTCGGAGACCGGCATCTACTCTACGCGGTTTAAAGTAGTCTAATAGATTCTACGCAGCAACAGACTATGGAGTTTGCAAGTCCTATATTGGATTCTGGACGAGAGGCATATAGAATACGTTTATTAAAGGGTCACCCCATTCTTACTTCCGAATCACAGTATCTAGACAAGTTAACGAAGATAAATAGTCCAAATGAGGAAGAAGACACCTATAAACAAATCATTAAGTTATTTGTTTCAGAGTTTATTAAGAAAGAGGCAGAAGCAAAGTGGTTTTCTTCAAGGCCTCGCGAGGCCTCCATTCTACGGCGCCTTAGAAATCAGTGGATCGTCCCTTCTAACAAGCAGAAATCCGACGTTGAATGGGTTATACCTCATTGGCAACTTGATTGCATTGAAATAACAAAGGAAACAATCAATCTTCTTTGGCAACTTGTTGATTTAGAGCAAACAACTCCAAAGATACCTTCCGGATTCTTTGCTCCTTCTCGCCCAGCGTCTCCCTCTCAAGGGGAGAAGGAAACTGTACGGCAAATCACTGTTCACCCTGCAGAAAAGAGTGATTTAGAGGTTGTGTTTGATATCCCATATAGCTCTACGGCAGAGGAAGCTCAAGAAGAAGAGATTAAGTTAAGGCAAGCGATTCGTGAGGCCCGGCTACGCTTCGCTATTGCAAAACTAAAGAAGGATCGACTCCTTGAAAAGTACTTTAACGAATATGGTGAGATCCCCGAAGACCCGGATTTCGATTCGGGCTCTTCTGAGGAAGATTAACTTTTTCAAAAAATGCAATTTGTTATAAAAATATACACTAGTTCTAATACAGAAGCAAGATGCCAGCCTCCTACACTCTTCAGTCCGTTGGTGCAATCGCGGTATTAGCAATTGTTGTCGTTGCGTTAGCTTACCTACAGCCCACTATGTTCAAGCGCGAGGGTTTCCAGGCCACTCTGTCTGCAGCGGCGAACTACTCTGCCCCTGCGGGTGGCAATGCGGAGGATGGGCAGAAGCGCAAGGCCGACACTCGTAGCAATCCCAACTCCATGGGCGGTGATGTGATGCCTACGGAGGTCTCTGGCCCTGCGCAGTTCGGCGATGCGGAGAAGCCGTCCAACTGCTACCCCCGTGACCAGCTCACACCGAGCGAGCTCCTCCCGAAGGACGCCAACAGTGTCTGGGCCCAGCAGAACCCGATGGGCAACGGCAGCCTCAAGGGCAAGAACTTTCTTTCGGCGGGCGCCCTCATCGGCGTGAATACGGTTGGCCAGTCGATGCGCAATGCGAACTACCAGCTCCGCTCTGAGCCCCCGAATCCGCAGGTCCCGATCTCCGTGTTCAACAACACCACGATCGAGCCTGATGTGAACCGTCGCAACTTCGAGGTTTCGTAAATAGGTTAATCGAAGTAAAAAATACTAATACTACTTACTTTCAGTTTGTAATATTATGTCTTCTTTCCGCCCTAGTTGATAGGAAACAATGAGTTCAGAAATACAATATATGTTTGAAAAGGTGAAAATGTTATTTGGTGCTTCTAACTACCCGATTGTCGAAGTGACATCATCGATTGATGGAAAGACCTATCGAGTACGTGACATGCCTGATAAACAAAAGGCAGCGGATCTCATGGCGCAAGTCCGTCTTAATATGCAGAAACTCAAGCTCCATCTGGAATCAAGTTATCCTGATAAGGCTCAGGTGATCCAACTAAAAAACAACTTTGTTGCCGATGCAGGTCGTATGTTCGAGTCGACACCTGATGCAGAATTCACAAGTTATAGCGTGAATAAAGGGGAATCCGTGCACTTTTGCCTTAGACAACGCGATGATAATCATGAAAAACTTGTAGATGTAGATATTATGACATTTGTAGCGATACACGAGATGGCTCATATGATAACAAAGACTATTGGACACGGCGCCGATTTCTGGAACAATTTTGGCTGGCTTCTCCAAGAAGCTGAGCAGATCCACATCTATAAACACAGAGACTTTACTGCACACCCCGTGAACTATTGCGGGATGAAGATCACAGATCAGCCCTCTTATGATGTTGCAAAAGATGAATCACCCGTTTAGTCTACGGTCCTGGAATTAAAATTAAGAAGGCTCAAAGAGCTTTCTTAATTTTCAGCCTCACCGGTAGGAATGGACGTGGTAAAAACAAATACAATCCATCCCGCTACGACAGTGGCGGAACTTATCAAAAAAATCAAGGAATCGCGCACAATGAATTCACTCTATGGTACCGCCGATGAATTTCCTGATGATCTCAAGAAAATTACAGTACTGTACCATTCATCCGCCACCGCAGAACCCTTATCTCTTACACTTACATCCATTTTTCCCTTTTATACAATGCTCGATATAAAAATTGCAATTTATGCGGCACTTGAAAAGAGAGAAGAGGCCGCTCCCATATTTCAAAGTCTTTTGTACAATCCTCTTGAGCTAAGTTCTGGAGAGACTTCCTCTAGTAAATCGCAGTTCTATTCCGCAGACTACTACTGGTCCGATCCACTCACGAAGGGATTTTCTTCTAAATGTGAGAGTTCTGAAGAAAAGAAGATTTTTCTTTTCAATCCGTTCCGCTATGCAAAACAGGATGAGAAAGTGACACAGGATAAGAAATCCAGATTTGTTCATCAGACTGGAGAAATCGTAAACTTGGAGAGAGTCTCCCAGAGTCGACTCACCTATGAAGACGCAATCCTCTCCCAAATAGATGAAAAGAAAACACCTGTCTTTCACCTGTTCCTTTTTAAGGATGTCTTTGCTGCTGCAGCCCCTGCATCTGAACGCGATTGGAATGGACTCATTCGCCCCTATTTTCCCTTTTTGCTTATGGATCAAAAGGCCCTCACCGAATCAAACAAGGAGGTTCTTGCGCTTCAAGAGTCTCAGTTCTCCAAGCAAAAGGAATTCGGGCTCCGCATCGAATATCTAATAAAATCGGGAAAACCTCTTCTTCCTCTTACACTTACAGGTGTACGATTTCTCCAGTTTCGCTGGGCTGCTGAGAAACAGGGGGAAGGCATCGAGGCACTTTTTTATGATACAAAAGTCTCTTCGGCGCGTCCATACATGAGACTTCTGCCGAGCAAAGGCTCTTCTGTTACAAAACTCCACATGACAGAGGAAAATGTTCCTGATTTACCAGACCCTCGCCTTCTTATTCAATGGAGTCGTGAGAGAAACCCCACACCTGAGTGCGACTATGCTTATATGAAGGTCGTTATCAAAGAGAAAGTCGGCCAGAGTCTCCCCGTTTATATGACACTTCGTCTCTTTGATGATTCGAGTGCTGATGCAATCATTCAACCACCGAGAGGAGTTCGCATACTCAGTCCTATCTCGGATCTAGAGAACATTGAAAAGTATCTCGAGGCTGGTTTAGAGGGAACTGATTTCTATACGAATACCTCCGCCAAACTCTATAATAGCACATTTATCTATGGCCTCCGCCTCGACGTGAAGAATGTTGTTTTCTCAAAGCGTGTTCTGGAGAAGAAACTCAGGGTCTTTTCTTCTTTCTTCCAGCAAATTACACCTCTTCCTGGTGAACAACCTCTTGTTATGCTGAGATACAAGCGTGTAAGTAATTTCACGAGAGAGGACAGGGTCTTTTCCTTTCTTACACAATATGTAACGCGTGCAGCACTTCTGAAAGAGGCTGGCCAGGAAAGAAGAACTCTTGTTGATAAGGTAATGGAAGAATTCCAGATTGATCGTGAAGAAGCAACGAAGCGCGTCTCAGATTGGTATTCGCGAAATGAGGTTGCCCTTGCAGTTCCTGAAACGAAGGACTTTATTCTTATGAATAATCCTGGGATTGATATTGCCATTTTCGGGCAACATCCATTCTACACTTTTCATATCTACAGAGTTACAAGCCTTATCTCTCTCAGACGAATCATCACACTTCTTTCTCTTATGTTCTCGGCGGAAGAGGAAGAGCTCGATGTAAGTGATCGTGCAGTTGCAGCCTTCCAAAAGGTTGAAGAGAAACTTGAGGAAACAAAAGAAGAAAAGGAGGAAACAAAAGAAGAGGAGGAAGAGGAAGGGCAAGCTGCAGCCGCTCCCGATTATATGGGAGACCTTATGTTTATGGAGGAGGGTCTGGGTGAGGAAGAGCCCCTCTCTGTGAAACAGGAGATCCAGCAGGATTCTGTGGCGCCAAAGGATGAACTTGAAGAAGCAGAGCTTCCTGAGGAACAGACAGAACCTTCAACAGCCGAGGGAGGTATTGCAGATTTCTTTCTCACGCGCCTCAAGCAGGCAGATAAGCGCCTTTTCGATTACACGAAGACACACCCTTCCCTGAAGAAATATGTGAGTATGTGTGCCGCGAATGTTACACGCCAACCCGCTGTCCTCACACAGGATCAGTACAAGGAAATGAGAGATTCAATCTACAAGCGAGACATTGATTCAGGTGAAATTGAATTTGTTGAATATCCTCTCGAGGAAAAAGACTCAAAGAAGGATAAGAAATCGGGTCTGAGAACCTCTGAGAAGTTCTATTTCCTCGAGTATGGCACAAATCCGAAGAATTTCCATTGGTATGTCTGCAGCAAATACTTCTGCACACGCGACAATCTCATTCTTCGCTCAGATGAGTTTGAGAGACCAGGGCAGTACCGCCGAGAGATTGAAGGAAAAGTCAAAGGATCAAAACCCGCAAAGACGTGCCCTTTTTGCGATGGGCGGCTCATACAGAATCGCAGAAGTCCAGGGCTCAATGAGACAGTGATTGAGAGAACAGTTGCTCCCAAAACACAAAATGCAATCCATTCGTTTATAGGATTTCTTAAAAAGACACCGCATCCTGAAGGATTCTATCTACCTTGTTGCTTCTTAAAGCCGGCAAACCCTGCCATTACGCGAACCGATGAATATTTCAAGAAGCCCTATTCGGTTGGCTTACCTTCTGCTCCTGTGGCCCAGCAGCAAGAAGAGGAGGATGATGAGGACTCCGAGGAGGAAGAAGAAGATATACCAGAAGATCTTCTCTCCAAAGAGCTTGGAGATATCTATATGATTGCAATGGCGGGTACGAGCAAGACATATATTGTTGGAGATGAGAAACTCCCTCTAGAGCCCCCCATTCTATTGAGTATTGCTTCTCTCAGCCAACAGAAAAAGAAGAGATCACAGGAGCCCCAGATTGGTCTTCTACCTATTGTTCTCGACAAGTACTTCTCCCAGTATCCACAGGGATTCGTAAAAACAAAGGTTCCCCAGCGTCTGAAGCCTGATGGGTTCGGCTTTCTTCGCATTGGAGTGGAGAATCGCGTTCGATTCAGACCCAATAGTTTCCTCGCCTCAGCCGCCCCTTTCTTTGGAAAGAACACTTCACATGCACTCATTGAGGATATACTCGAGAAACTTACGCCCTCTATCTTTCTTCAAATGAATTACGGAAATATGGTACACGAGTTCTATGATCCCAGTTATCCTGTTCTCGCTGATAATGAGATGCGAAACTGGATCTCTGTAAATTCTGTACCTCTTGATGTGAATGACACAAATACAGAAGCGGTCTCTCGTCTCTACAGCAGCTATAACAATTTCCGTGCAAAGATGCGCGATGAGAAGTTTGTGAAGGAGTACAGACAATTTGCGCTTCTGATGTCTGAACCGAATCTTCTCCGTGGAAATCGACAGGGTCTCACCTTCATCGTCTTAGATATCATACTTGATCCGATTACAAAGGAAGAGAAGATTGATGTACGTTGTCCTCTTTACGGATTTAACCAATCGATTCATGGAGGAAACGATATCGCGTTTCTCATGCACCATTACACTGGGATCTGGGAGCCCATTTTCTATATAGATGCGCGCCCTGGAAAGGAGCCCTTTTTTGATGTGTTCCAGCGGGCAAAAGAGGCGTTGTGGCCACCCATTGTGAAGGATCGTGTAGCCGAGTTCTTCAGCAAATGCAAGACAATGGATGGACGTCTCTCCTATCCCAGTAAGCCGATTGATGTTCTGAAGCTTCCACCCATTTCCCAAATCATGACACTCTTTCCGCAGTCGATGAAAACTGGGAGCCCCTATGGAGTTGTGCGCGATTCATACAATCACGTCGCGGCGGTGATCTATAATCCTCTTGCAATCTATAAAAACAGCAAACTCTATATTCCCATCCCATGTGCAGATGACGGATACTTGAATAAGAATTGGCGACACGTCTATCTCGACTGGACCAGTTTTGAACCTCCTGATGTCGAGTATCTGCTCGATTTTTATATGAGATATGTTGTACCTGTACTTTCTGTGCGAAGTAATTTCACGCCACGCCGAATTATTGATGCCCTGAGATCACGTCGTGAACTGCAGGTATGCGCCATACAACTTGCGAATGGTCTCATTTTACCCGCATCCGATCCTGATCGACTAGAGAAGATCAAAGGGTCTGTGCACCCGCCTATGCAGGAAGGCCACGTGAAGATTCATATTAATACGCGTGAGGGCGCCGACACAGGGGACGGCAGCGAAGCCGCGCCTCTTCTAACAGTTGCAGCTGGACTTCTGTTTGCCCGAAAACTCTATGAGAAGGCGTCTTCAGTTGAACTGATGGTTGATGGAAGAAAAATCCAGTACGCCCAGGAAAAGGAGGAAAATCTCGACTGGAATCGCGATAAGAAGATTGTATATGCCAAGGAAAATGAAGAGGCACTTCCTCTTACTTTATACACAACACAGAAGGAACTAAGTGAGATCTATGAGCACTTGCGTATTATCTTTGCAAAATGGCTAGCGGGTCTCCAGAGAGGTGATGATCTTCGCCGCAAACTGGAAACTGTAATCGATGATGATGCTATACCTCTATATGAAAAGAGGAAACGCCTTGAAATAATCTTTGGGAATAAGATCATCAGCTGGATGTCGAATGTGCCAAGAGAAGAAGAGGAAGAGGATCATCTTCTTCGTCGCGTAAATTGCAGTGCACAGGGGGCCGAGAAATGTTCTGGACGGTGTGTCTGGAAACAGGATACTGAGAAATGTCTACTTCACGTACCTGAATTCAATGATATCCAGGTTGATGTTCGCGAACTGCTGTACCACCGACTCATTGAGGAGCTACTGCGCTTTGGCGAGAAGAGACGGCAGCTCTTTGAGAATGATCTTTCCTATATGATTGATCTAGATCGCCCTATTCGTGATGGAAATGAGTACATCATACCTGAGAAATCGGCTGCATGGTATGAACTGATGCGCATGGACTGGACTACAAAGAAGGAAGAGGAGCCTAGATATTTGGAGGAGAAATCTTCGCCCTTATCTACGAGGGTTGTACCGATTGTGGAGGAAACTGCACTCCCTGATGGAATTGAATTCCTATTTCCAAAGGCGGAATCTGGTAAATTGCGTATGAAACGCAGTAGCTTGCTCAGCTTGATAGGACTTCTCTCCCTTGGGCGTGTAGAGATTCAGCCACCCCTTGCGGCAGATGCGAGAAAGCTCACTACAGAGCAAATTAGTTTCTTAGTACGCCAATCGCACCTAACCATTGGACAAGTGGATCTTCGTTCGCAAGAACCGGATTTGATTCTTAAAAAGCCGAGGGTACTGGATCACGGGACGGCCGTCTTCTTTTTGATCATAGGAGCAGAGGGCCCGGCAGTCCTCACGGTGGATCCCGACTCTGTAACACTTCCAGATAGAGAAGATCTTTCAAAGGTCTTTGCAGAAAAACTGGTGGGGGCAGAAATTGTCTCTTCTGAGGGCCCCATAAAGGGAGCTCTTGAACAGAAGAAGTTCAAGCCGAGAATTAAGGGTGCCGTTTAAATATCTACATCGACATCAGTATGGAGGAAACAAAAGAAATAAAGCTCACTGGAGATGCTGCAGAGAGTTTTATGTCTGGACGGAAAACACGTCGTGTGTCAAGGAGAAAGAATCAGAATCCTTTTTCCGAACCCGAAGAAACCTCTTCAGGAATGGTTAAAGTCAATAAGGTCGAGAGCCCGGTCGTGCCTTTAGTTGTAAAGGCTACTCCTGCACCTGCACCTGCACCTGCACCTGCACCTGCACTCGCACCTCCTGAACAAGAAGGCGGTAAGATGAAGAAGATGATCAAAGTGATATTGGAAAAGAAAGAGAAGCCAAAGGAAAAGGTTATTCTTGCTCCTGCAAAAGAGAAAGTCTCCCCGGTAAAAAATCGCTCAAAGACTCACAAGGCTCCGCGTAGAATTCGCGTATCATTGGATACCCTTTCAAATCGCATGAACCGCGCAAAAACAATTAAGAAAGAAAGTCAATCTACATCGATTGAAACAATCAAAAAAGCTTTGGTAAAAACGGGCCTTATTAAGATTGATTCTAAGGCCCCTGAGAAAATACTTCGGCAAATGTATTCGGACTTTGAACAGCTTAAACAAAAGGCACTTTAACGACGTTACAAATAAAATGAGCTTATGAATAGAGATGCTAGGAAGATCAAGAGTTCCTGTAACATCAAGAGCTCCTGTAAGAACAACGGGAAAGCCAGGATTAGCTAGCAGGCTAAGAACCTCTGCAACGAGTGTGGGACAGAGTGTATCGAGCGGGGCAAGCGCTGTTGCAGGTAAGGTTGGATCAGTTGCTTCCTCTGTTGCAGGTAAGGCTAGATCGGCTGCCTCAAGAGCCTCTGGTGCGTACGCCAGACTTCCGCCGGCCCAATCCATTCTAACCAGTTGGCCTATACTCTTATTACTAGGGAATGTTCTTTTGGCTTCTTTAGGATTTTACATGTACCTTAGCAAGTACAATAAGTTCAGATGGGACTCGTTCACAGTAGATGGAAAGCTCCCCATTTTTGAAATACATAGCCACATAAATGTGATTGTATTTATACTTTTGGCCCTTGTATGGACATATTCGGTCTATTACATAAATAATATGGTTTTCAAGAGTGATTGGATGAAGTTTGCAGGTATATTTGCCGCTATCTTTGCTGGAATTACTCAGCTATATCTGTTTGGCATGTTTTATTGGCTCTTTACGGGCGCCGATGAAGATAGTGAAAATGATCTTAAGGCTGCTAACAAAGAGGCTGATCTTGTTGCAGCTAAAGCAGCAGATACAAATGCAGCCACATGTTCTACGGCATGTGCAGGAGATCGCACTGAAAATGCATACACAATCGCTTCTAATTGCCCCAACGGTACATGCGCTTAAATTTCTTAGACTCAAGTAAGATGTCCAGCATAGTAAGAAAAGTCGCACCAGCGAGAATTGCACTGGGGAAGCAAGCAGCTGCTGGAGCAGCAGCTTTGCGTGCAAAAGCAACAACGATTGCCGCTTTACCAGCTTTTAACACGTATCTGGGAGGCGCAAATCTCCTACTCGCTGTTATTTCACTCGCAGTCTATTGGTCTTCAATGGGCACGTATCTCACAATGGGAGATATGGCAATTAAGTTTTTACAGATCCTAGCTCTTTCTGCAGTTGTCTATAATCTGGGACCTCTACTACCCCTTACTGCATTAAAAGGAGTTCTTGTTCTTTTTGAGGCAATTATATTGTTCTACATAATCTATTGGTTTGTAAATGGCCCATCTGATAAAAAGGCCGCGGATAATGAAACGATTACAAGCAAACTTATGACGCAACCTGATGGCACCCGCTGCCTCTCAGGTACAGGTACTTGTGATTCCAGTGGCAAGGGCTGTGTTAAAAAGGACGGAAACACGATACAAGGTGATATTGTAAAGTGCACTGCGTAAAATTGACATGATTCCCTTGTTAAAGAGTATAACAATGGGGGTCCATTTTCAGGATTATCTCCTGAAAAACATCCGACCCTCCATCAAAATCAACACTGAGAAGACAAGCTCGCACACGGCAATTATTGCAAAGGGAAATCGTATTCTCTGCGTTGCAGTAAACCAGTTCGGCTATGGCCATTCCCGGCATACAATTCATGCAGAAGTGAATGTAATCCGAGAGCTTGGAGATCTTACTCTTCTTAGGCAAGCCAGCCTCTATGTATGGAGACTCACAAAGGCCGAGGAGCCTACGAATTCAAAGCCTTGTGCCAGGTGTATGCGGTTTCTTAAGAAATGCCAACGTGAATATGGGCTCGGTACCATCTACTACACATCTAAAGATGAACCGCTATTCTTATATCAGGATGACAACGATGTTTGATGAATATATTCGTACATATAAACATTATTCATCGATTTACGGGCCAAAAACGGCTATTTTTTACCAGGTGGGTAAATTCTTCGAGTTCTATGATGTTCTCGACCCGATCACGTGCGAGGGACAGACCACCGCACGCAAAGTAATTGATTTTTTAGGCATTAAGCTTCTGTTTAAAAAAGCAAGTGTTTCCCGCCTCGCCAAGGGGGAGGATACAGGTAACCGTGATGGTCTTTGGTCTGGAATTCCCATTCAGAGTCTACACACATTCTCTCTCCGACTCACTCGTGAGAACTGGACCTGCGTTGTGGTGGAAGAGGAGAAGGATGCGAAGTCCAAAATCACTCGCCACATGACACGGGTTCTCTCGCCCGGTACTCACACGGAAGGCGCGGAAACGGAGAGTCTGTATCTCATGTCCATCTATTTCACGGAATCTGTCTGGCCCTCTCCTGCCCCTCCTTCCTTTGCAGCCACAGCCATTGATCTCACAACTGGACAGACTCTCTCCTATGAGAATGCAGCCTCAGGAAAACGCGAATCCTGGACAACCGATGATCTTCTCCATTTCTGCCAGGTCCATCCTCCCAAGGAATGCATTGTCTACTGGAAAGGAGATGCTATCTCCATCCCCTCGGAGCAGGTCCTGAGGCAGCGCACAGGAGTTCACACAGCCCTTCTTCATATTCGCCAGGCTACCGAGAGCCCTCTTCAAAATCCGGTTGTGCGCGAAGATCTCCTCCGCCGTATGTTCAAGCCAAAATCTCTTCTTCCAGTCCACGATTCACTCTTTATTCGTGGAAAGCCCCTCACTGAAATGTCTCTTGTCTATCTCCTCCGTTTTATCGAGGACCATCTTCCTTCTATGACGGATCGCCTCAACCAGCATACCCTCTGGATACCAGATCGCTCTGTCTTTCTCGGCAACAACGTATTGAACCAAGTGAATCTTCTGATGAGCCGGCCGGAGGACTCCGTTCTAGGTCTCTTTCTTGGAACACAGACCGCTATGGGTCGTAGGGCGATGCGCGAGCGCCTTCTGTACCCCATCACTGATATCACGGAGTTGCGGCATCGTCTCGAGCAGATCAAAGAAATGGGTACCCTTGAAACGACCCAACTCTATGCGCATATGAAGAATATCCATGATCTTCCCAGGATTCACCGAAAGATTCAGACCTATACCATCTGCGCGGAGGACATTCTTCTCCTCGAGATCACCTACAAGAAGATTCTCCTGTGCAACTCGGTCTTCACCGATGAAGGAACTCTGAAGATGGATCCCACCCTTTTAAACACATTCAAAGACTATATCGAGACATTCCATTCCTATTTTGATATCGAGAAGGCTGAGAAGGCCAACGACAATCTCTATTTTCTCCGGGCCGACAAGGCACCGCTTACCGCAAAAAAGGAAGAAGAGCTTGTGGCTCTAGAAGGAGAGATCGTGAAGGTGGTAGACACTCTTTGCAAGTGGGCGGGCCTTCCAGCAGATGCTTTGTCCACCGAGTCGACGCCAACACAGTATGCAATTGCAGGGACAAAGACCATCATGAAAGTGATTGAAAAGAAGATGTCCGAGGCAACTCCATATCCCGGGATGAGCCTTACAAAGAAGAAGAGTTCTACGACACTGGAGTTTCCCCATCTCGATGGACTGTACACAGCCATTCTTCGAAAGAGGGAAGAGCTACGGGCCACATTCCAGAAGGAGCTTGCACCGATGTGTGAGGCCTTCTCCGATGCCTCGAGGGAGATCTGGGAAGCCGCAGAGACCTGGATCGCAAGGATTGATGTTGTTCTCACCTTGGAACGGGTTTCAAAGAAACACGGATTCTGTGCACCTGTCTATGAAGATGCTCAGCACGGTTCCTCTGTTGAAGTGACGGGTCTCCGCCATCCACTCATTGAGATGCAGTCCACACGCAGTGAATACGTGAAACACGATATCTCTCTTGTACCCGGCAAGTCTGGCTGGCTCGTCTATGGAATGAATGCAAGCGGTAAATCCTCTCTCATGAAGGCCCTTGGTATCTCTGTTCTCTTAGCCCAATGCGGCACCTATGTTCCCGCCACCACCTTTCGTCTCCGCCCCTACAATTCCATTTTCACACGCATCCTCAACCAGGACAATCTCTGGGCCGGCCTCTCCAGTTTCACAGTGGAGATGACGGAGCTGCGTGAGATCCTTGGGCGAGCCGACAACCGAAGTCTTGTGCTTGGCGATGAGCTCTGTAGTGGAACCGAGTCGGTCTCTGCAACCAGTCTCGTGGCCGCGGGACTCGATTGGCTGGATGGAAAAGGAAGTTCCTATGTCTTTGCCACCCATCTCCACGGGCTCCTCTCCATTCCGAGAATCCAGGAGCTGCCGGGACTCCAGATCTGGCATCTTCGGGTTCGCTACGATCCTGCAACAGATAAGCTGATCTATGATCGTACTCTCCATCGTGGAGCTGGAAGTAGCCTGTATGGACTGGAAGTCGCTCGTGCCCTTTCACTTCCGTTCGCATTTCTTGAGAAGGCCCAGCAGTTTCGGCACCAGCTCATTGGAGATGCAACAGAGGAAACTGCATCCGTGAGCCAGTACAATCCGAACCTGCTTCGGAAGGCGTGCGAGATCTGTTCATCGGCCATTGTATCGGGATTGGAAGTGCACCATATTCGCCCCCAGAAAGATGCTTCAGCCACGGGCCATTTCGCCGATGGATCTCATAAAAACTCTCTTCGGAATCTTATCGTCGTATGCCAGGCATGCCACGATAAACATCACAATGAAGAAATTGAGATTGGGTCTGTAAAGGAGACAAGTGAAGGTCCTGAACGTGAAGTGAAACTCGTCGCTTCCAAGAGAAAAACGGCAAAATACTCTGAGGAACAGATGACACAGATTATGACCATACTCAAATCAAAGCCGAATGGGACAGCGGAATACATCAAACATTCTCTCTCGGAAGCTGGAATTCAAATTACGGAAGCGATGGTGAGGAAATTACGACGAGGCGACCTCTGAAGGGGCTGCCGCGGCCACAGGGGCTGGAGCCGCCGCCATCATACTCGGGGGCATCGCAATGTAGGCCATGGGTCCCGCAGGGCCGGCAGGGCCGGCAGGGCCAGGGGGGCCAGGAGGACCAGCAGGACCAGGGGGCCCGGACACAACCGTGGCGCTGGCACCGCCACCATTCTTCTCCAGGGCCTCAACCTTCTTTCTAAGGCTCTCTACTAAGTTTTCAAGGAAGCGAACCTTCTGCCCGAGAGGGTTGCTGCCGAAGTAGTTCGTTCCAGGATTCATAACAGAAGACATTTCTGTTAGTCGACTGGGTAATGAAAGAAAGAGAATGTACGCAGTGATAAATTTGAAGGTACGAATGTCTTGTCTTCTAAGTAGACAATGATTATTCCGATACGCTGCTTTGAATGTGGAAAGGTGATCGGGGATCAGTGGGTGTATTACCAAGCAAAACTCAAGGAAATGAAGGTGAACTCAAAAGAGGACAAGGTCTACTTTGATGGAAAGGAGATCAAGGAGACTCCCGAGAAGAAGATTCTCGATTCACTGGGTCTTACTCGTGCATGCTGTCGTACACACTTCCTCACACAGGTAGACCTCCTTACTAAAATCTAGGAAAGCAATAGATGGAGTTATATATACCCTCCTTGTTAATATTATTTGCAGCTCTTATTGTGATAGCAGGTCTATTACCCAATATTTCCCCTTTTTTCATTGCTGCATCTGCGCTTATCTTATTAGTCTACGTTGGATACAAACATGAAGCAACCTTTTCTGATGAGTACGCGAATGCCACATGGAACTCGATCGGCTCCTCCGCAACTCCTCTTTTAATCACTGTGGTTGTCCTTTTCATGATTGGTTGGCTTCTCAATCTCTTTACGGGCTACAAACCCAACTTTTTCACAGTACCCCAAGCCCCCGCACAACCCTCCACGACAGCTTTTTATAGACAATTTCTATAACATCAATAGAATGAAGACACGGCGTCGCTCTTCGACAAAAAAACAAAAGGCTATGACAATTCCAGACCTGAAAAGGGCGTTTGATCAAATGGAAAAGAAGGCTGCCCAGCTCAACCATGGTACGTTAGCGGAGAAGGTGAAGGAATTTCAGAGACACTGGAAGTCCATTTTTGGCCGCGAAGTCAGTAAGACTGCTGCAGAGGCCTACTTGGCTGTGAAGAAGACTGAGAAGAAAGGTACACGTAAGATGCGTGGAGGTGCTCTACTTGCGGGCGCACCTCTCGACTTCCAAATGCGCCCCGGCAGCGATGGCCCCCCTTTTTCAGGAGTTACCTACCCCGCTTATGTAACAAGTGGTCTTACGGACATTAACAATATTGCCTCTCAGTGTGGCCCGAAGGATCTTCCAACTGTGCTTCCTGAGGGACTGGGATCAAATAAGGTGGGTGGCGGCACGATTCCCACGACCGTCTACCAGGACTTGCAAACCGCATACCAAGGTGGTCAACTACCTCCCTCACCGGCTCCTGAGGCGAGAACATGGAACTATAAGTAAAAGCGGATTATCTACCATCTCAAGAAACCTCATCTGCGATTAGGATTCTTGCGATGGAGCCATCTTTCAAAGGAGATGAAGCCAGAGAGTTGGCTGAACATCTACTCTCTCTGTATTATAATACACAAAGTTACCCCTGGACTCGCCATCACATCGATAGCTACGACCAGTTTCTATCACAGGATTTGCCCGCCATTATTCAAGCTGCCAACCCACTCATTCTCCTTGAGCAGAGAATCGGCACAACGGATGTTTATGCATACAAGGCCGAGATCTTTATTGGTGGAGTGAAGGGTGATCAACTCTTTATTGGCTCTCCCACACTTCGTCTCCAAGGAGGTGATGAAGTCCGTCTTCTGTTTCCTAGCGAAGCGAGACTCCGTAATCTAACCTATTCCAGCCTTGTACAAGCGGATATCACCATCCGAATCACCTTCTCGAAACCCGATTCTTCGGGTGAGCCGAGAGTCCTTGAGCTCGACGCGAAATCGGACCCGTCCCTCTCGCGTTTCCCTCTTTTCCGCATCCCTATTCTTCTCCACTCCCGCTTCTGCGTTCTGCACCAGAAGCCTCCTATGTTTCTAAAGGAGGCGGGCGAGTGCGAATATGATTACGGCGGCTATTTCATCATTGATGGATCTGAGAAGGTGCTCATCACTCGCCAGGAACAGGCATTCAATACACTCTATGTGCAGAATCAGGAGCGTGATCCGAAGTTCTCTCTCTATGGCTCAATCTCCTGTCTCAATCCGAAGACGCGCCAAATCCGGCGCATAGGATTCACTCTCGATCGTCGCGCAAACACAATGGAAGTGAGCATTCCATTCGTTCGTAAGTCTGTTCCTATTTTTCTGCTTTTCCGTGCCCTCGGAATCCAGTCCGACAAGGACATTCTCCAAATGATCTTCCCCAACTTCGACTCCGATGAGGCAAAACTGCTCATGCCCTTGCTCCAGGAGTCTATTGTCCACGCCCATCCTTTCTTGGACACATTCAGCGCGGTGCAGTACATTCGTGTCCTCACAAAGGGCTTCGGTGTTGAGCACGTTCTCGACGTTCTCCACAACCACCTTTTTGTTCACGTGGAGGACCGCCCCTACGCCCGTGCAATGTTCCTAGGCGAATGTGTGCGCAAAATCCTCCGTGTCCACTCAGGAATCGACCAGAGAACCGACAGGGATGACACGCGCAACCAGAGATGTCTCACCAGCGGGTTCTTAACGCGTATGTTATTCCAGGATGTCTATTCGAAGTGGGTGAAGCTTGCAACCCAGACACTCGACAAGGAGTACAAATACAACAGCAGTATCTACACAGGAGAGAATTTCAAGAATCTCTTCTCTCCCGGCACATTGGCTACGCTACTGCAGACAAAGTACATCACGGAGGGAATTACCCGCGGATTCAAGGGGAAGTGGGGCGAGGGTGCAGAGGGTGTTCTCCAAGCCCTCTCGCGTCTTTCCTACATGGACTTCCTCTCACACTGCCGTCGTGTTCTTCTCAACTTCGACACGGGCATGAAACTGCAGGGCCCTCGTCGTCTTCACACCAGCCAATTTGGCTACTTCTGCACAAATGAAACTCCTGGCGGCGCCTCCATTGGTATCACAAAGAATCTTAGCACCCTGGCTGCGATTAGCACCTATTGCTCTCCCACCGCCATCTCAGAATGGCTTCTCAGCCGAGCAGGTGTGATCCCCTGCGAAGATGTAACACCGGATGTCTCTATGCGTGGGGTGCCTGTGTTCATCAATTCGGGAATCATGGGATTTACGCTACGACCTGTGCTTCTCGTGGAGGTTCTGAAATGCATGAAGTGGACGGGATGCCTTCCTCCTTCAGCGAGCATTGGCTTCAACATTCGCGACCGCCAAGTCTTCCTCTATGTCGACGAAGGCCGTCCGATCCGTCCTCTCATCCATTTAATGAAAGGAGGTGTTGTTCCTGCGCAGAAGCTTCGAGGCGCCAAGCGCTGGAGAGATCTGATCCTCGGATCCTTCGGTCCCACACAGGACTTCACTCTTTCCAGTAACCGGTTCTTTGATCCTCTTGCATCCAAAGAGGCACCGGTCTTGGAGGACTACAAGGAACTTCTTCTTCCCCATATTGGTTGCATTGAGTATGTGGACCCGTATGAAGCGAACGAAATGTATGTGGCCTGTTTCCCTGAGCAGATCCAGTCGAACTCGAGCCACCTTGAAATTCACCCCTCCACCATGTTTGGTCTGATGACTAGCATGATCCCGTATGCAAATCACAACCAGTCTCCGCGTAACCAGCTCAGCTGTTCCCAGAGCAAACAAGGTGTCTCTGTGTACGCAAGCAACTACCCATCTCGGTTCGACAACCAGGTCCATGTTTCTTGCTATTCGGAGGCACCTCTTGTTCGCACACTGTACTACGACCATGTGGCGAATGGAAAAATGGCCTATGGACATAATATCATATTGGCAATGGGCTGCTTCTCTGGCTACAATCAGGAGGACGGTATCGTGATGAATGCAGATGCACTCCAAAGAGGCCTCTTCCACAATATGTCGTTCCGAAGCTATGAGATCTTTGAAGAAGATGATGCAGCCGCACACACCGAGTCGAGAATTGCGAATCCCGCGAAGTATCCTCCCTGGACAAATCTCAGGGCTGGACTTGATTACAGTAAGCTGGATGAGCGCGGAATCATTCGTGAGGGAGAGTGGGTCGACGAGACAACAGTTCTTGTGGGCCGCTACATCCAGGGCGAGTCTGGAGAGATTCGCGACGCAAGTTTAACGGCACAGGTCTGGACAACGGGGCGTGTAGAAAAGGTTGCGGTGATGTTGAACAATGCTAAGAGGGCGCTGGTGAAGGTGCGTGTATCTCAGTACAGAACACCAGAGCTGGGAGACAAGTTCTCCAATCGCCACGGGCAGAAGGGCACACTGGGCATGGCTATCCGCGGACACGACATGCCGAGATCCGAGTCTGGTATTGTGCCCGATATGATCATGAACACGCACGCAATTCCTTCTCGTATGACGATTGCCCAGTTGCTCGAATCACTTCTTGGAAAGTCGGCGGCGCTGCTGGGCGCCATTGGAAATGCAACCACCTTTATGAACACGGGTAGCCCTGCAGAAGCTATTGGTAAGGTTCTGAGAGATACTCTCGGCATGGAGCCGATGGGTGAAGAGATGATGTATGATGGAACAACGGGTGTGATGGTACCGTCCACCTTTTTTGTTGGAAATGTCTACACGATGCGCCTCAAGCACATGACGGAAGACAAGTGGAACGCGCGTGCAGAAGGTCGCAGAGAACAGCGAACGCATCAGCCGACAGGAGGACGTGGAAACCAGGGTGGTCTACGTATTGGAGAGATGGAACGCGATGCAATTATTGGGCATGGAATTGCCTCCTTCGTCCATGAATCCTATATGAAGCGCGCAGATGGAACAGAATTTACTGTCTGCAACGGCTGTGGCACAATTCCTATTTATAACGAAGGGGAGAAGAAATTTGTGTGTTCTCTCTGTGATGGCCCCGTGCGGTATATTGGAGAAACGGTTACGAATCTGGAACTTGTGCCCCCGATCAAGAGAAGTACGGCAACCTTTTCAAAGATTGAGATCCCGTATGCCTTCAAACTGCTCGAACAGGAACTCTCCACCTACATGAACATTGGGATGCGCTATCTCACGACGGCAGATCTGCAGACACTTTCTCCACCGGCACTCCAGCGTCTCAGTCGTACGGAACAGGAGGCGGCCCTGAAGGCACCACTTCCCCAGAGACTTATTGTTGATACGGTAGTTCCTGAATTTGTCCAACCTGTCGAGGAAGATGTCGTGAGACCTGAGGATTTGTCGGGCCTTGGTGCTTTACCTGTGCCAGCACAAGAAGAAGCAAAGGAAGAAGCTCCTCTTCAACCGGTTGCAGCGGCACCTCCACCTCCACCCCCGCCCCCGCCTTCACAGCCCGCACCCGCGAGCCCGTATATGGTTGTCCCGATGAACAGTGCACAGGTTGCAGCCATGCTTCCTTCACCGCCAGCCTTTCCTTCTTCAGAGGAAGAGGAGTTCCCCATGCAGACTTCTCCTGCCGCGAACATTCTCGCCTCAGGAATACCCGGCGCACCGCCTACACTGTCCGTCGACACCTCAGAGTCTGCTCTAAGGGCCCAAGGACTCGGTGGCACGCAGCAACCTATCCGCAGTGCGATGAAACGTGCAAGTGCTCCTGCTCAAGCGGGTGGAGGCGCACCATCACCCTATGGAGGAAATGTCCGTGTGAATGTAATTCGCGAACCATGAGTTCAACCGGTAAGTTCAACCGGTGAGTTCAACCAGTGATAAATTCAACCGGTGATAAAATTGATACTATTCAAACACCCTGAATAAGTAGAATGAGTTACGAAGATCTTGATGTTCTTTATAGGAGCAGAATTACTCTTATAAAGATCCTAAAGGAAAATGGATACGAGACAAAGGACTATGAGCGTTTCAGTCCTTGGGAGATTGAGGCCATGGCGATTGGCCAGACCTCTTTCCAGATTGATGTAACGAAGACAAATCCTGATAGCCCGATCACGAAGTGCCGCGTTGTCTACAGTCTTCAGAAGCTAAAGCAAAAGATTTATGGTTTCCTCTCCAGCCTCACGAACACAGAGGATGCTAATTCAGTAGACCCTCTCACAACAGAAGTGATTGTTATTCTTCTAGAGGATGTGGCAGATGTGTTTCACAAGGCGGCCCTCGACGAGTGGCTGAAGAATAAGCTTCGTATCCGCTTCTTCAAGGCACACACTCTCGTCTATGATCCTCGTGATCACACTCTTGTTCCTCCTCATGAGAAGCTTCCTCCTGAGGAACATGCTGAGTTCATGAAACAGAACTATATTCGCTCAAAGGGCAATCTTCCTATGATCCGCTTCCATGAAGATATTATTGCACGTGTACTAGGTCTTCTCCCTGGAGATATTATAAAGATTACACGGCCGAGCCCTTCTGCAGGTCTTTACGACATTTACAGAGTTTGTGTTCCTTAATTAGGATGCCATCGGCTTGTAACGACGCCACAGTTTTAAATAGAGTTACAGATCAATCTCGATTTTATGCGTGGCATGATGCAACTAAAAATATGTTAGATGCTTCACCGAATGATGTAACACTTAAGAGTCTTGAAAAGCAGATCGTAGATACAATTTCATGTGTGCAAGATCAAATACGAGCAAAACGATCTCTCCCAAATAGTAATTACACATTGCAAGAGGAAGTTGTTACATTACAGAAGGAACTAAATGACCTCACAGATAATGTAAATACTGCAAAAGATCGCGCACAGAGTATCACGAATCTTAATCAAAAAGTGAATCAAACTGAGAGCTGGTTTCCAATTGGCCGTCCTCTTCAGCAAGGCTCTCTTTTTGCTTTGGTTGCACTCTCTATCTTTTTTACCATGATGTTTATCGGTCTCTCGGCAAGTTATTTTGGATTTGAGTTGAATCTTTCATGGGTTCCCGGTCCTCCTCAAGTAAGACAAGGATTCTTTGCTTCTATTTTTAACATTTTGTATAATTTATCAAATCCTCTAACTCTTGCTTTAGGAAGCTCTTTAATTATAACTCTCTCTATAATTACTTGGCTAAAAACATCATAATGATATAACATCGTGACTAAAAGTTAAGAAAGTTAAAACTTTCTTAACTTTTATGTCCAACGACGAACTAACCGATGAATCTTATAATTAAGAAAGCTCTTTGAGCTTTCTTAATTATAAGTTCATATGGTAGGGATATGGACACAACCTGTACAAAAAATGCACTGGCCCTTGAATCAAAACAGGATGCCGAGAAGCCTTTTGGTGAGAAAAGTATTCTTCTTGAGAAGCTCGATAGAGATAGAAATGGCCTTATTACACAAAACCAGTTTGATGCTCTCCTAGATGTCGCCAAAAAGGATGGCCGATATATTCTTGGCAACCAGCACAGTTTTTATATGCTAGCTTCATCCACGCAGAGAGAATATTGTTACAGTTTACAACGATATGCATACTACTTGAAAGACTATCAAACATCCGTTCATCTCGGCAGTCCTAATAAAACTTCACAACAAAAATACATTTACTTCCGTGCAAGACTTGAAGACCTTCTTTCCGTTTTAGAGTTTATGGAGAGGGTTCAACTTGAGGGCGAAGATGCTAATTTAGTCTCTCCATCTGCCTCTCAGGATTCCTATTCATCTCAAGCGTTTCCCATAGAAACATTCCAAGATTCTTCTATTGATATAACAGGACTTAGGGCGAGAATGAACGATCTCGACTACGAAAATGAAGTTAAACTACGGCAGGATAGACTCGAGTATTCAGTTGAGAAGAATCGATATGCAAAGAATAGCCTTGCTCTTTATACATTTCTGAATTTAACTGCGGTTGGTATCTTACTCTATCTATTCAGAAAGTAAATGACTCGCCAAAGTAGAATGGATAGAACAGAAATATATAATTATGATATGGCTACAAAACAAAACCAGATTAACGAGTACGCATATCATAATAAGATGGATACGCTCTTTTTTCTACAGATCTTTCTTCTATCTATGTTGATCCTTTGTATTTTTGCGTATCTTGCAAGGATCGATGTTGTAAGTTATTCTCTTGTTATTTATGTTGGTTTTATCTTATTAGCAATCGATACTATGATTTTTGTAGTAAGATATACATACACGCGAAATGTGCGCGATCAAAATCACTGGTATGAGAAAAAGTCGACAGTTCGTGAAGAACCCATTAAACCTGCTACCCCTGCACCCACGGGCCCATGGTGGTTAGCATTTGGCATTGGAGATATTTCCGGTGTCGATATTGGTGGACTCTGTGCATCGTATGCTGGGCGATAGAGACACGACCTTACACACTCTAAAATAAGGGGGATCAAAGAGTCTCCTTATTTTTAAGTTCATATGGTAGTATGGAAGGGTTTCAAGTAGAACAGGGTCTATCAAATCGTAAACTGAATGCAACGACCCTACTTGCAAGTTCACAGGATATGGTGGATGAATATATACGTGTAAATAAAAATTTAGGAACAGCGGAAGATCTTTCCAATCAACTCACTCAGACAGTTGCACAATTGAAAGGAAAAATTACAGATTCTAAAGATGCAATTCAGACATATGAACAAGAGTTCATGGAACGTAAACTGGCTCTTCCTTCACAGCCTACATTAAAAACATTGCAGGATTATGTTCTTGTATTTTTCTTTAGCAGCTATCTCTTAGTTTCTATTTTTATCAGTCTCTATGTGGGTCGTTCAGTACGGAGTACTGCGAGTAGCGTTATTACCCTGCTTGTTATGTTTGCACTTGGAGTGGTGATTTCACAGGTGTTGCTGAGGTACGCCTAGGAGGCCTTAGCATCAAACTCCTCCACATCTCCCTCATCACCGAACACAACAATGTGCTTGTAAGTCTTTCCATCGGAAGGTTCTCCATACTCGTCATTTAGACGACTCTGAAGACTCTTAGGATTTAACTTGCTACCCGAGCGTCTTCCATCGCTCAGCCACTGTGTGTAGGCACGATTGATCTGCTTGAAATCGCACTGCTCTCCCACCGACTTGCGAATTCTCTCATTGCGGAACTTTGCGAAGGTATCGTACGACTCCTTGTACTCCGATGCCGCATTCTTCACAATGTCAGGAATGGGCTCGAGCCCTTTCACGAGATACTCGTTCTCGTAGATGTCCACCAGCCATGAGAGGAAGGTCTCGCGCCACAGCATGAACTTGTGGTCAATCTCACCGTCCCTCAGATAGACGTTCGGCTTCTTTGCAATGTAGTCCGGATCCTCCGCAGTTACGAACTTACTCTCGAAAGGGACGACCCGAATACGTCGCCAGGTGCCACCGTCCATGCTGTTCACGGGAGGCAGATCATTACAGAGCATGAAGAGCTTGCCCGTGATCTTGAACTTCTCCTGGTCCTGGAAGAGGGCTCGGGCCTCAATAATATCTTCACCACTGAACTGCTTCATGCGGCTCGTGTTGATCGGCTCCTTGTCGTCTGGCTCCTGCATCGTGATGAAGCGCTTGTTCTTCACCACCATGATCTCTGGGTTCGCCGCGCCACTGTCGGGCCGCTTCCTCGTGAGAACTGTTGTCGCCATGGACGTCCAGTAATCACCGAACGTGAGGCGACAGAGATCCTGCAGCTTGGATTTACCATTACCGCCCTTACCCGTGAAGTAGTAGAAGCACTGCTCCCTGTTTGTGCCCTCCAGACAGCTCGCAATGAGACGGAGTAGATAGGCCTTCACCTCGGGGCGGGGCATGATCTTCGTGAAGAAGTCCTTGAGCTCGACGAGGTAGCCGCGCTGCTCCTCGTTCAGATTCTTGAACGGAATGTAGTTGATGGGAGGAACATCAAGGCCTCCCTGGCCTGCAAGAAAGCTCACGTAGTCCTCGGGGCGGCCGTCACGGAAGACGACGTGCTCTTTTGTGATGGAGGGCGGGATCACCTCTGCGGAGCGGGAACGAAGCTCGAGAACACCGTTTGCACAACCGAAGAGGAAGACGTTGCTGTTGAGCTTTGTGTGGAAGTCCTCCTGGCAGAAGAAGGTGGATGCCATCTTCATTGTCGACTCGACGAAGGCCGTTGTGTAGAGATTCATCTGGATTTTAAGAAGTTTCTCAAGCCTCGCCTTGTAGTGTTCACGCACATCATTATTCTTTGCAGTGAGTGCTTCATTTGAGATCTTTTGACAGGCCTTGCTGATGTAAGTAGCTACATCGAAACTGATATTACGGCGGAGCTGCATACCCTGATTGAGATGGCGCCACATGTTGATCGCATCATCGTAGAAGTACCACTCAACTGTTTTCTGGTTGATCGAGGCTACGTAGTTCGAGTTATAGAGCTTCTGCATCAAGGTTGCAACATGAAAGTGAGTTGCATCAAGAGTTGTACGAATATACTCTAAGATATTATTGTCGATGATTTCCTGATATGCAGTAGGGTTGTCGTCCCGCGCCCACTTGCGCAACGACATCTCGGTTAGGCGAGGCCCATCTCCATCCTTTCGCATCCGACCAAACCAGTCGCGCCGCCACTTGGCTACTTCGCTCTCCTGGAAACTGGGCGACTTTCGGCTGAAATCGACCCAGAGCTTGAACATATCTTCTGAAGGCTCGATGTTGTGAAGACACCATCCCACGCGAATCCAGGTATCATACGCATTCGCTCTCGCAACCGAAAGACAGTTGAGGACTATGGTACGAATGATGTTCTTATCCTCTTCATTACGCTCGCTAAGCTGAGTAATATAGTTTGAAACCGCCTCTAGAACTGGGGCAGCATTCACCTCTGGCTCCTTAACCTTTGGAAGAGGAGGATTCAGAATTGCTGTGTACTCTCCCACGACTGCATCACGGATGGTCGTTGAATCAGCCACGAGATTGTAGCGGAGTGAGAGAAGCTCCATCAGCTCGCGCGGCGTATACTCGGCCACGTCGCCGACGTCGAGAGCCCGAGTTGTCGGATTGTACGAGAAGACGTGGGCGAGCTCGTACCGCGGAATGTCGGGTTTGCTCTCACCATAGAAGAACCATGCTTGCTTTCTCGTCATGGACTCATCATAGACTTCCTCATCCGGGTTATCGTACCCTGTTCCCGAAAAGCAACTTTCTACGATCTTCTGGCCAAGAAGCCATGAACGCAGCACCTTTTGCTTCTCGTTCGAAAGACAGAGATCAGGACACTCGATGTGAACACCATCCTTCCCGATCTTCTTCTTACTATCCTGGTACGGTGAAGGTCGCAGAGTTACAAAGAATCTAAGAGTTTCGTTGTCTTGAGGAAGTGTAAAGAAGTGTTCAAGTCCGTCTACAAGCTTTGCGCAAAACGTGCGAATGTGTTCCTCTGTGAAACTGCGGTTCAGTCCTTTTCCTTCAGGATAGTGGAAGTCCAGGTCAATCAGCAGCGGCTTATGCGAGTTAAGACGCGGCTGTTCGACCAGATTCACCGACCGATTTCCCTTTACGAAGAGATAGTCATGCATCAGATCAAGAAACTCAGGATAATCATCATCTGTTACAAGCCAACGACCACCGCCCGTCATTCCCGCGACACTCGCTTCATTCGGTTTACAGTTGCTCCTCTTTGCCAGGAAATCTCCTAGCGGATGCCCCTTCAACGCGAGAAGAGTACCCATCCTGTTTGCTGATTTGGCCTCCGTTTTTTTCAAAGTCAAATTTACGCGGGCAGCACCTCCTAAAGAGGCTCTTATCTACAAACCAGTAAATACATGCATGTCAAAAAGACTGATGAAAGAGATACCGCAGGTAGTTGATCCGACTATGCGCGACATGGGAATTTACTACTTTCCTGATGAAGCCAGCATTACAAAAGGTAAAGCCCTTATCCAAGGCCCAGAAGACACTCCGTTCGAGGGCTGTTTTTTCATTTTTCAATTCACTTTTCCAGACGACTATCCATTCTCACCACCCAAAGTAAACGTACTCACAACCGATGGAACAACTCGTTTTCACCCAAATCTTTATGTGGAGGGAAAGGTATGCCTATCTATTTTAGGCACCTACAGCGGTCCTAGTTGGCAGAGTACAATGAGTCTTTCAATGGTTCTTTTATCTTTGAAAGCTTTACTTGATACAAATCCTCTTTCTCACGAACCAGGGTATAGTTCTTATACCCTGGCACACCCATTAGCATCCACCTATGCAGCCTTTGTTCAACACCAACTTATCGCACTTACTCTATCAGAGCTTCGAGGATCTGGATATTTTAAATTAATACAAGAAGAATTACCTGATACTTTTAAAGAGAAAACACTGGCCTCTTTGAAGAAAATTATAGTGAAAAATATAGAGTATTCAGAAACTCTTTACAATGATATTCCATATGGAATGAGAGGGAGTACGCGATGGAGGTTGCTTCATAAAGAACTTCTTCTTCTAGAAAAGAATGGCGAGCCTTAAAACAATGATTAAACAAGGGTTTGGTCTCGGTATCGGCTTCATTTCAGCACAGGTTATTTTTATCTTTGTTGGAATCCTTTTCTTTATTCCCGGATATCTACTCTTTGTTTCGCAGGAGAAGAAGAAGGAACCCAGTGTTTCAAATCAGATTGGCGGGCTTAGTCTTATGATTCTAGGTGTTGCCTTAGCGGGAGGAGTTGGTCTTGGCCTCTTAGTTGATGCCTTCAATGATTTCTCATAAGGGTAACTGCCTAAAAATGAACGTTGATCCTTGGTAGGGAATAGGCAACGAAATGAAATTTTGCCCTAAGGATGGATATTATTTGTATTTGGACGCAGGTACTGTAAGTGGAGCTGCACAGAGCTCTTCTGATACGAAGACTCTCAATCGTCTTTGTCGCCGATGTGGATATAGCGAGAAGGATTCAGATGGAGGCTTGATCACAGAGACCTATCTGCAGCAGAGGGCCAGTGAGGGATACAAGATTCTTCTGAATGAATTTACTCGTCAGGATCAGACGCTTCCGCACATCAAGACGATTAAGTGTCCCAAGGAGACCTGTCCGACAAATGTTGGAGGAGTTGAGAAGGATGTGATTTACATGAAGTATGATTCTGCAGCGCTCAAATACATCTACATTTGCAATGTATGTTCGACACAGTGGAGATCTCGTACAGATTAATATACAATATACTTATTCATAATAACCTAACGACAGTATGGTGAGGTTAGTATGATCAAAGAGATTTTCAGATGTATCTTTAGAGAACATATGCAGTCGGGTGGTCAATTGTTTAAAGCACTCTTAACAAAATCTGCAAAAAAATCAGCAAGCCCTGTTGCAGAAAAGGCGGCAGCAGATGCAGCTAGAAGTGCTGCTTCAGCTGCAACAGAAGCTGCAGCAAAAAAGAAAGCCCGCTCAGCGATTGCATCATCTGTAGTGGGGAGTATTGGTTCAAAGGCTGCTGCAGATGCCGCTGCAAAGTTAGCTGCTGATACTGCTGCAGAAACAGCTACTCGGGTCGCAGCTCGTAAGGCTATAGGAGCTACAAGTTCAGCCGCAGCGGAATCTGCAGATAAGCTTGCATTGAAAGCATTGGATAATGCTGCTCTAAGTTCTGCAGGTAAAGTCGTATCACCTGGAGAGATTGCAGTAGAGACAGCGGCGCAGACTGCTGCAAATACAGCTGCCGCAAAGGCTGCTCAAGATGCTGTTACTGCAGCAGCAATGTCAGAATCAACTGAGTTCGCTTCCAGTATAGCAGAAAGAGCCGCGGCTAAAGCTATTGGAAACCAGGTATCTTCAAATGCAGCGGCGGCTGCTGCAAGAGCCTCAGCAGATTCTATTGCGGAAGCGGCAGCCAGAGAAAGTGCTTCTTCTTTAGCTACAAAGGCAGATGATGCTATTGCGGAAGCGGCAGTTAAGCGGGCTGAAGAATTTTTAAGTAATGCCGCTAGAAAAGCTGCACAGAATGCAGCCACAAATGCAGCCGCAAATGCAGCCGCTAAACTAGCTACACGGCAAGATACAACTTTAATAACAAAGGCGGCAACAGATGCAGGTACGCTCCTTATAGAAAAAACAAGGACACGATTTGGTAAGGAAGTGATTGCAGAGAGTGCTAAGCAAAGTGCAGGAACTGCATCGGTAACCCTCGCTACAAAAAGTACCACCGCAACTCTAGCAGGGGCAGCAGTTACACGTACACGAGCAGCTTTTCAGAATGCAATGGATGCATTAACAGGAAGTATAGCTAGAAAGAAAGCAACTGCAGAAGCTGCATCTGAAGTTTCATCTCAATTTTCAAAACAGGGTATGAAAGTGGCAGAACTAAGAGCAGTCTCACAAGCCTACAAAGATGCAGCAGCCGCTGCTGCGGTAATAGGAACAAAAGGTGGAATCAAAGATGTCCAAGGTGAACTTGCAGAAAGGGTTGCAAAGGCTATGAGTGATGTTAGCACAGCTACAACCACTTTTTCTTCAAAGAAGGCATCTGCCCTTGCAGCAAAACAAGCATATGAGGCTGCAGCAAAAACTGTCGCTGATTCATTAAAGGGGGTTACATCAAAAAAGGCTGTAAAAGAAGCTGCAGAACTAGGAGTTGCAAAAGCTACCACCGATCTGTCATCTGCTACAGCAAGAAAGGCTGCTGCAGATCAAGCAAAGAAGAGTACACAAGAGGCTGTAGTAGTAGCTTTAAAGAAAGTGGATGATGCAAAAAGTATTTTTAATGATGCAATTACAAAGAGCGGACTTTTAAAAGCACAGGTGGATGCATTGCTAAAGAAAGGGGCGAAACAGGTAGACGTGGATGCAGCAAAGAATCTAGCAGCAGTTGCAGCAAAAGAAGTCGATGATGCACTTGCAATGGTTAGCGCGAAGAAGGCAGCCCTTGATCTAGCAACTAGGTCTAAGTCGGCAGCGGATGCAGCAGCCAAATCTGCTAGTAAACAACTTACAGAGAAGCAAGCTGCAAAAAATGCCGCTGATTCACTTCTCACACGTGTATCGGATGATCTAACAACTGCTACTGCAAAACACAATATAACTCTTGCTGCTAAAACTGCAGCAAACGAATCGCTCTCTCGTGTGGATAATGAAGTATCAGAGATGATGGCAACAATTGCAGGGAAAAAGCAGGCTGTACAGGCATATCAAGATGCATTATCGGGTGCATTAAAAAAGACTGCTGCTGATGCAGATAAGACAACGTCTTCTCTTGTATTAACTGGCCTTAAAAAAGATGCAGCAGATGCCCTTACAAATCATATGAATGCCATTGGAAAGCGTAAGGCCGCAAAACAGTCTGTAGATGAGGCAAATGCAGCTGCATCAGAAGCAGCTGAAACAGTTATGGAAAAGTCTGAAAAGGTAAGAAATGCTCAAAATGTGATTGATATAACAAAAAAATATTTAGATGAGGCAGTTGAAACGTCTTCAAAAAAGACACTTATGAAGAAACAGTCTGATGAAGCTTTGGCCAAGATATCTGAAGAATTTGGAGAAGCCTCTCAGTTACTTGCAAGCAAAAAAGCTGTTGCAGCTCGTTTTAGTGATGAATTAAAGGAGTTGACGGCGTCTGGTGCATCAAAGGCGCAGCGTGATGCAGCCAAAAAAGCAGCGAGCGATGCGGCTGCAGAAGTTACTCAACAACAAGCTATTGTGAATGCAAAGAAATCTGCAATGACCAGTGCAAAGAATCTTTCAGAGTCTGCTGCAAAAGCGGCAGACACTGCAGCTCAGAGACTTGCACAAAAAAGGACTTTAATGGAATCTGCAGAAAAATCACTGAAGGAGGCCGACGATGAGTTTTCAAAGAGCATGACGCAATTTCAATTAGCAAAGACAGGAAAGGATATGGCTGAAGAAGCTGTTTCAAAGATACAGACGGAAATCGCGGAATCAGCTTCTCATTTAGTTGAGAAGAAAACGGCGGCAAGTTTATATGAACAGTTCGCGAAACAGACGCAGCTTAAATTTTTATCTAAATCATCAAAAGATAGTATTGCTCAGTCGGCCGCCACTGCATCAGAAGATCTTCTCGGTGCGACAACAAGATTTGCTCAGAAGAAAACTGCACGTGAGACGATTGAGTCAAGTCTCAAGGAATCTCTTTCCAGATTATATTCTGCAACGGGTATGCTAACAAAGAAAGAAGCTGCGCAAAGAGCTGCAAAGAATAGTGTAGATGAAGCAAATGCCGCCTTAGAGGCTGCATCAAAAGAAGTGGATGATCTTCTTTCTGAAAAGGCAATAAAATCTAGAGCACTGAATGATGTTCAGAAAGAATTGAAAGATATTGAAGTAACTCTTGGAGAGAAGAAGTTGGCCGCTAGCCGTTTCAGTGAACAACTAAATTCATTAGAGGCAAGTGGGGCATCCAAAGCAGATCGCGATCTTGCAAAGAAAGCAGCCGATAATGCTCAAGCGGAAGTTGAGTTTTATACCAGGAATCTACAAATAAAGAAGTCTGTAGTAAAGAATTTAGAAGATGAAGTTGCCGAGTCTAATAGTATGGTTACAGATGCCCTTAATAAACTTGCAGTAAAGGAGGCAGCTAAGAATACAGCAGAAGAAAATCTGCGCTTAGCTAAAAAAGCAGCAAATGATGCAGATGCAAAAGTTGTTTCAGCAAAGGCACTGAAGAAACAGCGTGAAGAAGCTCTTAAAACGGTTGATGATGAGATAAATGATCAAAGCGCCGCTATTTTACAGAAGCAAGCTGTTGTGAATGCATACACAAAGGCCGCAAGCAGTGTACGCAGCAAGGCAGAACTTTCTCAAGCAGCAGACGAGCTTTCAGATACTGCAAAGGCGTTACAGAAAGAGGCGGATGATGCAAAGGTGGTATTAGATAACAAACGAGCTCTAAAAGATGCTTCTTTCCAGGAAAGTGTAAAAGCAGATGAACTTGCGAAGGCGGCGAATGATGCAATGATACGTAAGAAGAGTGCTCATTCTCTTGCCGAATCTAATTTGAAAGCTTCTGAGGACGCTGCGAAGGAGGCAGCTGATACAGTGAGTAGAAAGTTGGCGGCAAAAAAGACGATTGAAGAAAGTGTAGAAAACATTTCAAAGGAGGTCGATGATCTAGCATCTGATCTTGCAAAAAAGGTAGATGCAGCGAAAAGGTACGGAGATCAGTATGATTCATTGGTTGCAAAGGGCGCGAAGGAAGAAGATCTTCGTATGGCAAAGGAAGCAAAGGATAAGGCCCTCGCTGATGTAGCAAGTATAAATCAAACACATTCTTTGAAAAAGGCAATCCTTGATAACGTAAAGGGAGAACTTGATACTGCAAAGAAACTCCTTAGAGATGCAGAGGGAGCGCTTTCTGAGAAAAGATTGATACAGGACTCGGCGGCCAATTCTCTTAAGGAAGCGCAAGACCAATTAGACGATGCTACAGGAAAACTTGCAGATGCAACCTCTAAGAAGAACGCTGCATCAACCTCTTTTTCAGAAATAAATAATGAAGTTTTGCGCGGCGAAGAATTTTTGGTACGTACAAAGGCTGAATTAAAGGCATATCAAGATAGTTTAGATTCCATTGTTGCAGAGCAAAATAAAATAGGTGGCAAAGAATTACTTGATGCTCAAGTAAAGGCCTTGCGGCAGCAGGCGACTGATGCAAATAAGCGTCTAGAAGATATGATCGCAGCACGTGTGACAAAGAAGTCTGATCTTGTATCTGCAGATGAACTTGCAAGAAAAGCTGCGGCTACTGTTGCAAGTAAGAAACAAGCTCAGATTTTTGCAGATTCTGCATTGGATACTGCAGATGATACATTAACAGAGGTTCAGCAAACTCTTCTTTTTAAGAAAAATATGAAAGTAGAAGCATCTGAGGCCTATTCAAGAGCACAAAAAGAGTTTGAACAGGCTGCTGCGGATCTTCAGCAAAAGAAAGCATATGCAGATCAAATGAAAAATGTATTTGATGCATTAGAAAAAGGTACAGCAACAAGCGCGGATAAGAAATTAGCCCTTGATGCGGTTACGAAGGCGGCGAAGGATGTAGACGATGCAGCTGCAACTCTTTCAGTTAAAACAACACAAAGAACTTCAGCCAAGGCGGCGCTTGATGTTTCAGATGCGGCAGTGAAGCAAGCAGAGGAAACTCTCGCTAAAAAGACACTTGCTAAAGATTTATCACAACAGGGTGTCGAGAGAGCGCAGAAAGACTTAGGAGATGCAGAGGAACAGCTTGTAAAGGCAACTTCTAAGAAGAATGAAGTTTCAACTGCATTGTCTGAGGCAAGTGACTCAATGAAGAAGGCGGAAGATGCTCTTAATGAGAAAATAGCTGCAGCAGATGCACTAAAGGCTTCTTCAAACTCTCTAGCTGATAGAGCAGGACTCGCTACATCGCAGGAAGCAGTCGCTGCAGCCACAAAGGCCGTTGATGAGGCCAGAACACTCTTTAATGCAAAGAAGGGAGTTCTTGATGCAGCTCAAAAGGAGATGGATGCCGCTGATAAAGTCCTAGTTGATGCTACAAAAAGCGTTGGAGAGAAGAAGGTAGCCAAGGAAGCTGCCGATGCAGTGTTGGCAGATGCCCAGAAGGAGTTTACTGATTTGACGAATGTTCTCTTATCAAAATCAACAAAGAAGACCGAAGCTTCAGAGGCCTTTTCTAAAGTAGAGGATGAAGTGAATCAGGCATTGAAGAATTTCGAAGGAAAGACGCAAGATGCTGCAGTGCTAAAGGAGGCAGTTGATACCTTAACTGGAAAGACGACTACCACAAGCGCTCGCGACCTATCTTCAGAGGCAGCCGCAATAGCACAGAAGAGTGCAGATGAAGCAGCAGCAGCCCTTAATCTGAAAAAGACTATTGCCTCTTCTGCTAAGAAAAATCTTGATGAAGCAACACAAGTTGCTCAGGAAGCACAAGAAGCTCTTACTAATAAGCAGGCTGCTAGAGATTTATCACAGCAGGGTTTTGAGAAGGCTCAGAAGGAGTTAGGAGGTGCAGAGGAACAGCTTGTAAAGGCAACGTCTAAGAAGAACGAAGTTTCAACTGCACTTTCTGAGGCAGATGATTCACTGAAAAAAGCAGAGGCAGATCTTAATCAGAAAATAGCGGCAGCAGATGCATTGCAAGCTTCTTCAAGCTCTTTAGCTGCTAGGGAAGCACTCGAAACATCTCAGGAAGCAGTCACTGCAGCCACGAAGGCTGTAGAGGATGCTAGATCCGTTTTTAATACAAAGAAGGGAATTCTAGATGCTGCTAAAAAGGAAATGGAAGCAGCGGATAAAGCAGTTCTAGATGCAGCAACAAGTGTTGGGGAGAAGAGGGCTGCTAAGGAGAGTGCGGCTGCAGTATTAGCATCTACCCAGAAGGAATTGGAAGAATTATCTAGAGTTCTCTCGACAAAGACAACAAAGAAGACAGAAGCTTCAGAGGCTTTTTCTACTATAGAGGCAGAGGTAGATCAAGCATTAAAGGACCTTGAAATAAAGACACAAGAGGCAGCCTCTAAGAAAGCTTCTCTTGATGCGACAACTGCAACTGCTAGTTCTGCAAGTACTCGCAATCTATCTGCAGAGGCAGCAGCAGTTGCACAGAAGAGTGCAGATGAAGCAGCAGCAGCCCTTAATCTGAAAAAGACTGTTTCAGATTCTGCCAAGAAGGAGCTCGACGAAGCAACACAAGTTGCACAGGAAGCACAAGAAGCTGTTACTAATAAGCTGGCTGCTAGAGATTTATCACAGCAGGGTGTTGAGAAAGCTCAAAAGGAGTTAGGAGGTGCAGAGGAACAGCTTGTAAAGGCAACCTCTAAGAAGAATGAAGTTTCAACTGCACTTTCTGAAGCAGATGATTCACTGAAAAAAGCAGAGGATGCTCTTAATGAGAAAATAGCAGCTGCAGATGCATTACAAGCTTCTTCAAGCTCGTTAGCTGGCAGAGAAGCACTCGCCACATCTCAGGAAGCAGTCGCTGCAGCCACGAAGGCTGTTGAAGATGCCAGATCACTTTTTAATACAAAGAAGGGAATCCGTGATGCAGCTCAAAGGGAGATGGATGCCGCTGATAAAGCGCTACTAGATGCAGCAACAAGTGTTGGGGAGAAAAGAGCCGCCAAGGAGAGTGCTGATGCAGTATTAGCTTCTACCCAGAAGGAATTAGACGAGTTGACTACTGTTCTCTCAGCAAAAACAACAAAGAAGACTGAAGCTTCAGAGGCATTTTCTAAAGTAGAGGATGAGGTAAATCAAGCAATAAAAGACCTTGAAGTGAAGACACAAGAGGCAGCCTCTAAGAAAGCTTCTCTTGATGCGACCACTGGAAGTGCTAGTTCTGCAAGCACTCGCGACCTATCTGCAGAAGCTGCTGCAATAGCACAGAAGGATGTAGATGAGGCAGCAGCAGTTCTCGAGCTGAAGAAGTCTGCTACATCGTCTGCTAAGAAAAATCTTGAAGATGCAGATCGTGTTGTTGCAGCTGCAGAAAAGGATGTGATAGATAAGATCGGTGTGCGCAAGCTGGCGAGCGATACGGTCGATACAGCTCAATCTGATCTTAATAAAGCAGCTCTTGATTTAGCGAATATGAATGCTAGAAAGGAGACGGCTTCACAGGCCTATTCCAAAATAAATAAAGAGGTTTTAGAGGCAGAAGAAAATCTAGTAAGAGTAAAAGCTTCTAAACAGGCCTATGAAGATGCAATACAAGAAGTACAATCTAGATCAACTGCAGAAGGTGTACTTCAATCCTCACAAGCATCTGCAGAACGTTATGCAAAAGATGCCGCAGATGCGCTGACGAATCTAGAGCAAAGAAAAGCAGCATCTCTTGCTGCAAAGAGTGCTGCAGATTCTGCCGATAGAGCTGTAAAGGATGCTCAAGCAGATGTACTCTCCAAGATGGGTGCACGCGATTCTGCAGATGAAGTACTCATGGGCGCAAAGGCTGATGCAAAGAAGGCGGCAGATTCTTTAGCAGCAAAAAATGCAGAAAAGAGTTCTGCGGACGATGCGTTAACTCGTGTTAAGGGAGAAGTAGAGGACATGGAAAAGGACATTCTTGAGAAACAGGCAAAGGTAAGTAAAGCCGAACAAGATCTTCTTGCTGCTGCGACAAATGCAGAAAAGGGAAGGCTTGCATCTAAACTCAAATCGGCTCAAGATGAGCTTCTTGATTCTAGTAAAAAATTAGATGAGAAGAAAGCAGCTCGGATCGAGGCTGAAAATGCAGCAAATGCGGCTGATCGGGTGGCGGCAGATGCAAAACGTGTCTTACAAGAAAAGGATGCGGCGGCAACTGTGGCAGAAAAAGCTGCTCGCGATGCACAGGATGAATTAGATGTAAAAACAGGTGTTCTTGCTGCACGAAAGGGGGATAAGGAGGGTGCAGATGAGGCACTTTCCACATTTGATAAAAGGGTTGTAGAAGCAGAAGATGATTTAGCTGCTAAAAGGGCTGCATCAGAATCTTATACAAAGGCGCAGAAAAATGCAGCTGAAATTCCAAATAATGAAGCTGGTGCGGCAATCTTAAAGGAAACATCAGATAAGGCAAATGCTGAACTTGCGGAGGCAACGAATCAACTTGCTGCGAAACGTTCCCAGAGAGATGCCGCACAACAAGCTGCAGATCAAGCACAAAAAGATGCAGATGATGCTGCAATTAAATTATCTGAAAAACAAGCAAAGAAGGATCTTGCTGATGCAGATTTTAAGAAGGCTGAGAAGGACGCTGCGGATGCAAAGGCTTCTGCAGACAAGGCGGCTGCTGATGCAAAGAAGGCAAATGAAGATCTGAAGAAAATAGATGATGATATAAAGGCTGCCGAGGATGATTTGGCTGTGAAGACAAAAGCCAAGGAAAAAGCGGATGCTGATGCGGAGGCGGAGGCGAAGGCAAAAGTGAAGGCTGATGAAGAAGCAAAGGCCAGGGCAGATGCGGACGCTGAGGTAAAGGCAAGGGCAGAACCTGAGGTAAAGGCAGATACAGGTCTTAAATTTAATGCAAGTACTGCATTAGCTGCGAAGAGGCTAAATGCACCTGATGCATTACCTGCGAAGAAACTAGATGCACCCAATGAACCTGTTGCAGCTGCCGCCGCAAATACGAAAGTAACTCCTCCTGTGGGAAACACAGGACTAAGTACAGTGGCAACAGGACTAGGTGCTGTTGCTGGACTTGGAGTAGCAGCCGCAGCAGCTTCACAGGCCTTTCCGACCTTCTTTGGTTCTGCAAATAACAGCCAAAAAGTTGCAGCTGCAAAGGTTGCAAATACTGTATCATCCCAAGAACAAGTTGCAAATATGAGACAAGAGCAAGAGGGGCAAGAGCAAGAGGTAACGGAAGATGTTGGCGTGCCTCTAGAGCAAGAGGGTGTAGAGCAACAGGAAGATGTAGAACAAGAAGAAGAGAGTGGTTGGGAAGAAGGTGAAGAAGGTGAAGAGGGTGAGGGGGAAGAAGGTGAAGAGGGTGAGGGGGAAGAAGGTGAAGAGGGTGCAGAGGGTGCAGAGGGTGAAGAGGGTGAGGGGGAAGAAGGTGAAGAGGGTGAGGGGGAAGAAGGTGCAGAGGGTGCAGAGGGTGCAGAGGGTGCAGAGGATGCAGAAGGTGAGGAAGGTGAAGAGGGTGCAGAGGGTGCTGCCCCTGTTCAACAGGGTGGTAGACGCAAAACCCTCTCTAAAAGGAGACCCTCGACCAAGGTTCGTCGCCGCCCCATTAGACGTATTCGCATTATAGAAACTAGGAGTACACGTAGAAACAGAAAGCTCTCAACCAGACAAACCCGAAAGCCATAGTAAAAGCCAAAACCACTTAGAATAACCATCTAACTGCTCAGGTGGCCTTACGCGCACAAATCTCTCTGTATTCGCCAAGACACATGCTGCAATCAAACTCTGGTCTTTTCCTACAAAACGTCCGCTCGCTAGATACTTTGCAAACATCGCATCATAGGCCCCAGACCACCATGTCCATGCCTCAGCATCACCCGCTTGAATCCCGCCTCCGATCCGATTCACATCTGAAAAGTCTGTGTCCACACCATCCCCATCTTTAAAATCAACAATCTGCAACACAGTTATTTTTCCAGACTCAATTCGATCTGCCAAAGGAAAATGAGCCACAACAGGTGGAAGCCATGCCTCAGATCGAAGAATTCCTGCGTCGCACCAGACGAATTTCTCGGCGCCGAACGCTTTTAAAGCAATTGCACGAAGTACGAATTCCTTTTTTTCATACCACATGCAATACAACTCTGGACTATGCCCGGCCTCTGTATCCATGGCCTTTGCATCTAGCCATACCTTTCCGCCCCACCGTTTCAATGCAGTAAACTCCTGAAAAGGCCACCCAATAATGATAGTACGATCGGGCCAGCTCGCACGAAGCTCGGAAAAGAGTCCCACAAGAGCAGGTTCAGTAAACAGAATAAGTTTGAAGGATGTCGACTTGAAGAAAGGTTCCATCCATTTTACATAGGTCTCGACGGAATGCTTTGAAGGAATTCGGTAGAATGCGGAGACAACGCACACACTCATTGTCCTTTTATGGGGTCTACCGATTAAGTCCCCCCATAGTAGATGGGTGAAGAAGTTTACCTCGATAGCCAAAGTATACTTGATCATTATAGAAGAAAAACAGGAAATCCCTCGGCTCTTCCACCAATTTCAGATACAACCTATACAATTCTAGAAGTGATACAAGACTACAATATTCCCTCTACTTTTGACTGGGAACGAGATATTAATGAACAAGATGCTAAACGATTCTGGCGTCTACGTGAATGGATTTTTGCAAAGGTCCTTTATTCTATGGGGGAGGATTCAAGAATTACTCTGCATATGTTTGGAAGCACAAAGCCCACATCAGATATTGATATTACAGTTGAAGCCATTGGTGTAAGTGCAGCAGATTATATTAGAGAGGTAGAGAGGCAATGGGCTGATCTCACTAAAACTTCCACAACACAATGGGCCGTCGAGTTCTATGGTGATTTTTTAATTTTTCATGATAATGATGGTAAAAATACATTTATAAATACGCGTCTTTTTGATCAGATTCGTGATGATGAACTTCTTACCTATGTTGGAGTAAGTATTCTACGAAATGCAGGAACATTCGATTTTCAAGAGTTAAAAGAGATTTTACGAAGATATCCTTCTTTAAAAATGTCTGATTGGAAAGAAAAGGCGCAGGTTATTTATGATAACTATCTAAGTCTTTCTCCTGAGGACAAAAGAGAAGCATATTATAAATATTTAAAAGAAGCTGAAACTCTGCGCGACACGACCTTTTCTTCCCCTGAAGAAAAAACAAAGGCAGTCTTTCTTGCATTATGTCATGCAAATATTTACCGAAATGAAAATTATATTTTACCGAGTACGGTGATTCATGTGGTAAGAGATATTCAAGCGGGTTCACCAAAGCCTAGTGAACCTGAAACACAATGTTCTGCATTTAAAGTAAAACTTGCATCCTGCGCCCTTGGGACCTTCACATATTTATGTAGTGCACTTGAACAACTGGGATACATGCATAAGTATCAAGATGTACCAGCTAAATATAACAAGTATTATAATCGTTACAAAGACGCAATGTCTCATATAGTACATAATAATAATAACTCGAGAGTAAATTCCTATCCAATTGGAGGAAAAAGAAGGACGCAAACGAAAAGAAGACACTCTAAACGGCGCCACTCAAAAACACGCAAGCTTAGAGTAGTTCTAAGAACTTGAACCAGGTTCCATCCACTTTACCTTCTTCTGTACATAATAAAAACAGTCCAGGTTTCTTAGATACGCAACTCGAAGTAATATGCTGATCTGAGATCGTAGAAATACCTACAGAACTATACTCAAATAGAGTCCCTTCATATAATCGAATAAACTCGGTCCATCCTGCACGATCTCCAGCGAGAAGCCCGCATGCGATATATTCATCTGGATACTGATAAAACTGTTTTAGAGTTGGTTCTTTAATGCATTGGAGATATATGCGACACTTTTCATAGGCGACAAAGCGACAACCGAGCTTCTTTGCCACTTCTTCACAACCATCATTTCGTATGCAACCTGCGTCGCACCAAATGAACGCGCTAGCGCCCCTCTCAAGCTCCATTACACGGCGAACGAAATGGCGCTTTTCATACCAGATCATACCGAGCTCGGGCGAATGATACCTCTCAGGATCCCGTGCATACTGCATCTCCCAGAACTCGCGCCCCAACTGTGCTGCAGTGAGCTGCTCGAACGGAAGAATATGAAACTGAATACGAGAGATATCCGTGAGGGCCCTTAGTTCCTCCCGAACATCTTCTGTTGTAAAGAAGTGCACAGGAACAGTGTTACACGCAGCGGAACGAAACCAGCGAAGAAGATAAGGGAGGTACCATTCATGAGGCTTCTTACTCGGTATTTTATAGTACGCAGAGACAATACATGCCATGTTTTGTCTCTGTGCGTTCACTTTAGACCAGACAATGGTCTAAAGTAAGTAGAGGAAGTATCCACAATGATTACAGTTCTTATACCCTTATATAATGGGGTTGAATATCTGCATGAAGCGGTCCGTTCTGTTCAGCTACAGATCTATACGAACTGGACATGCATTGTGGGTGTAAATGGACACGGAGAAACAGGTGGCCAGGTCTTTCAACAAGCAAATGAAATTGTCTCCTCCCTGAAAGACTCCCGTTTTTCAGTGATCAATTTACCACATGTACATGGAGCCCCCGATGCAATTAATGCACTTGTAGCACTTTCTACAACACCCTGGGTTGCTCACCTGGATGCAGATGATAAATGGCAGCCGATGAAACTCCATTGTCAGATGAATACACTCCAAATTAATCCTGTGATTGATGTAATTGGAACCTTTTGTGAATACTTTGGTAATTTCAAAGGCGGCCCCTCAATTCCAGGAGGATTTGTGCCACCCGATGCATTTCTGCAAATGAACCCTATGATCCACAGTTCTATCTTAATCAAAAAGGAACTTGCCCATTACACGAATGAATTCGTTACATATGATTACGATTGTTGGTTCAGAAATTTAATACAAAATAAAGTATTTTATAATGTTCCTCTTAAATTAACATTTCATCGTATTCATGCCGCCTCCCATTTTAATGCATCTGGACAGCAGAAACCTGAGTTAGTTCGCCTAAAGTACCTCGGACACGCCTAAAACGGTGGGATAGAGAAGAGCAATTCTTGAAAGAAGTACATCAGTGTCTAATCGCCCATGCTTAAAATCGGGTGCTGCCGTAAGTATATAGACCCATTCTGTATTAGCAAACTTCTTCACAACTTTGGAATAATCACGTTTATCTAATATAAACCATGAATCGACTTCCGCACGTGTTTCCATAGACATTTTATCACGAAGTAAAGGGTTTATCCAAAATGAGGCAATGCAGTGGAAGAGATCTCTACCTGTTTTTGGACACGGATCAAGTTGCGGTAAAATGTCTTTTGCAAGATTAATTTGTGTAATTCCCTTTATATTTCCTAGGCAGGCGAAGCCAAAATCCATAATTACTAGCTGGAATGGACACTCAAGAGTGTAGAGTTTTGTTCCAAACGAAACCGAATATTTGACTGGTTTAGCACGTATGAAGATATTATCTGCCTTAAGATCTCTATGATCAAAACGAATATCTCGTTGTAGAATACCACATAGAAGAGCAAGTTGAGCCATAATCTGAAAAAATACGTGATCAGGTTGACTGCTTTTTAGAATATATTCGTATGGGAACACGCCCCGTATGTATTCCATACTAAAACAGACCTTTCCACTTCTCCGAAAGATATCATACACTTTAGGAATTGCAGTCTGAAGTCCATACGGTATAAGAGACTTTCGCACAAACCATTGGACAAGTGCCTCTTGACCGAGCTGTGAATACTCGCGAATAGGCCTTTTCACCATAACAGCCTGTTGAGATTCTACAGTTTCTCTCAGGCTTTTAATGAGATATCCATAACCTCCTTGAAAGGATACTGATTGATAGGTGAGGGTTGCATACTTTTCTCTTTTTGAATCGATCAAGCATCCATTAGGGTCTTCGGTAGGTAGGATGGCGCCAGAAAGATCAACGGTTTCCTCTTTATCAAAGGAAACCGTTATAAAAATATGAAGTTCATCCAACGAATGGATGGTTTCTACCATCTCTATTTAGTTATGTGTTTAAAACTTGTGTAAGCTGTGCCATCGACCTGATTCCTTTATTCGTGAATTCAACCGCAGAGACTTCATTGGGATGTTCATTGTAGGTTATTCCACCATATCGTTTCGTAAAAGAGGCTGGAGGAGAAGAAAAGAGAACACCATTTCTTACATCGTACCAGCGCACTTCACACTCGGTAAGTTCTGGGCGCGATTCATTATTAAAGAGTGGAAGAGGAATGTAATGTGTCTGCCATGACCAAAAGGGAAGATCAAGAGTATCGGGATTAATGCGGTAACGGTCTACCCAACGATCTGGAATCGAAGATGCAGGTACGGGCCACCAACCCTCACGAATATGATACGATTTCCATAAGTTGGGACGATTTTTCTGATCTAAGTGAAATGATTCATGAAAAAGTGTCTCTTCTGCTAGGGAAGAGGAGTACCCAGCGGGCATACAAATGAGATTTCCTGCACGAGTATGAGGAAACCCAGAATCTGCAGTGGGATGAAGAATCACCACGGTTGCATCGCGCAGCAAATCAGATCCTAGACAGATCTCGCGGTGATTTGCAAGTTCGATCGGCCTTGACACTGGAACATATTGGTGGGATCCGCGAGCCAGAGAATTTAACTCACTCTCAAAACATTTCTTTCTGTATAAATCAGAAAGTTCAGCAGTTCCTAAAAGAATTGCGTCCATACTCTTCTAACTAGTTTCCTTCTTTTGAGTGGCCTTTGCCGCCCTTGCAGCCTTTGCCTTCTCTTTCTTCTTTTCTGCGTTGTATGTTTCAATAATCGTGCGGTCGAGCATAAATCGGTCGAGAGTACCTTGGACTGCTGCTGGCTTCTTTACTGTTTCTGCTACTGCTGCAGAAGAAGACCGTGTAACAACACGAGGCTCCTTAGGAATCACGGTGAATCCCATACCAGCCGCAGCAGTACGAACACTATCCTTCTCACATGCATTCAGCGCCTCACGGAAGAGTAGCTCCCCTGCCAGCCACTCTCTATCCTGATTCGCAGAATCACTTTTGTATCCAGGGATCTCCTCCACACACAGTGAGAACAGCTGCGAAAGCGGATTCAGCAGCTGATGCTCAATGTAATACTTCGTATCCAGTTTCAACCCATTCTCCTTTGCAAATGGTGGATGCTCAATGCGATCACCCTGTAGTGAAGTGAGAGGGTTGGTGGGGCAAATATAGACATAGGGAATACGATCTCCAGATGCGGGCGCATTTCCAGGATCTCTCTCCGCCATTCTGTTCGCCAACATCTTGTGGGCGGGTGGCGTAGCAGTCTTGTACTCCGCCCTCAGCGACTTACTAATCGTGAGCTGGCTCATACTCATCTTTCCACGCACCATATCCATCACCTTCTCGCGCACAAAGGCCGCAGCCTTCGCCACATCCTTCTCGGTGAGCAAGATGCGAATTGCTCCACCATAGATCAGCTTCACCACGGGCGCATTGTCTCTCCTCTTGAGTGCAATACCCATGCTCGTCTGAGTGTAATGATCTGGATCCTCCTCATACTTATTTCCCACATACCGTTTCTTGCTGAAGATGATAAACGGATAGAATACCTTATCATACTCAAAGTCATGTGGCGGCTTGAGAGCCTGTGTTACGAGCTTTCCAGCCTCCTCTGTAAGATGCATCGTCGCCTCCAGCGCCGCCTTTCCTTCGAGCGGCTTTCCATCGGCCCCCTTTGGATTGAAGTTGATGAACAAGCTGTCCGTATCTCCATACACCGTCTGAGCACCGGCATAGAACCGTTCAATAATGCTCTTGGCAAACATGATCTGCTTGCGACCATAGGCCGTAACGGATGCTGCCAGATGTTGCAAGCGGATCTTGAAGGTCGGGCTACCCAGCTGTCCATACAAAGAGTTCGCGGTGAGCTTGTACGCCAGCTGCTCTGCATCGAGCAGGGCCTTTCGGAAGGCATCGGGCTCCTTCTCCGCCTCCTTCCTCTTAGCCTTTCGGGCCGCCAGAAGCTTTCGAACAATCGTCGGTAGTGTGCCCTTCGTCTCGCCAACCTGCGCATAGCGACAGATGCGCTGGCCCTTCACGACCTTTCGCGGGTGCTTCTTCAGATCATCATCGGGATGAGGACCCCAAATATCGAACTTGATGTCGGTGTACAAGAGCCCGGGCTCCTTGAACTTCTCGGCCTCCGCTGAGCCGAAACTGTAGCCGATAAACTTTCCATTGAGATCGAGGTCCATTGCCCAGACAATGCTGTCGTGGCTGATGTTCTCCGACTCAATTGTGGAGGGGTACAAAGAAGCAAAGTCCGCAACACCCACGGGTGCATCGAAGTAGAAGCCCGGTGGATTCGGGTCCAGCACAATTGCACCCTCATAGGATTCCTCAGCTGCACCGCCCTCTTCACCAGGCTTCCGATTCGGGTTCGGAAGAACCTCGATCAGCTGATTGGAACCATAGCACTCCTTGAAGATCAGACTCTCAATCTTGATACCCTGGCCTCGTGTGAAGATATAGCCAACGGGAACAGGGCACGTATTCGCCATAGCCATGGCATTGTTGAAGACCTCCAGCTTCTTATACAAGTCGTACACCAGATCGCAATCCTGAATACAGTATGCGGCAATTCGAGCGCGACCTGCAGGTCCACCCGTCTTGTGCAGTGTGAAGATCTCCTTCGGTGATACATCGTCCTTTACAACCGCCCACTTGATGGCCGAGGAAATTGCAATCCTCTCATCCTCATCCTCTGGCATCTTCACCGTGATGGACTTCTTGGCCTGCACAGAGAGAATCTGCAACTTATCGACAACCACGTCACCGGTCTCATCGAGGAGAACAATGTAACGTCCGGGAATCACATCTCCGGTAGAACTCGTCTTCAAAGTCCAGTTATCACCATCCGCCTCAACACCGCCCAGCTTTCCGCTCATGAAGTGCTGGCACACGGAGTCCAGCTTGTAAGAAGGCAGACTCACATTTCGCTTGATGTAGTGGTACAAGTCGATCTGAACGCGGCCATGAGACGACCATGTGTACAATGTATTGTCGCCCAACGCTGAACTGCTGAGAAACTTCTCCTCGAGCTTCACAGGCCTCTGTAAATCGGCGAGGCGCGTGAATCCTTGAAGATCCGAGCTAGCAGCCATCTTGAAGAACTCGAATCGCTTCCAGACGTAGCGCTCATCAAAACCAAAGATGTTGTAGCCGGTGAGAATATCAGGGTTCCATTCCACCATTGCTGTCGCCCACGCCTTCAGCATCTCCTTTTCACTGTCGAATGTGTACACTCGCGCCCCGGGCACCTCGTCGCAGGAATCGAGTACAAAGATGTGTTTCTCTGTCTCACGACCTGGCTGGATGAGGACAACGCCGATCTGGATCACAGGATCCTTCTCAGGTACAGGGAAGTCACCCGATTCACTGTAGCACTCGATATCCCAGACTGCAATCTTGAAGGGTGCAGCAGGAACTGGAGGAGAGGTCACAGGACTCACATCCTCCCAGTGGCAGTCAAGAAGTCCATTCTCATCAGGCTCTCCTGGAACCTCAACCCAACCGCAGGGCGAAACATTCCGAACGTGGAAGAAACGGAGCATGGGGTCCAGTGTGGCATCATACACTGTAAGCGCTGGGGTGAAAGGAAAGATCAAGTTCCCGCCAGCATCTGTCGTCTTCGATGTCTCGGGATCTAGAAAGATCTTCTTCAGAATGCGATAGGCCTCCATGCTGGGAACACTGAGCTTCGCATATGTGGAGAGCTGATTTGCAGTATAGCCGTAGAGCGTCTTCTTCTGAACAAATTCGATCTCTAGAAGTTCCCAAAGACTCTTTGCCGGTGGAGGCTTTTCCTCTTGTCCCTCCTGCTCCTCGGGGTTCACGAAGTCGTACTCGCACTGTACAATCCTCTTTGCAAGGGCCTTGCGAAATGCAGTCTCCTTTCCCTTGGGGATGCTGCCGACGAAGAAGTAGGGGCGAAATCCACCGACAGAAACACGTATCGGCTTTCCCTCGGCCGTTGCACCAAAGAGATGGATACTGTAGTTTCTCCGAGCAAAGTGCTGCTTATTGAACTTGAGGCCCTTCTCACCAGCCTTACGTCTTCTGCGAGACTGGAATTCATCATCATCCTCGTCTGCCAGGTCTGTATTCAGATAATGAACTTGCAGAGTAGTTTCATCTTCTGAATCAATATGAAGTGTGTCGGGGAAGGAGTCTAAGATGTGAAAGAGAACCATTGTTGTTGTGTGAGAAAAAGGAGTCCTTTGTCCTCCGCCAATTTTATCGCTGCGACTTACGTCCTTTTTTTGACTTAGAGCGGCGCGTCCTTTTGTGCTGCTTCACCCCTTTGTGCTGCGCACCTTTGTGCTGCTGCGCCCCTTTGTGCTGCGCACCTCCAGTTATCTTCGCATTTTGCATCAGAGACTGAAGAAGAGTGCGTCCCTGTGTTTTCATCTTTCGTGTTTTCCCTTTGTCCTTTGTAACGTCTTTCCAGCTGTCTGGAGGAGACGGGTTCTTCAACTCCTCAATGGTATGAGAACGCACAGCGGTATTCACTTTATTCCGCAGCTTGGTAGCGCTCTCGGAAAATTCAGGTGTCTTCAGCATCGTCTTTAGAGCATCCATATCTCTCGCAGTTTGACTCGGGAGAGCGTTTTTCCCCTCAGGAAATGTTGCAGCATTTCCATCCTTTCCCACCACAAGTACACTGGGATATCCGTCGAGATTCACATTTCGCTGGCTTGTCTTGGGAAGCTGATCATAGTGTAGACTGGCGAGCTGGTTCATAGGAACACCATTTTCCACTTGCTCTTTGCGCCAGTTGACAATGTTCGACCAAATATCCTTTTTATAGGTTTTACAGTGGCCGCACCAATCTGCATAGACAAGGATTAGTGTGATCGGGCCAGTGGTAAGAGTATTTTCAAATTCACCAATATCTTTATCTGAACGTACATCCACTACGGCCATCCTACAGAAACCACAGAAAAAAGAGACTCACAAATAGAGCCAATGGCAGATACAGTAAATATACTTGTTATAGCAATCGGGATACTTCTCGTTGCTGCATATATTGGAGTTTACCTTACATATCGCCAATATCTTCGCGAGCCTTTTGAGTCGAAACCTCAGGAGCTAGCGACCCCTCAGGAGCCCATTAGCAGTGTTGTTACAGACTTTGTAGCCAGAGACATTCAACCTGATCCTCAACCAAGTCAGAATGCATCTGAAGGAGAAATCAAATTCACCTTCGGAAACCCTATCCAGAGTGTAGACGATTATGAATACAACTTAATCTTCAAGAATGAATCTGATCGTGAAATCACCAAAGCCTTACGCAACAAACTAATGTCCCAGTATCCCATGCACTTCTCCGTTCTTCCGCCGTCCGCGCCCGAGTTTGTCGCGAATACCACGGAAGGGTTTGAGGATCAGGGAACACAAACCGCAGTCGATACCCTTAAGAAACAAATGGATCAACTTCGGTCGGATCAAGCCAAACGCGAGGCCCAGTTACAAGAATCCATTGATATTCATAAAGAAGCCGCCCAGCTTCTATCTGATGCGACACGCGGAAGCAGCAATCCGTATAGCGCTATCTCAAATACATCCGTTGCACCTCCGGATACACTCACAGCAGAACAACAGGAGCGCAGTTTACTCAAACCGTATACACCTAAGAAGGCTGGAGATCTCACCACCTACAATGTGGAAGATGCAATGGAGGTAATCAAGAAGATCTATGATAAAAAGGGCGAGATTGCCGACGTGAAAAAGAGAGAGGATAACGTCTATGAAATCGTAGGTTCTAGAAAGAAGAATGAAAAGATCGTCTACGAGGATACCGATACGGACTCACCTCCTATCAGTACAAACGCAGATATCAAGGTTCCTTCTGTCGTAAATGACATGAGTGCAGAGAGAGATCCCTTTTATGAGATGAAGGATCGTAATACAAAACAAGATAGATGGGATTATAGACAATGGACCCCTGGCCTCGAAAGAATGTTTGCTCCCACAGAGCCGAGGGCCAACTGGTATTAAACGGCTCCTTCCTAGACTAGTAGGATGTCGGGAACAGTAGATACACGAGAGCGAGAGCTCATCGTTAAGTTAGGATGGCCGGTAAAAGCACTTCCTGTTGGAGATATCTGGATTGATGTCTCTGGAGGTAAGGGGAGTATTGTGGCGGAGAGAAAGACTGCTGCGGATCTGGAGGCATCGATCTTAGATGGGCGCTACCGTGAACAGAGAACCCGTCTTCTCTCGCACTGCCAAGTTAATGGCCTCCGCCCTCTTTATATTATCGAGGGCGATCTCGATAGAATGAATGGACGCCTTACGAAGAAGGCGCTCCAGAAACATCTCACCCGCCTTACACTTCGTTATGGTGTCTCCGTTCTTCAGACGGAATCAACGGACGACACTGCAGCCTTGTGTCGTATTCTTGAGGAGCAGCTCAAAGAAGATCCCACTGTTTTTCTTACGGAGGAGGCACTCAAGGTCGCGTATACAGACACAATCTCCATTCATAAACGCGGAAATCGTGAGGATCCTGCAGTCTTTGCATCCTCGGTTCTTCAACAGTGCCCTGGCGTTTCCTCGGCAGGCGCTGATGCAATTCTAAAACAGTTTCCTACGCTGTCGCATGTATGGAATGCCACAGTGAAGGAACTTGCCGACGTGCTCGTAGGTAAACGAAAGATTGGACCAGTGGTTGCGACCCGTCTCCACTCCCTTTTGCACACTAACTAAGTTTCCAAAGATCCGCTACGATATTTCCTGCACCGGATACACCCGAGGGCGTTGCTCTCTGCGGCCTTTGAATATCTGAGAGGAAACTGGAAGGAGGCTGGTAATCAACAGCAGACTTGGCCATTGTGGGTGCAGAAAGCTCTTCGGGGATCTGAAACGAAATCCGGGACTTTTCTCCAGCCGTGCGCCCACCACCCTTTTTGCTTGTGTTCGCGGGTGCTGGCGGTGGTGCCATGGCCTTTACAATAGGATTTCTATTGGCAATGTATTCACTCTCATAATGCTTCCATGAGATATACAAGAGATTCGGATAGGTAAAGCGAACCTCAAACTGATTGTTTCGTAGTATATGCACGAGATAGACAATACAGTCCTCTAAATCAATATAGGGTACTCCCAAGATAAATGGAGGTACCGTGTACATCACATAGCTGGGGTTTCCAGGAAGCTGCGAAGTAGTGTAAATACGATGATGAATCTGCTCGAGAATCTGATTATAGGCCTTGAGGCGTGCGGTATCCCTACGGACTCGTTTCTCAAAGAGGTTTTTGGGTTCTAGTTTGGGAACAACCACTTGGGGTTCACGCGACATCTCTGTTAGAAGTTTAATTTAAATTGGGACTAAAATACTAGAATGGGCGATGAATCACAGTTGAAAAAAACACTTTCTCTCTCAGATCTTATTTTCATAGGAATCGGATCCATTTTAGGATCGGGCGGATTTAATCTGATTGGTGAAGCGGTAGCAAAAGGTGGAAATCTATGGCCTCTTACTCTTGGAGCCTCCACTGCAGTGTTTCTAGGATCTTCCTATACATATCAAAAAGCATTTGAATACTTCAAAACAAATACTGCCGAATCGGACATAGTGAAAAGCCAGTTTGGAGACGTTGCATCAGGTATAACTGCTACATCTATCCTCCTTTTCAATATTCTTTCAATCAGTACAATTCTTGTATTTGCCGCTCATATGATCTTTCCAGATGCACCGTGGATAGGACAAATAAGTTTTGCTATACTTTTTTTATTAGGAATGGGATTCTTTTCTCTGAAGGGCATTGAAATGAATAAAGAAACAATCAATATCTTATCTGCAGGGCTTATTTTTGTATTTATTGGAATTTCGGCCATTGGTCTTGGCGGAGTTGCAACAAAGGGATGGATGCCAGTGGCTACCGCGACCACACCTCACACCGTTGCAATGAGTCTATTTTTCTTCTATTTTGTTCTTGCAGGTTTTGATGCCATTATAAAATTCACAGAAGAAGCAAAAGACAAACAAGATATCCCTCGCAGTTTCTATATCTCAAATATTTTAGCAGCGGTTCTTACATTCGGCTTGTCTATAGCGTTTGTTACGTGGGTTCATATTAAAAAATCAACTAATCTTACAAATATCATAGGTGATATTTTAGATGTATTCTTAGGAGGAAAAACTGCTGAAATTACAAAATATATCAGTGTAATCTACATGATTCTAACATCTTTTATAGTATTTCTAGCGTCAACACGCTACCTCTATGGCCTAGGACAACAATACGATTTCCTAAAATTCTTCACGGATCTCAACGACGCGAAGGCACCGACAACATCTACCTATTTTACCACAGCTGTTGCCGCCACAGGTATTCTTGTGAATCACACAGAAAAACTCGTAAAGGTCTGCGACTTTGCCCTCTCCTCTCAGCTCTTTATTGTATCAGCAGCAGCCACAAAGATTGGCTTGGCGGCAGGGCAGATCCCTGTAATTGAAGGCCTCACCTCGGCATCCCTTCTGGGGCTTATGGCCGCCGCCTTTATCTAATCAATGAGATGTATACTTCCAAAACGAATAGTTCTTAGTGGAGGAGGCATTCGCGGAGTTGCACACGCGGGTGCACTTCTTATGTTAGAAACAAGAGGTTATTTGAAACTGGTGAACGAATACTGCGGAGTCTCCGCTGGCGGGCTTATTGCTTTTCTTGTCTGCATCGGATACTCGTTCAAACTGATTGCACGTTTTTGCCTCGAAATGGACTTTGGCTCCATTCGCAACATAAAGGACGATGCATTTTTAACTTGCATCGAAACGTTTGGAATTGATGATGGGAAAAATGTGCAGAAGATACTAAAACGTTTTCTCACTGAGATGGGATATTCAGAAACACTCACATTCTCCCAACTCTATAGGCTAAAACCAACTGCACCACGCCTTCGTGTCTTTGCAACAGATCTCAATCAATGCAATATTAGGGAATTTAGTCTAGAGAAAACACCCGATGTTGAAATCATCACAGCATTAACTGCGTCGATGTCGATCCCATTCTATTTTCACCCTGTACAAGATCCAGAAACGGGGCATCTTCTTGTCGATGGATCCCTTTTTCAGAGCCTTCCTCTTTTTCATCTAAATGCGGCAGAAAAGAGGACTGCCCTCTGTATCTCATTTACAGTGGACCATCACAAAGTAAATGAGATATCTTCTTTACAGCAATTTATTACACAACTCTATGGATCTAGCTATCTTCCTCTTACAGAAGAGATGATACAAAAATATAAGGATCATCTTATTATGATACCTTGTGGATCCTATCCGCTATGGGATTTCGAAGCCCCTCGCGACGTCCGAAAAGATATGATGGAGAAAGCTGCTGCCGCTGTTACGGACTTTCTCAAGACACAGAAGGGTATTGCCCCACCTCGCCGCTATTCCGTTTCATAATAACCGTTTTCATCAACAAATTTCGTGAGCAGAGTATCCTCTTTTCGCAGCGCGAAACAGTTGCTCCAGAATGTGAGAACATCGTAGGTACGATCCCACATGGTGCCATTGATCTTCAGAAGACGACGTGTTCCAATCTTATACACGTCGAACCCCGCCGTATCGAGCATCTCCACGCAGGCCCGTAGCGGCTCCTTCTCACCAGGACCACGTAAATCCTTCAGACAATCGCTCGCTTCGAATAGAATATAATGAATTCTGTGCAGATTCTTCTGTGCACCACGAAGTACAAGGGTGTCGTTTCCCTCCGTATCAATCTTCAGATATTTCACAGTATACTCTGGATACTCTTCTAATAGGGTATCCAGTGTTGACACCGTTACATCTGTAATCTTCTTACCACCTGCACGAAGTCCACCAAGACTGTATCCCGCCTTATTCTCTGGGGCTCCTTTGTAAGTATAGAAGGGAAGAACACCTTTTGTATCGGAAAGTGCCATAGCATACAGATCAAATGCACACGACTCCTTTTTCTCCTGTAGAATCTCAACATTCAGAGGATTTGGCTCTACAGCAACAAGCTTTGATCTCGTCTCTGTTAGCAGTGCACGTATACCCTCAAATTCGCCTCCAATATTTGCACCCACATCAATGCCAAGTGTAGGAACAGTAAAAACAGGAGCGTGTCGGATAAGATGTGAAAGCAATTTCTCGTGCGCAGCCTCCCCCTCAAACTCACCCCTGCGAGTGATATAATACTCTACAGCCTCCTGCATCTACTCACAATAATGGGGTAAAAATTGAAGTTTGGCCGCGAACCGAGGAACGTACACTTCCAAGATGTTTCTTACACCGGAACCCGACGCTCTTATCGATATTCTTCCTATTATGATCAACATGGGCTATGGCCGAGATGTCTATCATGCCATTGGTACTTGTAAAACCCTCTGGGAAGATAAATATATATGGCAGGTTGTGAAAGATATGCGCTTTGGAGAACTCTTGCAGACACCTCTTATGCACCATGCATATGATGGGCCAACGAAGCACGAGATTATTAAGAGTCTCTTGAGTCGTAAGGCGAGTCTCAAAACAAAGGATGCTGATGGCTCAACGGCACTCTTCTATGCATCAAATGGAAATCAGCCCGAGACAGTGAAGTTTCTCCACAGTCTCGGTGCAGATATTAATGAACCGGATGACGAGGGTGCAACACCTCTCATTGATTCAGCGAATCTCGGAAATCTTGAAGCCCTTGAAGCCCTTCTCGAACTTGGGGCCAATAAGACAACGTGGGACAAGAAATTCGGGTGTTCTCCCTTTCTCAGTGCAGCCCGTGGATACGGACATCCAGGAGAACAAGATAAGTGTATGAAGCTTCTTTTGAAGCATGGTGCAGATGTGAATGAGAGAAGTTTCGATGGAAAGACGGCGCTCATTTATTTGTCGAAATATAACTGGTCTTCAGCGGATCTTGACTATCTAATTGGACTCGGTGCAAACCTGAACCTTACAGATTATGAGGGTGAAACTGCATTACATATGGCTGTGAAACAAAATAACCTTTGTTGCGCACTCACACTTCTTGCAGCAGGTGCAAATCCAAACATCGGCTGTTCAATTGGAATGACTCCACTTCACTGGGCCGCGTTGAATTGCTATGAGGTAATGGTAGATGCTCTTCTTTCATCACATGCAGATCCCCTTGCTACAACGGATAGAATGGTGACACCGATGGATCTTCTCCGAGAGGAACTGGAGAATGAAGAGACAAGCCGTGAGGAGGTTCTTGAGTATAGGCGTATTGCGAAGACCCTCTATGAAAACGGAGATGAAGATGCATATCTCCCCCCTGAACCTCTTGAGCTGCTATGGTTGGCGGAGATGGAGACCATTCAGGTCGAGGAGGATCCGATGTGGCTTCTGAAAGCTGCGCGTCTTGATCGCATACAACCTCTTGAGTATGGCTGGGCTCTTATTAATTCTAGACAAGTGCATTCTAGGAAAATGTATTCATTAGTTAATTATTTGAAGGCTAACAGCTGGTATTCAAAGTATGATGTATCCGTTGTTATATCCCACCTCCCAGCTGCTCATTGAGGAACTTCATGTAGCCCTCAGGGTCTCTTGATCCCTTGTACTCCACTACATTTCCATCGGGCTTCTGCAGAAGGAACGTCGGAAAACCCTTCACAGGGAGGCCCTCCGCCTTCTCGGGGTTCTTCTCGGGCTGCACCATCTCAACATTCACCTTTTTTCCAGCGATGTCGATCGTTCCACCCTGCATGAACTCGGTGAAGGCCGGCTTTGCCGTTGTGCAGTGCGGGCACCAGTCCGCGTAGAACATGGTGAAGATGGGAATCGAAGGAGGATTCGGGTTCTGGAAGCCCTGCTTAGGCCAGATCTCGAGACCGCCCCAGATTGTGAGGCCAACAACGATCGCCGTAGCCAGTACAACGATAACGATGGCAAATAGTGTCCAGTTCCACTCCATGATACTACTTAGCGTGGAAAAGAAAAAGGGGGCTTGTGAGCGCATTAGATCTTCGAAGTAACCTCCGTGCAAAGAAGCAGTGTCTCCTTCGTATCGAACCACTGAATCTTGGTTACGAGTTTACCCGAAATACCGGTGGGGAACACACTCGCGCTCGAGTTCGTATAGGGACCGGCAACTAGAGGGCAGTCCACCTGGGAACAGAGATCCTCCGTGGTGGGTGAGAATGGGATTCCGTTGAAGGAGAGGCTGTACGTGGCTGTCCCAGCGTTCACAACAGTTCCTGCAGGGATCTGGGCAGAGAGGGAAAGAATGGCATTCTCACCGGGAACCACGGGGCTGGGTAGAAGTGAACCCGAGATAAATGTGAAGAGAGACTTTCCTGAGGAGCAGTCACGAACGGTGTTCTGTGCAGAAGCCGATAAAACGGAAAGAGCAAGGAGGAGTGGGAGCATCTATCTAAGGTAAGATCACTAGATTCATTTAGATGAGTCTAGTGTTCCGAGGAGGTAAATGGATACAGATGGCCGTTCCTTCAGATCCGATATGGTCTCGTCAAGATCAGTTAGTCTATGCAGCAGCTGCAGCTACTATGGGAGAGGTCCATGCCGAGGCCTTCGTGCATTCACGCCTTCATCCTGGCCTGTCTTATCATTGGTCTCGAGGAAATAACATCACTCCCCAGAGCACAAAGAAGAATACAAGCGTGTGAAAGAAGAAGCCGGTGGCCGTGGGGCAGCCCCCAGCATCCGCGATGGTAAGGAGCCATCCGAAGACACGCTGTGTCATCTTAAATGTTTCGGGGTTCGCGATAAGGAAAAAGATGAGGGTGCTGTAAAATGCATACTTCGCTTTAAGATAGATATTAACAGGCATTCTACTTGGAGCTAGAATAGTTTTTGCGGGTTTTTCTTACCGTGGTACGATTTTTACGTCTAGACCCACCTAAATATGATGTTCTCGTAAGATCAGGAACAGTACATATTTTACCTGCATTTATGAGTTTTCTTTCTCCTTGAACAGGACTTTCCTGATTATCTATTCTAGTATTTAATAATGCTACTTGGTTATTATAGTGGTTGATGAGTTTACCAATTTTTTCCTTCATTGAAAAAGGTGCACTTACTCTTATACTTTGCAATGTACTGATAAAGGACGTGAGGCAGTTAATTCTTTCGGCGCGCCATTCATTTAGACCATTAATATATGTGCTAGCAATTGTACGCAGCTGTGGAGCTAAATCTGCGGGTATAGGAATATCTGCAAAGTTGGCCTTAAATGATTCTATAAACTCTTTCGTGGCTTTCTCTCCCCTAGCTTGTGATCCTGATACTAGATCAGTTCTCCTATTAAATTCTGCTGCAGCAGGTGGTTGATATGCTGCGGCAGCAGCAGCAGCGCCTTCCTCTATAGGAGCACAGTTCATATACCATTCAGATGCTTCTCCAATAATAGCATCGACCCTTTGTAAATCGGAACGTTTTTGGTCCTGGCCCTGAAATGTAACTGCAGAAAAGTTATAATTTCCATCGGCTCTAACGGACTGTTCTGAATTTAATACCCATTTTGATGTAGTTTTATCATACTTCGCAACAAATCCAGGAATACCAATATTCTTTAGTGAGGCATCTTCTGTACAATTGAGAGAATCTGCAAGTAGGCCCTTTAGTTCATTAAATGAATAGGATCCCTCAAGACCACCTGTGAACTGTATACAAAAAGGCGGGAGAGAATAGTGCGCGATCATATACTCATTCAATTTGATAAGAGGCTTTGTTGTGGAGACATTAATAGGCTTCTTTGCAGGGCACGTAGTTCTTAATTCATAATTGAGTCTAGAAACAAAATATAATATTTTCTTTTTATCATCTGAGAGTCCATCGAGTTTAGGATGAATATTGTTTGTAAGAAGAAGTTTCAGTAGATTCATAAAATCAGCATCTGTTAAGGGGCATTTTGCTTCTTCTTGTACACTTATGTACCACTGTGCATAATCGATCGTTTTTATTTGTTCTAGTGACTTCTTGGCATCATCGACAACCTTAAAGTTTGAATAATCATAAGCTTTGTTCTTATTCATTTTTTCAGTTACTCTAACTCCAGTTATATATTCTTTTAGCTTCAGTTTTTTTTGAAAATCTGCTTCATTAAATTCCTTGATTTCAAAAGGAGGAGTCTCAAAGAATGCGGCGTCCTCGTGTGGTATAAATTTTTTATCAAAAGGTGTTACATTAGATTTTTCTATATAAAATCCTGGAATATCTGAATGGACCACTTTGCGACCACATTTAATTCTTTTATCGACAACTTTCTGTATATGAGATACAAAGTTCTTGTAATTGTAAATTACTCCTTGTTTCAATGGACTACTTACACTACCTGTGATACCCCTCATACAAAATGGAGAGTTTGAATAATATTTCACCATGTAGTGACTTAACATTATGACACTTGCATTAGGAGCACCACCTCCTAAACTATCAACTGTGTTTTCTTTATGACACTTTGTATTTTCAGGATTTATTCTTGCAATGTACCTGTTAAGTAATCGTGCGAGGACAGCTTCATCTCCTTGGAGATTTATTTCGGGTTGATCCCCTTCGTTGAAGAGAAGCGCGGCGAGATGCTGCGTAAATGCATCAGCACCAGGTTGTTCCCCAGCACCAGGTTGTTCCCCAGCACCAGGTTGTTCCCCAGCACCAGGTTGTTCTTCAGCACCAGGTCGTGCCCGAGCGCCAGGTCGTTCCCCAGCACCAGGTTGTTCCCCAGCGCCAGGTTGTTCTTCAGCACCAGGTTGTTCTTCAGCACCAGGTCGTGCCCGAGCGCCAGGTCGTTCCCCAGCGCCAGGTTGTGCATCAGCATCATCTTGGGCCTTTTTTGCTGCAGCTGCAGAATCCTCTGCAGCCTTAGCGGCAGCAGCAGCCTCTTCCGCCGCGGCCTTCGCAGCAGCTTCAGCTTCATCTTCAGCCCTTTTTGCGGCGGCAGCAGCTTCCGCCTCAACGCGCGCTCTTTCTCTCGCAGCCGCCGCCGCTGCAGATGCAGCTCTTTGGGCGGCAGCAGCCTCCTCTTCATCCGCAGCCGCTTTCCTGGCTTTCTCTTCTGCTTCGGCTGATTTTGCCGCCTCCGCAGCAGCCGCTGCAGCAGCAGCAGCCGCAGCCGCAGCGGCAGCCTCGCCCGCAGCAATCCGTTCACGCTCTGCCGCCGCCGCAGCTTCAGCAGCAGCAGCGGCTGCCGCAGCCGCCGCAGCAGCCTCGGCAGCCTCTGCATCCCTCTCAGCTTGATCCCTTCTAGCTTGTTCAGCCGCGGCAGCTGCAGCAGCCTGTCGATCAGCCTCTGCCTCACCAGCAATACGCCCTGCTTCAGAAGCTGAAGCTGCTGCAGCAAGTTTAGCAGCTTCTGCGGCGCGCGCCGCCGCTGCAGCAGCCCCTGCAGTATCACCTGATGCTTGGGCGGCGCGCGCCGCCGCTGCAGCAGACTCTGCAGCCTTACGTGCTGCTTCTTGTGCATTGGCCGCAGAATCAGCAGCCTCTACTGCCGCCGCATTTTCTTTACGTTCCAACGAACTGACTTTACCTTTCAGTTGATCAATCTCCCGTTTTGACTCTAGAATATCACCTTTTGCTGCGTTCATTTCTCCCTGTAGTGCTTGAAGGGAGGCAGCCGCAGCAGCCGCCGCCGCAGCTGCCGCCGCCGCCATTGCAGCCGCAGCATCCGCACGTTCGCGAGAAATTCGTGCAGCTTCAAGCGCCTCTGGACTATCACCTGCTTTTCTTCCAGCTTCATTTGCAATATCAGTTAACTGTTTAACTCTTGCTTCAAGATCATTGCTTTTTTCTAAACTTGCCGCAGCAGCAACCTTTGCTTCTTGAATTTGTCCCTGTAATCCAGCAATTTCACTGAGCCGCCCCTCAATTGACTCTCTGGCGGCCTTGAGTTCTAGTCTCGCCGCAGCAAGATCTGCAGCAGTTGCCGCCGCCACCACAGCGCCTTCGTCTACCTTTTTTTGTAAAGCAGCGAATTGTAATGTTAACGCGGTAACACGAGGATCTTCTGCCCCTCCAGTGGGTGCCTCTCTACACCTTTTCAAAAGTTCAGTAATATCACGATTGTTTCTTTCTAACTCTTCAATCCTATCGATAAGCTTTTTTGTAATTTCATCTGCATCCCCCTTCAGTGATGGCTCGTTTGTTTGCGCGACTTCATCACGACTCTCCTTAAGTTTCTTTACACTTTCATCAACTCCTGTTTTCAGTTTAAGAAGTCTGTTAAAGAGTTCATCAATCTGCGAAGCGATGCCGCGCTGCGAACCATCTTCCTTTTTATCAATCCTGTTTAATAATGAAATTTGTACTGTACTAGATAAAGATGAATTTTCAATCTTCTTCTTAATCATATCAAGGTAATTACCCAAGTAGATATAAAGATACGCTCTCTTAAAGGGCTCCATTCCATCTAGGCCGATCTCAAAAAGATCCAATGCATCCTTATCTGCACCCTTCACTGTATCCTTAAAGGTCTCATTCTTTTCCGCCACACGATCAAGTGTCTGGATGACCCTCTCCTCATTTGCCTTTGAAATTCCAGAGTCTACATTTCTTTCAGCACTGAGTAGTAAAATTCCGAACTTTCGTATTAACTCTTGAACACGTTTCGGTGCATGTGTAGGTGGTACACTATTCTTAGATTTCTTCTCTTCTCTAATTGTATTAATTCTGATGATTCTCTGTATGAGAATAGTGAGATTACGTACTCTGCGATTCAACTCCGCCATTTTTGATTCATCTCCATCACGAACCGCTGCAACGAGTTCTCCACGACTTTTTTCCAAATACTGCAAAAGCCCCCTTTTTACAATAGGATACTCTGTAGGTTCTAACACCAACTTTGTATCATCTTGTACTTTGTCCTCGAATATTCTAGAAAAAACTGCAGCTTCTTCACCTATACGTGTATTTTGTGTTCCTAATTCTCTTACTTCTTTGCTTATACCCAATATATCTCTTGAAAAGAGGAACTCTACACTATCATCTATTCTTTGTATATCAAGCATGCATTCTCTACCTGCAATCCAAATACTTGGCGGCAAGATAGTTTTTTTAAATCTTGCAAGAGCGCCTCTTACAGTCATTCTATTCTAGCCCGCGAATAAAAGGCCTAAGAATCTATCGCGTGTATAAGTAGAAATGTCGACCTCCCAGCAGAAGACGTTCAATCCCTGGAATCCCAAGAATCAGCTGCTTCCTTTCAATGTGTGCCTTTCTATTCTTAAAAAGTACGGATACAAGGGAAAGTTAATCAATATGTCTTATTTCCAGCAAGCGTGTGTTCACACGAGTTATGTCGACAAGTCCGAACAGTGGGTGAATCAAGAAGAACCCATGGTACTTGCCGAACGTCCACCAAATTGTCTGCCTCTCAAAGATGCAGACAATGAGGAGCTTGAGTACGCAGGAGATGGACTACTGGGTGGGATTATTGCCTGTTATCTGAGAGAACGCTATAGTGGACAAGGCGAGGGCTTCATGACAACCCTTCGCACGAATATTGTAAATAATCATAAGCTGGGAGAACTTGCAATCAAGGCAGGATTTGCACCTTATCTAATCATAAGTCGGCATGTAGAAGAGGTATGTAATGGGCGAAAGAACCTTCGTCTTCTCGGGAGTATGTTTGAGGCATGGCTCGGGGCTCTATACTATACGGAAGGAGCCAAGGGCCGTGGATTCGAAGCCGTACAGACGTTTGTGATCAACGTAATTGAAACACATATTGATTTCGTGGAACTGATTACAAATAATCGGAATTACAAGGATCAGCTTCTCCGTCTGTTTCAGTCCGAGTTTCATCAGCCGCCGAGATACAAGGAGGTGAAGGTGGAGGGGCCTCCTCACGACCGTATTTTCACAATGGGGGTGATTGATATTCATGGAAATATCTTAGCAGAAGCGACAGCTCGCAATAAGCCCGAGGCAGAGCAGGAAGCAAGTCGGATCGCGCTGGAACTTCTAAAAAAGTGATGTTCTATAATAGATGTTGCCGAGTAAGGGTGTGAAATTTGCCCCTAGAAAGCAAGTAATTCAAAAGGCTCCAGAAGAATTATCGGCCGCTCCCTCTGAAGCAGAAGCTCTTTCTATGAAACCGAGCCCTGTTACGACAGCGGTTGTTCGTGAGATGTTTGGTGCACGTTCTGCAGTAGCAAAGGCACCTGCACCTCCCGCCCCTCGTCCCCCCAAACCTGATATTAGACATCTCGATAAAGAGACACGTGGCCTAGTGCAAGCAGAGGCGCGTGAGTTGAAGGGATTCGATCGACAGATGGCAAAGATGCGCGCGGACGGCAGCATGCCTCCAGTGATGGAAGTCGGCTACAATGCGGGGAAGGCAGCAGAGGCTGCTGGTGTAGATGAGACAATGTCGACGCGTGCAAGCATAGCTGCACAGGATGCATTCAAAAGCGCCATAAGTGAAGGTATGTCGATAGACGATGCGAAAGCGGCGGGTAAGGCGGCAGGTGCTGCCGTGTATGCTTCTCTCGTTACGGGCTACAGAGACGAGGCCCTGAATCAGATCGCTGCCGAATATGCCGCCGAGAGGAAAAAAGATCCCTATACGAACCCTGCGCCGGCCGCATACGTTCCTGAATCCCGTCGTGGATTTTCCGACTTCATTAAACTCAATTACAAGGACTTTGTACTGAACTCACTTCCTGTTGCTCCCGGTGATAAGTATCCTTACCAGAAATTCGTGCGCGAGTATATCCGCCAAGCGAGTCCCTATCGTGGTGTTCTCGTGTATCACGGCCTCGGCTCTGGAAAGACATGTACTGCCATCGCCGCCAGTGAAGCCCTCTTTTCAACCTCGAACAAAAAGATCATTGTTATGACACCATTCTCTCTCCGCAAGAACTTTCTCCGCGAAGTGTCGTTCTGTGGATTCCGCCATTTCAGACTGCACAATCACTGGGAACGTCTTGATCCGAGAGATCCTATGCACGCTCTCTTCGCAACGGAAGTCCTCGGACTCACACCAGGTTATGTCCGCAAGGCCAAGAGTATCTGGGTACCCGATTTCCGTAGAGATACTTCTAATTACGACACTCTAGATGGTGGAGATCAAAATGAAATTCGTGCCCAGATTACATTTCAGCTTGTCTGGGACAAGGACAAGAACCCTGGTGGCCGCATCCGCTTCATCAATTACAACGGTATCAGTGCAGCCAAGCTCAAAGAGATTGCGTGCTCTCAGCCCGATTTCTTCGACAATGCGGTCGTTGTTGTCGACGAGATACACAACTTAGTTCGTCTCATGCAGGGAACCATTGATCCCTATCTAATTGAGCTGAAGGGCGTGAAGAGAAAGGTCCCACCTGAGAAGGTGGATGCCGGCCACTGGGCCCCCAGCCTCTGCAATATCAGCTCCAACTATAAGCGCGGCTACCTCTTCTATCGTCTTCTTTTGGGTGCGCAGAACTCTAAGATTATTGGACTGAGTGGCACACCTCTCATCAACTTTCCTGAAGAACTCGGTATCCTCGCTAACATTCTCCATGGATATCACACTGTGATGAAGGGCCCCGTCTCTTCTGAGCTCAGTGATAAGGCAAGAGATCTTCTTCTTGCCCACCCCTATACCGACTTTGTGCAAGTGAAGGCAGGTACATTCACGGTATCACTTCTTCCGTTCGGTGTGCGAAAGATCTCAAATGATAAGGGTGTTGAACGTATTCCTCTCGATGAAAAGTCGCCTTCGCTCCATGAAATGATCGATAGAATCAAGGCCGATCTCATGAAGCTAGGTGTTACTACACCTATACAAGTGGAGGCTCTCCCTGTTCTCCCTCCATTCCACGATGAGTTCCGCGACACCTTTCTCGAGCGCGATGGTGTTCACCTGAAAAATAAGATGGTTCTTTCGAAGCGTCTTTCTGGATTAATCAGTTACTACAAGGGAAGTCGCCAGGATCTCATGCCGAGAATTGAGCGCGACGAGGTCGTTCGTGTACCGATGTCGGCCTATGCGCAGAGTATCTACAGCTTGGCCCGCCTTGATGAAATCAAGATCGAGAGCTCCAAAAAGAAGGAGGCGGCAGGTGGACTCGCTGGAATCTGGGCAGAGGTCTATGAGATCGGAAAGGCGAAACAGTCGACGAATTACCGTATGGGAAGTCGCCAAGCATGTAACTTCGCATTCCCCCCTGGAATTACGAGGCCGCGACCCAGTACCCTGGAGGAACAGGAGGAAGAGGGCGTCGACGACGAAGATATCATTGAAACTGTAGTCGAGCCTCACAAGCCCGAGGAAACCTTTGATCTTGAGGACGAGGTCGCAGCTTCGCCCAAAGAGTTGAAGGAGGAGGATCGGAATGCCGCAAACAGCGAGGAAGATTCAAAGGAAGACTTCGTGCAGTATGAGAAGGCGGAAGAAGACTTTAATCTTCTTGGGTTCGATGCCCCCGCTTTCGTAGTGACAGGTGCAAAGAAGTCGCTCGCCCAGCTCCGTGCCGAGAAGGAGGCGCGTGACAAGGCCCCCGCACTCCGTTGCAAAGGCTCTGTTGCCGGTGAAACGTACCGCCAGTCGCTGGACCGCGCCAAGGAATGTCTCAGAACAAAAGCGGGTGATGCACTTGTTCTTGTGGCTGATCCGAATAAGGGCCTTGCCTCCACCAGCCCCAAATTCGCCGCCATGCTCACACGTATAAAGGCGGCCCCTGGAAGCAGTCTCGTGTACAGCCAGTTCCTTGACATGGAGGGTATTGGCATCTTCCAAATTGCGCTCGATCTGAATGGCTTTGCGCCGATCAAGATTGATCTTACACCTCTCGGGCCGGTTTTTACAAAGGAGACCATTGCATCTCTCAAGCGCGGGCCGGATCAAATGAGATACATGACCTTCTCAGGTGGCGAACCAGAAGAAGTTCGTAGGTATTCTCTCGACGTCTTCAATACGAATATGCGCGAACTTCCTGCGAGCTTGCGTAAGGTTCTTGAAGAGTCTGGATTCACGGACAATAAGAAGGGACAGCTGTGCCGTGTCTTCTGCATCACAAGCGCGGGTGCCGAGGGTCTGTCTCTCAAGAATGTGCGCGCTGTCCACATCATGGAGCCTTACTGGAACGATGTTCGTCTCAAGCAAGTGAAGGGTCGTGCCGTTCGTATTGGAAGCCACTTAGAACTCCCTGAAGATCAGAGAAATGTAAGCATCTATACCTATCTATCTGTATTTGGCCCGGAGGCGCAAGTGATACGTGAGGGTCCACTCAAGATTGATCAGACGATCCGCCAACGCGATCATCTGGAGCGCAAGGATTCATTGTCTGTTGGTCTCCCTATACCGGATCAGTCGGCGATGTATGTTCTCACCAGCGATGAGCGCCTTTTCGTGATCAGCGAGAGAAAGAAGGCAGTGATCCAGGAGCTAGAGAATGTGATGAAGGGTGCCGCAGTCGATTGTACACTCAATCAGTCGGAAAATAGAGATGGTACATTTGAATGTATTTCTCTTCCGGGTAAGACAGGTGATTTCCTGTACCATCCCGATATCGCCATTGACAAGAGTTCTGAAGGAGAATTCAAGCAGAAGAGGGTTGCCGAGGCAGTTCAAGGATTCGATCTCAAACTCAGAGGAGTTGTCTACAAAGCGATCGACAAAGTGGAGGACGGGGTCCTCGTTGGATTCACTCTCTATGATCCGGCTGATCTCAAGAGACCTCTCGGATCAGCAGGAGAGCGCGATGGACGGCCCGCACCTCCTTTCACCATCTTCTAAGAAGGCAAACTGGGAGTAAAATCTTTAGTTGAAATAGAAATGTCTACTGCATTAGAATCATTCAAGATAAAACAGACAAGGTCGGGACAACATCCGGCAGGGCAAGGGGCTATGTTGGCATATAATGAAATGATAAAGGATGTATTGCCCCCTATTGTTGCTGAACTTGAAAAGAAGATTGCTGATCTTGAAGAGAAACTAGATAAGATGAAAAGACCTGCGGGAACCGGCTTATCTGCAGTTCGCGGATTACACAGAGACAATCAAACTCGTAGGAGAAGGTAAGTCTAAGAAGGCAAACTCGAAACCATCCGATTAAAACATGTACCCTGCTCGCACAAAGGAGGATCCGCCCACAATGCAGTTCCCTTGTGCACAAGCATCTGGAAATTCATTTCCCAATCAATGATTTCGCGGAAAGGAATAAAGGTTACTGCAATCTTTTTCAGATAGTCCGTGTTAAACATCATTGAATCTGTGCAACGGAACACGAGTTGATGAGGAGGTGCGAATGCCTTCGTTTCCGCATACATGGAACTCATCTGCCTCTCAGGTGGCCGTGTCCCAATACCCTCTCCAAGACTTACATAATCCCATGTCCGTCCCTCCAAGTCCTTCCAGAGATCAGACAACCTGCTAACGAAATCGTCGCGTAGATATACGTCGCTTTCGAGAGTAATCACATACCGCGTCTTATCCTCAATGGCTGAGCGAACTGCAGAATAGAAATTGAGGCCGAGAGAGATCTCTGCACGTGTGAGGGTGCGTCCCTTGAATGTAAAACAGTTACAGGGTCTCTGCAAATAGGGATCGTAGACTTGAAAAATCGTTTCAGAAGAAAGTTCTGTCCCCCAGCACACAGGAACAACTGTGAGCCTCTCACGAGGAATGCCGACGCGTAGACAGTTCTCAATCAACCTTTCAAAGCGTTCTTTTTCTTTGAGAGGATGAACAATTAAATAGACCTTATCGATTTGATCTGGCCAGCTCATCTGCGTGATGTATACTCTTCACTTTAGACCTTGGTCGGCCCCATTACATGTTATCCGGTCGCAGACGCGTCGCCGAATCCATATCGCGAGTAATGATGCGCAATACAAAATGCGTCTGGTGATTCATATTGATTGCGCGACCTGAAGTCATGGCTGCACCTGGTAAGGAGGCCACCAATGCACTATTGTTCGTTGCATTTCCTCCATAGTTCTGTAGGCTTACACTGCCCGTGGTAGGATCCTGGAAGTTGTTTCGGATAATGATATAATTACAGTATCCCTGTATATTTCCACCGGTTGCAAAGGAGGTTGCCGCGCCCACCTTCTGGAATCGCCCCACATCGACAACTACGTGTCCCACCGACCGTTGGATATAACTCAAGAAATCGGTTGTACCGCCATTCACTGATCCAGTAGGGAAGACGAGGTTCTTGAAGACAAGACGGTCTCCCTGCGAGATCGAATACTTATTGAACCATGTCTTCGTCTGCACCCAGATATAGGCACCACTTGTATCTGCATATCGTGTACCCGCAGTGGTGGAACCAGCTGGATTCGTCTTGAGCTGAGAAGACAGAAGGAATCCGCTGATATCCACCGTATCAAGCGCGTCGCTCACCAGGCTTCCATCGGGTCTTTCAATCTGAACAGAGAGCTTCTGCAGAGTGGCAAGTGGAGTCGGGTGATAGACCTTCTGGCATTTCATAAACTTCGGGATCATTCCAAGATATCCACGATTATTGGCAGTGTTATCGGAGACCCAGTTTGCATCGTACTGGATCATACTAAATGCATTATCAATATTGTTGTTTGTGCCGTAGTTATTCGTATCCAGCTCCTTCATGCGAACCATGAGATACGGAAACGAGAGGATGTTTACATTAATATTAGTATTGTAGCTCAGATCACTTGTCTGTGCTACGAGAACATCGATACCCTCGGTTGGCAGAATTGCCTTTATGAACTCAATGCGAACAATATTCTTGAACTTGATGTTGGCCGCTGTGGAAAACCCGAACCCAGGACGGTTGTTCGCAGGGTCGAAGTTAATGGAGAAATTGTAGCGGTTCTCCGTGGAGTTCGAGACCCAGTCGCGATCTGCACTGTAGACGTGCAAGTTGTACTCATTTTCACGGTAGGAGAGGATATCCTCTTGCTTCTGGATCACATCCTGGGGCAGCACAGCGCGAGTACGCATTGCATCAGGGAGCGTGGTCGGGTTCGCTTGGGCATCATTTGTAAGCTGCGTGAGAAGGCCGGAGGGTGCGAGTCCAAGACTATCACCGAATAGAATACGGCGAGGATCCGGTGGCACAGACATCTGGGTCTTGGGTACAACGGCCCGTGCCGCTGCCCTCTGCTGCAGAAGAAGCTCATCTCTGCGATTTGCCTCCGTGTTCTCTCTCCGAACCAGCTCTGTAGAGCTAACATAGTCATCGAGGCCACCGCTTGTTGGAAGTGCTGCAATAGAGGTGGAAGCGGAACGATCAAAGAGAGTATCGGCCTCGCGCTGTTTCTTGATCTGCTCGAACATACTCATCGAGGGTGCCGTGGTGCTGTCCTCCAGGGAAAGGCGGAAATCAGGAGCAGAAGGAACCCCCTCTCTTCCATCCTGCCGTTCATTCTGAATCTGTGTAAACCGTGAGGCTACATCTCCACGAAGAATATCAACGGGTGCACCATCCTTCTGCTGTCTGCGAAGGTAGCCGAGGTAATCAGGTACAACAGCGGATAAGACCTCCGTGTTGAGCTTCTGGACAGGCTGATCACCAAGATTCTCATACACCTCGTTCATGTAGTGCCGAACTGTCTTTACGAGTCGATCTTTCTGCTTTTCTTCAAGGTCTGAGCCGAGTCGCCGTTGAAAATCGTTGTATAAGAGCCTATCCAGCATGGCCTCATTTCGTTCTGAAAAGAATTGTCCCCGAGTTGATGACATGGCCCTATCTAATTTCCAGCTACAGTCTTTTTCCGGAAAAGTCGCGCTCTTAACTGGAAAAGAGTTCATCACGAAGTTCAATCATTTTATGGTCTCGGGGTGATTGCCGTGTAAAGGAACGGAACTGGTCTCCTTTCATCATACGAAGAATGAAATAGATAGAATAGACTCCACATTCAGTATTCTTGAATTGGAAACGGCGAGCGTTGTACTGAAGCTTCATTTTCGGATCCTGTGTTGTAAGCCACTTCATAAAGGTGGCAATCTGCTTCGGCGGGGCGAGTCCATATGAATCGAAATAATAGCATTTGTGCCCAGGAATATCGATATAAGCGGCAACCCAGTGGCTCCCACTCTTGAAGTGCGGATCAAGATTATAGATAATTCCAATCTTCTTTTTACCGGCGGCTAAGCTAGCCTGTACACGTAGATTGCAAATCTCTGAAATGAGACAGTTTCCATCCTTTTTATAAGGATCAGGTGCAGCAAAATCAATGGGATACGGCCCCATGAACTCAAAATCCGGGTAGGCTTCTTCGTACTGTTTCATTACATCTTCTATATTTTGTGAATCTAGCCATTTATCAGGATGAGATTTCCATGCATCAGGTTTTTTAGGAGCTAACATAGTCCCCAGAAGCCTATTCTTTTCCTGCTCGGGCAGAGGAAGCGCTTCAACAAAACTATATTCATGGTGTGGTGCGATACCCAGTCTCTTTTCGATGGCTGCGCGCATCTTTGCGGGAGCCAAGCTCTTCTCCTCACCCTCTGCCACCGTCTGGAGAACTTCGAGAGGCGTGCATCCAAATCCAGTCTTCTTTACACGAGGATGACACTGCGGTTCTCCTGAATGAATTACTTTATTGAGGACGGTCCTCTTTTTTTTATATGTTTTTCTGGCAACCATTCTAATCTGTATCTAGAATAGAATGGCGACAGCTCATAAAAGAGTTTCTGTAAATAATTACTACAATTATATAGTAATTCCGACAGTGATTTTGATTGCATGTATCGGGGTGACAATCCCGTTCCTCGTCTATGAGGAGCAACGCCTCACGTCCAAGCAGTTAATGGAATCCATTCGGAATGTACTCTCTCCTTCAAATGGCAATCCTGTGCTAAGGGCATCGGCTGTACCTGATCTTGATGCGTCCTATTTACCTCTCTTAATCGGCCTTGTAGGATTTATAGGTATTATTGTTGTTATCTTTTTGCAATTAAAGATATCCTTGGTGCCAGATTTTACACTCCTAGCTCCAATTGTCCTTGCAATTCTTCTTACAGGAAGTCTAGCACTTTATAGAACAAGCTTCGCAAAATTAGATCGGAACATGAAAATACTAGGTGCAATGGGTATCGCAGTTGTTGTGGTTCTTTTTGCTTCAAGTGTATACCAAACCGTTATTCTAAAAGAGGAAAAAGAAAAGAATGCTACTCTCAAGTAATTTCTTAGTATATTCTAGAGATGTGGTATATTTATGTACTTCTAACACTCATATGTATTCTTCTGGGTGTATCTATGTATATGATGAGTTCAGGTGGTAAGAGTGATAAATCAGATCATATTAAGAATCAAATCCGCACAATGTTTATTATTAATTTTTTCCTCATAGTAATTCTGGGGGCAATGATGTATTATTATGTGAATTCTGATCCTGCCTTTTTCAAGCCTTATATGATGTTTATGATTCATGTGAATCTTCTTCTTTCTCTCACAGCGGTCTCTGTTTCCTCTATACAGCAGTTGAATTAAAGACTGCTACAATTTTGTGTTGAAATCTGAATTTACCCGACCACCGATTATTAAGAGGGTGGTTATGAAAGGAAATGCCCTGAATACGAAATGCAACACGGATTGAATCTCCGGCCCGAATATGACCAGGGCGAACTCCGTGAGTCCTTGTTCCATCTGCTTGGTAGACAAAGATCAATTCTGCACCACTTCTCTTATCCTGTATGGTAACAGGGCAATAGAGGTGAAGAACATCCCCTTCGATCATGGGCTGAAAGAGTGCCTCAAGTTCTTGTAACGTCTTTGTATCGTTTGGGAACCATGCATCTTGACGAGATACTACAGTGTGAAGAAGCGTCTTTTGAAGAAGAAGGAGCTTCTGAAGAGTGGGTGCATTTCCAGCCAGAGAAATATCGAGTTTACCCGTTTGCGGATCATACTGCTTTACTGTACAGTGGGGGAGGAGAATAGAGAGTGAAGGTATATGAAGTTGACCATCCAGATAGGAAACAGGTACGAGCGGTTTTACTCCTTGTAGAAAAGGGCCAATGCTTATTTTTGATACTTCTAATTTTTGAAGGGGAATTGACCACTCCATCTACTAGAATCCTAGTCGCAGGTTTAAACCATACCCACACAATCCCTGTAAGAATGGACACATTGTGTCTCTGTTGGCAGGGAATGCCAGGTACAGGAAAAAGAACAAAAGTTCTTGAACATTTGCGCCTTATTGCACAGTCGAGAGGATATACTTTGAATCTTCATACAAAATATCTTACGATTGGCTCGGCAACGGGTTCAGGTGAGGTCGAAGAGTCGGATGAAACGACGGGAGAACGAACTACCGAAGTGGGCCAGATTGCATACGAATCATCCATTGTTCACGTTGGATTTGATGTGAGTCGTATGAGTATGCAAGATAAGAATATCTTGCGCCCCGTGCTACTTCGTCTAGGCCAGGGAAGCCAGGTTCTTGCAGGTTCCCAGGGACGAGGCAATCGTATTCTTGTTTTATACCACGCTCATCTTCTTTCTTCTGAATCTGTTCTTCTTCTCCAGGCAGCCCTTGAACAGAACAATGGGGAACTCTCTGTATGGGTTTCATCAGAAACACCGGTACCACAGCGTATTCGTGATTGGTTTGTTGAGATCCCTGTGGCAGGGGACGATCGGCAGATGTCGCTTTATAAGAGAAATCTGCCGTATTCACCTACGAATGATATCATTATAGGGTGGCCAGATATCTTCAGGAAATTGTTTAAACGCTGGAATACAAAGCCGACTCTAAAAGATATCCCGATGATCAAGTCGTTCGTCTATGAACTTCTTATGAGAAATCTCCGATGGGTCGAGTGCATTCATTTTATTCTGGATGTGATCTTGGAACTGGAGACACTGACACCACTTCAGCGCTCCAAGAGTTTGGCAATACTTGCTGCAGCAGAAGGGACAGGTGGTGGACAGACATTGCCGAGTTATCGCATCCCCATTCTCTGGGAAAGTCTTTTTCTCCAACTGCGAAATGTAATTTCACCTGCAGATCTAGATGGAACAGACAGTTCCCTTGTATCTCCAAGAGATAGTAAAAAACGTAAAGTCGCTGTACGAGCAGGAGGTACCACAGTGGCGTGAGGAGGCGCCAACCGAGGAGGATCTTGCAATTCTTCACCGCGAAGCCACCTCGGAAAACGCGTTTGATCGTCTCCACTTGCGCAGCGGCCTCTGGAATGATATAGAGAAAACGGTGAAATGCTATGTCTGCAACTACGGAAAGGTGCTTGTTATTTCGAAAGGCCCCACAAAAGTTCCCTGGACCACGTGGGCGCGCATTCTGCAGATGTTTGGAGGCAACTTTCGTATCTG